CTCTGATATTCCCCAGTCCGAGGGTCGTATTCGGAAATTATCTCTTTCATGAAAGAACATCAAATTCACCAAAGAGCATTGGTTTATTAGTGTCACCACGAAGCTCGGAAACAATGATGGAGGTTTCCTTCGGCAGAGCCATATTGAGGTTGGTTTTAACCACAGAAGATTCCATGAACTCACTTTCGCCGACGAACAGTATAAAGACCTTGCCTTCGGTTTTCACAGCATAAATGAGCTTAATTTCAGATGTCAGAGCATCCTTAGCGATTTGAGGATAATCCTCAGCGTCGTTCTGCGACGGACAGATTATGTTAATAAATGTCATGATTGTTTATATTTGTTAATGAATTGTTCCACATCCATATAACCGATTCCTGCATTTTCTGCTGCTTTCTTGTCAGAATCAGAGAAATCACCATCCTTACCACTGGCGTCACCAATCATAAGACATTTGTCACGGTCTAAGTTATACAAGTCTATGAAATAGTTTATCATGCCAGGATTGGGCTTCCTGTCAGGGTCGTTTTCGTCGGTTGTCAGACAGAATTTATAATTCGTGTAAGGCATTTTAACCATTTCCTTGTACCTCACAAGATAATTAGTCAGATAAATCAGGATTGTACTGATTTTGTACTTGAACATATTCACCACCATTGTGGATTTCAGACCACCTTGGTTAGTGACTATGAAAATTGCTGATGGGTTATAAGCCTTGATTGCTTCCAAAATCCCATCTTTGAATTTCCAATCATAAATACCATGAGGAAATTTTCTGCCTGTCTTGGTAGTTATGATGGTGTCATCCAAATCCGCAAATAAAATTCTGTATATCATTGGTGATTTACTATCGTTTCTATATTTTTCATGACTTCACAAACCAGACCATAATCACGGGATTCTTTCGGCAATCTCTCGATTTCTCTCTGAATTTTCGTGATTTTTGTTTCATAATCCCACATTGCCTGGTCGTCATCATAATTTCTGATAACATCTTCGGCAAGGTCTTTGGCAAACTCGTCGCTGATTTTACCTTTGTAAGCTTGGATTCTTTTACACAACGCCTTGTATGCTTCGTAGCCAAATGCTGTGTCGTAACCTTTGAACCAAAAAACTGTTTCAAATTTTTCACCAATTTTCGGTTTCATCGACCCGTATGATGTTTCTACATCACCAACAGAGCCATCCGCGTAATGACAACGCTCAAGACACAGGTAATGTTTTTTGATATCAGACATATTATGAAAAATTATATATGATTATAATTTATTGTTTATCTCCATTAGAGTAATCCTGAGGTCCATGCACTGGTTCTGTATGAAACCATGCCTTTGAAATAACCTGATGTTTTCAAATAATTCTCGAAAGCAGCGGCTTGTTTGGTGTAGTACTGCTTCACGAATTTCTTGTATGCTTTTTCGAGGATGTGTTCCTGCTCCACTGGGTCTACATTGGCGGGAATCCCGTACTTTCTGGCAAATGCCTCACTTTCGGCACTGCCGTAGTACACTGCGTAATCAACGAACTTGTCATAATCACCAGGTATGATTCCAAACGCAACTCTGTAGTCATCGTACTGACTCACGGTGGCTACAATCTGACATAATGAGTTCTTTTCCTCAAGCACCAGCATAGCGTTGCTGTTGCGAATTTCTGAGAAGACTCCTGATACCTGTTGTCCTTCACCAAACTCCCAATTTGGGAATTTCTTCTTAAACATGATTTGCAGATGCTCACAGACATCTTTCAAATCCCAGTCCATGAAATCCATTTCTTCGTCGATGAAGCAACCGATAGTATTCAGAAATTCTTCTTCGACGTAATATGTTTTAGGTTCACAAACCTTTTCTGAGCCAATTTCAACTGGCAGTAAAAATATGTTTCCTGCTCCCATTACAGTATTTTTTTAAGTTGATTGTTTACGTTTTTGTAGAGGTACGGAGGGAATTTCTTTCTGAGGGTTTTCTCAAATTTTGCCTCCATTTTCTTAAACAGATTGGTAATGAATGATTCATAACTGAAACCTTTCAGACGAGGTTCGTTGGCTTTGATTCTCAGGAATTGGTCTTCGGTGATTGGCACCAACGCCAACATATAACTATTTGCTTCTGAATCAGTAGAAGTCACCAAGTAACCGTAAATGGCTTTCATGAGAACAACCGCGTGTTCACTGTATGACTCCATTATTTTCAGATACTCATAGTTTATGGTTTTAAGGGTTACGTCCTTAAGGTCAGGCATGTAATACTCAACCAATGATATGACCTCTTCCTGCATAAATTCCTGTATGATGTAATCATCAGAAACAGGTTCATCATAACCGTCTGAATAGAAATAATCTCTGGCCTTCACAATGTATGTAGTTGGTTTATACACACCTTGCAAATCCAGTGATAAGTATTTCTCAGGTAATTTGATTGCGGGGTAATTTGTCATTAGAAACGATGCTTATTGTGGTCTATGTATTCTGACAAAGTTTTTATGGTATTTTGAATGTTGTCAATGCGTTCATTATACCAATCTTGCCACCGCATTGGGCGTAAGTTCAAAACCTCGAAATTATCATCAAGGAATGTTCCCTCCAGCACATCATACATGAGTTCCTCTGATAACACATCAGGGCACTCTGTCTGTTCAAGTGTGTATTCCCGTGCATCTAAATCCTCAACGGAAATGGTCATGTGTCCTGGTTGCTCAGTTTCTATGATATAACCCTCGATACCTTTTTCAGTGAGATGATGTACACATTTTTTGTATGTGTTTATCCTATCAAGAATCTGGTCAATTAAGCCTTCTGCTATTTGATTATTGAGGTGCATCTTCGTACACTGCTGCTGATTCTGCTTTTTCTGGGTAAAGCAACCAACTGTCACAAAACTTGCCCTCAAGTAATGATTTTGTTATAACGGCTGCTTTGGTAACCATGTCGTAATGAGGAACTCGCATCATACGAAGAGTGCACTCATACATCTGTCTTGCAACATTCTCACCACAATCAGGAATAATTATATTGTTCAGTTCGTTGCAAAAGAAGTACTTATCCACAGAAGCCATATTTCTGACGTCAATCAAGCAGCGACCTTTTGGTTCCAAACAGAGAAAACCGCTCTTGTCAACTGCAATATCAATGATACGCATCGGAGCGCAAATCGACTTCTTGATATCAGCATAAAGTTCTGGGTAGTCGTCCTCAGAAACACCTATAAACACATCATCGAAACTTTTGATGGTGCAGTAACCTTTGACATCTCCTAACATAGCCTACAACATATTAAATGCGAACTGAAGTTTTCCTTGTAATGAGTTCATGGCTTCCATGAACTCTTTGGTCGCACGGCTGTCTGATGGAATGGTCATACGGCGTTCTTCCTTGTTGTTGATGACCAGTCTAATACTGATTTCGGGAGTCTTAGCATCCTGTTCTGTTGGCTGTGCTGCTGTGATTTTCTCAACGATTGCTTCCACGTCTTTCAGCATCGCGGAAACTTCGTTACATTCTTTCAATTTTTCGTCTGTCATGGTTCTTTGATTTTATGATTTGATAATAAGATTTTGTGCTTAGAATGGCAGGTCATCCGTAAATTCTTCGTCAATGACCGAGTCAAGCATTGCATCCATACCGTCCGTGACTTTGGCAGGTTTCGGAGGTGTTTGGTGAATCGGTGTCATTTGTGGTTTCTCGTATTCTGGTAGTTTCAGTTGTTGTAATCTTGAAACAATCTCAGTGTCCAATTCTATGATTATGTCCTTGAACTTGCTGTCTACTAAGTACACATCTGAAAAATCATTCTTGTTACGATTGGTGCGTCCTATCGCTTGTATGATTTCGTTCTTAGTTTTGCGGGAATACCAAAACTCACACCTTTTGCACATAACCTGTGCGTACTGGTCTAAGTACGGGTATGGGACTTTTATAAGTATATTAAACCTTCCAAGGTCGTCCCTTAGGTCGATTCCTTCAGTCAGTGATGGCCCGCAAATGACATAGGGAAAATCATTGCTTTTCAAAGTCTCGATAGCAGTTTTCTTGGTTTCTGCATCAGTATAAAACAACAATCTTTTCTGTAACTCTTCATCCATGTAGGTTCTATCCTGCAGCAGTTGTTTTATATTGAAGGTGTGTGTATGAATTATTCCCTTATCATTTGGGTGAAGTTTTTTGACAATGGTTACCACGTCGTTTATACAACCCTCGATATTGGCATCAAAATTCTTTTTCGTGAGGCTGCCCGAATTTGTGATGTAGATTGGTGAATGAGAAAAATCAAAGGTGTTGGGTAACTTTATGTAGCGGGATTCATCCTCACTGAAACCAAACAACTTAATCATTTCATAGTAATCACCAATGGTGGCAGACATCATCAAAACCTTGTTACATTTGGAAACAAAGTTTGCTTGTATGTTCTGAGTCTGGTCTAAATCTTTTATTTCAAATATCCACTTGTTTCTGTCCTTAGAATCTCTATAATTACCCCAAACACTCGTTCTGATGAACAAATCCTGTGGACGAGATTTTCTCACACCTTTGAAATAATCTATGGTGGTTTCTATGTTAATAATTCTTTCGATGATTTTGGTCAGAGCATCCAAGATGTGTGTATATGAATGCATCTTCTCATCCATTTTCTTGTAGTACTGATGCGCTTTTTGGAATTTGTTTTTGTAATTGGTGAGCATCCCACCGTACTTGTTGAGTAAGGTCTCTGGTGAAGTTTTCTCATCGAAAAACATTTCTTTGGCATTAGCCATCTTAAAATCCATCTCACCTTCTTCGATGAAATACCTAACAGTCTTAAGCATTTCAACAATCTTGCTTATGTCTTCAAGCAGGTACGGAGAAAACTGTGTTGTGAATGTGTCATCAATTATTCCATCAAGTTTATGTGCCTCGTCGCAGATGGTCATAAACCGCTTGTCGAAAAACGGCTTAAATTCTGTACGCATTACATTCAAGAAATAGTGGTAATTCAGTGTTGCGGTTGGTGCTTCTGATGCCAAATATCTCTGTAACCTGTATGGGCAATCAGTGGCACACCAAAACTTCTCATTTATCTCTTCACCTGAGTAACCTGCACAACACCTATTTTTGTATGTCTTGCCCTTTTCAAACAAACACGGGTAATTGTCTACACCCTTAAGGATAACATTGTTCTTAATTTTGAATCTGATTAAATCACCTGAAATCTGGTCCTGTAACGATTTTGAACTCGTCAAGTAGTAGCATGCTTTCTGTTCAAATGAATACCCTCGGTCTATGGCTATAGCCATAATGCGGGACACACATTCGGAAAACATAAACGATATGACTGATTTACCTGAACCAGTTGGTGCTTGCAACACAACACACCGTGCGTCGTCTAAAAAGAAATACTTGCACAATGTAAAAATCGTCACGGTAAGTTTCTGGTCAAACTTTATTCCCGACTGTGAATACTTATCCTTGACGGCTTTGATTACATTGATTATGTCTGTCTGTGTTATGTCGGGTTTTACGACGACGTATTCTTCCTGTGGATTTTCTGCCATGACTCAAAACTTTCGGTTATGTCTTGGGGAGTTGCTACACGCCACCAATCCTTAGGAAATTCTTCCTCGGTTGGTTTTGCTGTTTCACATTGCTTATACAAACCATCTCTGTCAACAAACCAGCAATGCTTGTAAAGATACTGAATACACATGTGGAATTTCTCGGCAGCGGCGTAAGCAAGAAACGCTTCTTCGTCGGTGAAAACTGTCCTGTTCTCAATCCAATTACGGCGAGGGTCTTTATGAAAACATTCTTCTGAAGGAACCATGAAATACACGAAATCCCACGATTCACTGCGAGCGTTTCCAACATAAGTGGCCAATGACATTTCTTCCATAGGCCTGTCTTTGTACTGAGGCCATGTGCCATCCACGTAACCCATCTCTTTGAGTTTGGTTACCATTTCCTGCGTACATTTTCTGATAGCGGCTCCCATTTTATTACGATTATTTGATTGATTTCTGATAGCGTAACCCATACTAAATATCCAAAACAAAATCGTTGACTCTGAAAAGTTTGTCAACGAATGGTTTGCACAAAGAAATTATCTGTTCGATACCTTCACTGATACTTTCGTATGTGAAACTGTCAATCACCGTGGTTGTACCTCCTAATTCCCTGACACAAATATCAAAGGCAATTTCCTTTGACATTTTCTTGATTTTCAGATACTTGAGTTTATCAGTCATATACTGACTCTCAGTTCCATACTTATCTTTTGCGTAGGAAACAGGAATCTCATTTCCTGTGATGATTATATCCTCGATATTGATACAGTGTTCCAGTTGGATGTTTTCAAAGTTCCTGTCTTCGGTTTCTTTGTTCAATTCCAACAATAACTCCTGTGTCGAAATCTCTGAATGAGTTCTAAATGTTCTGATTACTTGAGAAATGTCCCCATCCCCAATCTTGATTTTGTGGATTATTGAAATATCAACAAAGTATTCACCTACTTTGTTAATCAACAAACCAATCTCATCACTGTAGGGCACAATCTTATTCACCAAGTGGTCGTACTCGGACAGATGTTTGATACCTCTGCTCTTTTCCGCAACCACCTGTGTCGTCAACAAATCAACCAAAGTTCTGTTCCCTGCATTTCCCAAGTTCTTAAGACTCACATTCCAAACAATCCTCCTCAAATCAAAATCGGCACTGAATCTATACCACTTATCTCCTCTGGAAACAATCTTCGTTTTTCCTTCGTTGATAACTGAAACAGGCAACAGCAAATCGCCATCGAGAACCACAACATCACCCTTAAGCGGGGTTGTGTACTCATAGGCATCACCACTGATTTTTATAACATTACTTGATAAAAGTTTGTTGATGATGGAATCGAAAGCGTTCTCTGAAATCTTTACTTCGGCTAAAATCTGTTCCTTGGTTGCCTTGCCCTTTTTACTAATGACATTGGTAACCATTGATTCTGCCAAAGAAACATTGTTATAAATTTTATACAGATTTTCCATGATTATATGGTTCTTTGATTATTTAATCTTGGTCATATCTACGATAGGACCCGTGAACTCTTCCTTCAATTTTATGAGTTCAATCAGGTACATCTTTTCAATACTAGTTTCTTGAATATACTTTAGGTAGGCTTTCAAATCAGAAATTTCTTTTTCAAGTTTTTCTATTTCCTCCTTAGTCAGTTTTTCGATGGCAATCTTTAGTACCGATTCAGGTAATTCAAACTTGAGCAAGTCCCTCTTGATATCCGCAATGGGACGTTGATTGATTTTGATTTCACCACTGATATACAGTTTGATGAACTTAATGATTTCGCTCAAGCGAGCAATCTCACCCTGAAGATAAATGATTGTGTTGGTTTTGCGCTTCTCGTAAATCTTCAAACGGTTCTTTACGAAGGCCTCAATCAGCTGATAACCGTTTTCGTAATGAACTATATTATTGTGGTCATTGATTACGTTGTAAATATCGGGAGCGACCTTTTTACACAACTTGAATGTTTGGTAGAATTTCCATTTATCACGATACAGACGCTCCAAGACACCATAACCAAATCTTATCACGTACTTTACATTATTTCCTGTAGACAGATTTGTGAAAGATTTAATGATGAGCCTGTCTTTCAAATCCTGTAGATGATTTTCGTACTGCTCGTATTGGACGCTGTATGGTAAATCCGTGATAGTCAAACGGTTATCATCCAAATCCACTTCATAACTTCCAATGCTGTACCAAGAACATTTACGGTACGAGTATATGAAATTATTGCTATCATAACCGTCGATTTCTGGTTTTAACTGATTATCCCCGCTGCATTGACCTGTTGTTATGGCCTCGATACAATTCATTATGATTGATTCCAACGAATAGGAAAATGCTCTGTAACTGAAACCAAAACCAGGAGAATTGGTTCTGTACAGCATTATATTAGGAATGATTGGGAAGAAAGATTTTGGCTCAATCTTGGTACCGTCCTCCATCTGTCTTTCCCAAAGTTCACTGTCAGTGGAAAACATCGTAATATACTTAGATTTTGACACTGATAAGTAACGAGGAGCGACATCAATATCTGTTTGGCGAATGTAACCAATCTGACCAATTATGTCTAAGGGTTTGTACTTATTCAAATAGTCAGAACCAAGTTGAACAATCGTGTTGTATAACGAAGCATCGCCGTGGTGGTATTCCAACTTCATAGTATCACCGACGAGTGCCAAACATTTCACTTTGTTTTTAGACTTCAAATCACCAGTCAGAGCCGCGTACACAATCTTACGGGCACCAGTCCTTAAACCATCAGCAAGTTTAGGACAAGCACGGGTCTCAATACAATACCGTGCATAATCCTTAACGTCTGTATTTAAGAAGTTTGAAATCTTGATAGGTGTGATTTCCTGATTTACTTCTAAGTTTTTGCTACTGCTCATAGCTCATAATTATTTGACTTTATTATAAAAACCAAAAGCGGGACTTGGTTTAGGCTGATGGTTTTGTGTGTTTTTAATGACACCTGTCATTTCTTGGGCTTGGTACGGTAAGCTTTCCCGTCTTTCATGTAATTAGGCAGGGCGTTGCGTTTAGAAATGGTGCCGTCCTTTTTGCGTTTTTTCTGCTTGGTCTTGGCGAATTTTTCGAGGGTCTCTACATCCAATCTAGACAGTTTTTCTATGTCTTTGGAAAGATACTTAGAATTTAGTTTACCTCTTTTGTGCGCCAATGCCATAGCAAAAATACGGCGCTGGGCTTTACTTCTGGCGTCTTGATTCAGGGTTTGTAACCACTGATATGTTTCTGTTTCTTTGAATCTCATGACTTGATTTCTTTTATAACTTTCTTATTGGTGGTGAAAAATGCTGTGAATATGATTAGTTCTTTCGGGGTAAATGATTGCACAACTGCCTTACAATAATCGGTGATGGATTTACCGGTAGAAATTGTGTCATCAATTACAAGAACACGTTTGTTATTTATCATTTCTGCATATTCAAGAACAGATTCCTCTGGCACGGCTTTTTCTTTATCAAAATATTTCCTGTATTTAGGTGGTATGTGTCTGTACTGAAAATACTCTGCAGGCATAGTGTCGAACCATTTCTCCAAATCCTTGAAAAATTTCTTGACATCCAAACCGTCACTTTTAAGCATAGCAACATTCACAGTTTCTACCGCAGATGATTTATACATTCCCAAGAAATATTCATATACATGGTTCGTGTGAGGAATAATTTTACACAATGAGACAGCTATTTCTTTATTCACTGTACTAATCGAAGGAATCTCTATTATGGTGTCAAATGAACCAAGTTCTGATACAGCGTTTCTAAGAATTGATTCTTTTACTTTTTGACCCATATACCAGCCGTTTTCATATTTCCACGAAAACATAATTTCGTCAATATAAGGTCTTCTGAAAGCAGAAATGAGCCTATAAGACTTAGCGTTGATTCTGTCATAATACAGCCCGTTTATTGGTGATGTGTAACGATATTCTTGGATATTGTTGGGTGTATCAGAACCACACAAAACATTTTTGTTTGATATGTCTATAGTTATGGTTTCCATTCCTTATGGTCATTATATGTAAAAACAATAGATTCACTTGGGTCATAAAATTCCAGTATACATTGGGTAAACTGAGAAATTTGGGTCAATCCCTTTGCGTAGGGGTCGATTATAAGAATCCGTTTGTCATTTATCAACGGAGCATATTCTATTTCTTCTTTGTACGGTACCCCTTTCCAATAATTTTTCAGATATTCTCTGTATTCTTTTGGTATGTAATGACATTGGACGTGATATTCTGAGGGCATCTTATCACAAAAATCGCCAAAAACCTCGACCTCTTCATTAAAATCTCTTCCATACTTTTCTGCGACATTTGGGTCTAAATAATCTATAAGGTGTTCTTTCTCGATTGGGAGTAAAATTTCATTGATAATTTTTGGTGCAGTTAATACTTGCAGAAATAGTTCAGGAATTTCTTGGAATGTTTGAGGCTCCATAAATTTTTTCACAGGTATCTTTATGATTACATCAAATGGTTTTTGGTATTCAGGAGTTGTTTCCACAAATTCTCTTATAATATCCAGTTTTTGTGATACTGATTTAGTCTGCCATCCTTCGTAATTGCTGCAGTCAAAATACTTCAAAGTGTAAGGTGTAGTGTAAAATTTTGTCATTGATTATATTTTTTGCAAAAAGAAACCCAAGCCTTCCTAAGAAAACTCGGGTTCTCAGCACTGTATGTGTTCGGGATTTAGGATTCTATCAATAAAAGATTTTGCTAAGTTCAGATTTGTGAATGTCGGTAATCCGTACCCAACATCTTCACAATAGTTTATGACTTTTCCTTTAGGAATTATTTCGGTGATTTTTACAGGATAATCAACTATGTAAGTCGAAGACTTGGTGCTTGAGAATATGTTGGTTTCCGTGATTCTACACAGAATCTTAATACCTCGGTACTCTTCATCATAGTCGGTGATTTTCCGACCATTGATTTCCTGTACTTTTTTATTCATAGAGCTGTGGTGTGTAAACTCAAGTCATTGTTTGAAACACGTATTTTTTACCGATTATGAACAAGCTTTCACATTGGTGTGACTCTAAAAACCACACCTCAGTACTATGATTAGGTTGACTGTTCAAATATATCCGGACATGATTGAACTCAACAGCCGTTGGCAGGTAAAAGGAGTTCTGCCTTTCTATGATGGGAAGAGGGTAGTCTAAGAAAAACGCCCAAATGTTTGGACTCTGGCGCGGCGGGCCCCTGCGATGCTTCGCTGATGTCCAGCTGAAGATTTGTGATGGAGGGGCGAGTGCAATGAACGGGTGGTAGAGAATTTCTCCTGTGGCGGCCGCTCCTGCGACTGAGTCGGTCTGTCATGGCGATAACGGACTCGGTAACGTTCCGACGGCAGGCCTTAACCCGCATTTAGGTCCAATGAACCCGGCGTTCTCTTTCCGAATGAATCGGATTATGAGGATTTTCTTTGGTTGTTGCTCCCAAATGAGTTCACCGAATCTCAAGATGGGAGATGATGCCCGATGTTGGGCGAAAACCAGTTACCTGACACTACAAAAGCCGCTGACTGACGGTGAAGACGGCTGTCCGAAGAGTGTCTCGACTGGGTGTAGCGGGTGAGGGACTCGAACCCCCGACCTCCAGATTATGAGTCTGACGAGCTACCTACTGCTCTAACCCGCATCGACGGCTCACGCTAAGAAGTTGTTGGGACTTGAACTTGTGAGCCAGTACGACGGCGTCCGTCGAAGTTCGGCGGCGTATCACCGCACTCTATTGAAGCTTTGCTTTGCTGCTCGTTGTTATAATGAGCTCGGGTCAAATGTCGGAAGCAAGGTTTCGTTGTACGTAACAATTTTGATATTGTACTTTCTCGCCTTAGTCATTTTACCCGAATTACTCGCTTTGTTATTAGTAATAACTAGATTGGTATCCTTCTTTAGGCTGATATGCTTCATCTGAGGAAATCTTTTTGTAATTAAAGCAACATATTGGTCCTTGGTCATTCCCGGAGGTTCGCCGGTCATTTCAAATGTGATGGTATTTTCATCTGTGACAGAATCCAAAACCACCGAAATTCCGTAACCAATCAACTCATGCATGCTGCTTTTGATTTTCTGGAAACCTTCTCCTCGGCATACATTGTTTATGATATAATCAGATAAGTTGGATACATCCGTAGATTTCTTAGAAATTACCAATGATATCTTTTCTGAGAATTTATCACCGACACCATTGAACTGACACATAAAGATTACATCAGAAAGACGCAATGTTTTAATGTCATAAACTTGGGAGAATATCTTCCAGTTTGCTGAATCAGGTCCTAACTTTGACAGATAATCAATCTTACGATTCTTGTCGAAAATCTTGAATATGTCGTAATCGGATTCTTCGGCGATTATGTTACTCAGAACATCACCGATGCCTTTTATCCCAAGCCTTCTGATGGCATTAAAGAACTTTGATTGCTTTGTTTCGATGTTATCTTCTGATGCTATCAGATTTTTACCGATGATTTTATACTCAACTTCGGGCATTTTAATTGTGCCCTTGGAAATAACTCCAACGCAGTGAGGAATGATGTCACCTGATTTTGTGATTTTGATAACTGAGCCTACACCTATACCTCTATCTCGCAACCACGCGTAATTGTTACCAGCACAACGGTGTACTGTTGTACTCTGAATTGTGACAGGTTCTGTTATGAGCGTTGGGGTGAGTTTTGAGGTCTTTTTCTGTGACCACTCGATGTCAATAACTTTGGTTGCAACCACCTCTGATGGGAATTTGATTGCTACCATGTTTGTAGGATAGTTATCAACAATTTCTCGCTTTTCAACAGGTGTAGCAATCACGATACCGTCAACCAAATACGGGAATTGGTCAGATTTCAGATATTCAATGAACTTGGTCAAATCGAATTCATAACCAAGCAATCCCGAAACTGATAATTCAGGTATCTTAATCCAAACATTGGTATCAAGCAATGGATTCATTCCATCGGTGTATGCAACAAACTCTAAATCATTGATAACCGCTGGTGATATATCTTTTCTGTTCAACGCACCAGCAACAATGTTTCTTGGGTTACTAAAATCTTCAGAGTATTTTTCGTTGAATGATGCTTTTGGCATCAATAATTCACCAACGATATAACCTGTTTTGGTATGTATGTCTGATTTCGCTTTAAGGATTGTGTGGTTGTTTTTGATTTTTTCGGTAACATCCTGACCACCACGAGTCATAATGGTTCCATCCTCCTCAACCAATTTCAGAGAACAACCGTCATACTTGGCTGCCACATAGAAATTACTTCTAGGAAACTTTCTGAAAAACTTCAGTATTTCTGCAACGGTGGAACGGTCTTTCCATTTAATCTTTTTCAGAGAAACCTGTAAACCGATATTAGATGAATCTTGGTTGGAAACATCTTCCAAACCTTGCTTCATCATTATGTACTTATCAAGGTTATAACCTGCTTCTTTAAGTTCATCAGTCAACTCATCAAATTCCATGTCTTCCATTATGGGCTCATCGGAATTGTAATAAGCGTCAGATGCTCTTTTCCAAAGTTCTAATTTTTCTTCGTTGGTCATTTGTGCTGAGATTTATGTAAAAACAAAGGGTGCCGCTGATTGCACACGGCACCCTCCAACTGCGGAAATACGCCCCTCAACCACTTAGGGGCATCTCTGCAATTTCAAAGAACCATTTATAAAAACCAGATTAATGATAAGATTTAGTCAGATATGAAATTTTCTTCCTCACTGTCTAACATAAGTTCGCTGAAAGAACTTATGTTCTCAACCGCACCTTCACTGTCGTAGAAAATTCCTGTTTGTATGTTCTTGTAATGAACATTTCCGTCATTATCGGTGAACTCTTCCAGTTCATCGTTATTGAACATTTCCTCGAGAGCCAGGTACTGTTTCTCTTTGTTAGTCATAAGCCTTGCCACCGAGTTGGGCGTTCAACTTATCAATCATCTGGTTCTGATGCGTTATGACATTTAATAGCTTGGTTCTGTCTGTTTCGTAATGCTTAATGATGCTGTCGATTCTCAGGTCAGTAGCAACCATGTACTGGTCAAATTTCAGACCTATGGCTTCATTCACCGAATCTAATTCGGCTATCTTGAGGTCTTGCATGGCAATGACATTCAGTAATGAGTCAACTGATTCCTCGGTTCTCAATTCCAGTTTTTGCTGTTTCTGGTCAAAATAGGTCTTGAAGAATCCTCGGTTCTGATATCCGATGACGCACATGGCTGCCAGTAATCCTATACCGACAATCCATCCTAAGATTTTCCAAAATGTTTTCATGACTTTTAGGGTTTAATAGTTTATGTAATTTTTCAGGAATGAAACGACGTCATCGGTTTCAGGACAATCGAGACAGAACTTGGTTTTCTGATTGTCGATTTCGTAATGAGTGCTTCTGAAAATGCGGGTGATTCTCAGGAAATGGTCCTTCTTGTTTTTCAGGATTATACCATCAATCAGAACCGATGAGTTTTCCTGACCAACAAATTCATAATCAAGATTGAAGACATAACCAAGTTCTTCGGCAGTTTCTAAAATCTTGAGTTCAGAATCCATTATGGATTTTGATACGGGCTGCTTCTTACATATCCCGATGAGGTCTTTAAGTTTTAGGTCTTTTTTCATATTCGGTAATTTTTAGTTTTCGCGCTAATTCCTAACTGCAAGCTGACCAACCACAATCCTTACAAATCTTGCACCCGTTTTCTCTGTGAAGTTTTGCTCCACATTTCGGGCACTTTTCGTCAAGGATTTCCTCTTCGGCATACTCTCCCAAAATCTTAATCAGTCTTGAAGAGAATGTACCCGAAATAGGTTGTGATTTGTCGATAAGTTTTATGACGTCGTTTACGGTACACCCTGTTCTGAATAACTTAGAAATCATGAGCGAGAGCAGTTTCTCGTCCTTGTTTTCCATATCGTCCAAGTCATGCAACTCAATCAGACAAGGATTGGTTTCGTTTTCGTACTCAGTTGTGTAGTCATCATCGTTCTGAACGAAAATGTACTGAGAAGAACCGTCGGTATCTGTTTGTTTGGTGATTTTACCGTGGAACTTCATAGCCGTGTAGTTCTTAAGAACAGACATACCGTTCAGAACAAACATTTCGTACGGTTGCTTGTCAATGAACCCAATTAGGATTCCGTACCATTGTTTTTGAATATTGATTCTATGCAAGATTCCGTCTATGGATTCAGGGCGATGTTCTGGTTTAGTATTCTTGTTATTGTCAACAGAAACTATAACACCTCCACGGCAACCATCTCTGTAAACGGTGTTACCCTTCAAACCAAGTTTCCAAGAAGTCATGTAGATTTTGGAAATCTCTTCTTGTGTCGCTGAGTTCGGAAGATTAAGCGTTGATGAAATGGAGTGGGTGGTGTATTTCTGGACCAATTCCTGACAGTTAAGTCTTGCTTGGTAATCTAAGTCATTTGCGCACTGTTTGTAGTAGGGTGATTTTTGGAAAATCTTCTCCAATTCATCCGACTTTTTGGCAGACAGTTCTTGATGTGCTCTTTCGTAACTGATACCTCTGTAAGCAGCATACCAACGGTACAATCCTCTGTGGATTGAAATAAATTCTTGGAACTTATTACCATCCACATCTTCGTAATCAAAGCTCTGCTTCGAGGCATCAACTTTGACTCGACGTATGTAGTATGGCATGAACAAAGGCTCAATGCCTGAGGTGGTTCCAGCGAGTAATGAAATTGTGCCTGTCGGTGCGGCTGTTGACCAAGAAACATTACGACGACCGAACTGAGCCATTCTTTTAAGGACATAACCGTCACGGAATTTACCACTCATGTTACCAAAGAATGGTTGCGAGAGGTCTACCTTAGCATTGAAATGCTTAAACGGTTCTCCGTTGAGAATTGCTAAATCAACACTGCAATCAAGTTCAGCAAGCATCTTCGTTTGGAAGACTTTTTCGGTGATTTGATATGTTGTTGATTGTCTGTTAGTGAAGTCGTTATAATCCAATCCTAAAGAAGCAATCATATCCCCGAAACCCGTAAATCCGCAGCCACAACGCCGACCATTATGTGTATTTTCGAGAATCTTTTTATACAATTTGATTGGAGAGTTCTTAATCTGTTGTGGTGTTGTAGAATCTTCCTGCAGCTTCTGAATGATGTTTTCTATGTGACGAATCTCAATGTCAATCATGGTATCACACAGAAGCATTTGATTGTAGCACATTGCATATAACCTATCAAAGTCTATGTGAGCCTTTGAAGTGTAGGGATTTACAACACAATCTGTCAGATTGTATGACATCAACCGGCAACTATCGTATGCTTGCATGGCGATTTCCGAACAAGGATTGGTTGCAATGGGTTTGTACTGAGGATAAACTCCATCAGTACCGCCACTAATCCAATTTGAACGGAACAGAATACCTGGCTCGGCCATCTTCCAAGCACATCTGCAAATCTCATTCCAAACTTCTTTGGCAGAGAACTTCTTATAATAAGAATCGCCGATTTTGAACATTTGTCCATAATCGGCTTCTCTGGCAATTCTTAATGCTTCAGATTGGGATGAAAATACATTGCTCAGTTCCTCACGAGTCTTCAGTGGATATGATGTTATGTAGTCATTGTCATAAATCACATCCCACATAAACTGGTCATCAATCAGAACTGATAGGTTGGCTCCAGTGACTTTTGTCAGGTCTTCCTTCAGACGAACGAAGTCCAAAACATCAGGGTGGTTCACGTCCAAACAAATCATCAGAGCACCACGACGTCCGTCTTGTGCAACGATATTGTTATTCTGTGAAAAATCAATCACGAATGTTTCGACACCTGTAGAGGTTTTCGATTGGTTCTTTACGGTTGCTCCTTTTGGGCGCAGTGATGATAAATTCACACCTACACCGCCACGGGCCTTTTCAAGACAACACATCTCATTAATTCTGTAGTTGATACCCTCCAATGAATCATGGGGATAGTCAATAACAAAACAGTTAGAAATAGATGAATTGGCTTCCATATTACCAATGCCGAAAATAGCAGAACCACCAGGAATAATCTTATCGAAACCAATAGAGTCTTTCACAAGTTCCGTAAGAATCCTTTTCATGGTTTTATTTTCGGGATTGTAACCAGCACCACAAACGATTTTACCGTGAGCAGAAAGGTCCTCCGAAAGTTTCCAGTTTTTGGCGTTGGCTTGTAATTGAGCCGTAAATTCCTTAATTAATCTTTGAATCGTATCTTTGGGGCTTTGCTCGTTTCCGAGTTTATACTTGTTGTCCCAAACTGATGTAGCGAGAGAGTCTAATGCAATCTCTTTTTCGATGTAATCCATAAATGGTGTGGTTCAATGAAAATTTATAATATACACATCACTCACATTTTCAATGTTCATGATGCTTGATGATGTTCTTCAGCGGCTTTTTTCTTCTGCCGTTCTTCGATAAGTTGGATTTCGTCTTGAATGTAGAAAATAGCTTTCTTCAAATCCTCGACCAACTTTTCTTCACCACCTTTCAAACCAGCACGCCACAGGTATTTGATTGCATTTCCGATGTTGAAGTCGTGATGACGTATAATCTCTATACACTCGATTCCTGATGGGTGTGAGTTGTAATGCTTCGGGTGATTCACATTGTCACTGTCCGATAACGGAGCAGTGGGATTTTTGTAATTATCTCCGTCCATGATTATTTAAGTTTTGGTGATTTTGGAGCAGTGAACTGCTTCATGCTATTTTTCATATTGTTGAACTTGGTCATGTATGACTTTTCGTTTTCACTTCCTTTGCCAGAATTTGCCTCGTTTTCCTTTTCGATTATATTTGTCAGATACTTACCGATGTTATTCCAAACATAGAACTCTAATGAATCCTGTTCGTTTTGGGATATGTGCATCCTATACATTATGTAAGCCGCTGTCTCATAGTAATCGTTTAGGTCAACAGTGCATTGTTTGTAGATGTAACCGAACAACGGTGATAATGGAAAAGCCCTGATGAACTCATCGGGCTTTTCCAGTATATCTTCGTTAATTTCTAAAATATCCGCGAGTGTCGAAGTCTTTAGCGAATATTTTCTTCCAACCTCCTGGAAAGGTAATTTCTACCGTGTCCTCCCCGTCACACTTGGGACAAATCGAAGCGATTTCGGTGGCGTTGTCGAGTTCAATGTTGTCAATGATTGAAACATATTTCTCGAGCATCGCGTCGTCGTTCTTAAGTTTCTTGAACTTGTTGATGATTTCGGCGATTGGCTCTTTACCAGTCACGAACAGGAATGGAGCAATCTTCAGGAAGCTCTTGTCAAACATCAGCTTGTTATCTTTCTTCTCCTTATCCTTGGTGTTGCGGTCGTTGTAAACACGCACCATGTATTTGAAGAGACGACTGGTTGTACCGATGGTCGGGATTCTGAACTCGATTGGTTCGTCATCATCGCCCATGTAAAGATGGAAGACACGGCCATCGTAAGCTTCGAGCAGTTTCTCACTCGGTTCGGGATAACTGATTGATTGCGGTTTCAGCTCAACATTGTACTCCTCGTGACAGATGCTACAAATGTTGCTGAGAATCACATAGTTGTTCGGGATGTAGAACTCCCTCAGTTTCAGGATGAAATACAACTTGTGACCGTCGTTGATTTCAGTGGATGACACCTCTTGCTCGGTGTCGGTGTCCCAAATCTTGACACACTTTCTCACCAAATCCTCGATAGCTGCGATGATTGCTGGGGTATCGCGGTCGTCCACTGTAGAGAAGTTAATCACTTCCTTAGCAGTTGGACAGCGATAGGCAAAACGCCATGAACTTGGATACAGAACTCCGTGATTCGGGAGGTCATCGTTGTTGATAATTCGCCAACCATCAACAAGGTTTGGTTGTTGTTCTTTTGGTTTTTGTGGTTGTTGTGGTTGTGGTGCAGGTGCTGTTGCTTCTACCACTGCCTGTTCTTCAGGTAATTCTTGTGCTTCAATGGGCTGTTGGTCTGCTTCTTGGTTTTCGTTTTCGATTTCCTGTCGCAGCATTTCCTCATTGTTTTCGTTGTCACGTCCAAATGGCATAATAATCTGATTTTTATTGTTAGTAATTATTGTGATTGCAATACGTACTTAATTATATCATATAACTCAGGGAGCATATCTTCCTTAGGCAGACTGTCAATATCGAAGAACTTATATTCAGAGTGCTCCGTTATGGTTATACGAGGTGTCTGTTCTCCGATGAACTCCATGAAAGAAACAAAAACAGTTGTACAAGCATCACCAGTTTCGTAAGTCCAATTAGTTCCCTTCATCAGGTATAATTGGGATGCTATAATTCCTGTTTCCTCCTCCAACTCACGCTGAGCGTTTTCAATCAGAGAACCATTCTCGACATGTCCACCAGGCAGACACCACTTAGATGGCATAAACTCGGCAGAGTCACATCGCTTTAAAAGGAGTAGTTGATTATTGGTGTTAAAAACCATGACATCAACAAAACGTGTCATCTTGTCCATACTGTTTTTATTATTTCATTAACCAATGAACATCCTTCAGATGTTCATTGCTTGTCAAAATCCTCGTACATTTTCGCGATGGCGAGACCAATCAAGGTTTGATACCAGCGGGTCACCGTGAAATCACTTCCTGTCTGTTTGAATAACTCGTAGTGGTCAGCGAGGTTGTTGTACTTATCAAACCACTCGTCAAAACCAAATTTCTTGATTTCATCCAAAGCAGGTTTCTTGAGATAAACCTCGGGTTTGAACTTTTCGCCTGCGGTTCTGAATATTCCAACCAAGTCGTTGAATTGGTCAGAGGGATAAGTGGCAAGATTTCCGTCAGCAACGTATTCAATACAGGCTGGCTTCAACAAGTCACTGGTATTCCAACGAGGATGCTTTCTTTGTAATGTCGCCATGTATGAATCGACATTCAACCTGACGTCGTCAAAATCCTTATAGTCGTTGACATAAGCCTTAATGGCTTCATAGACTTTCTTTTTCATCGTTAATCTTTTATACAATAAATGTTTCCTGATTCGTCGTACTTGACTTCGTAACAGACATTCTCACCCATATAATCTATGTTGTGGTCTACGATGAAAATGGATTTATCAACGAACTTATGTAAAATCTTGATGAAGATTTCTTGATAGTTTTTGACATCTCCGCTAAGGTTTTTGCCAGTCGATAACTGTCCTGATAATTCATCTATGAATATATGGGAACATCTGTGTTTGATATTCAGTAGACTTATCGTATATATTAAAGCCAAACCAGTAAAAATAGTTTCCATACCCGAAGCCTGTTTGATAGGTGTGTAAGTGGTATTTCCATTTTTGACGGAAACAATTATCAGTTGGTTGTCAGAATCCCAAAACAGCTTAAAGTTTGTGTCATCAAGTATAACATCCAAAGTTCTGTTTAGGAATGTTCTGTAGTATTCAAAAACAATATCCCTGAAATTATCTTTGATAACTTTACTGTATATCTTCCAAATTATGTTATTTTCCTGATACTTATCGTAATCAGATTTTTCCTTTTCAAGATTTTGTATGTTGCCTTCGTGACGGGTTTTGTCTATGGAAATTTGTGTGTTGCTGTTTGTGAGTGTTTGTATGTAATCACCAAAATCCTTTATAGTTGCATCAGCAACATCCAAATCATGTTTCAGTTTTTGGTAAGTTGGTAACTGAGAATCAAGTAACTTTTTCTTGGTGAGCAACTGACCTAATTTCAACACATTCTGTTCATGGGTATTTTTAGCAGATTCTATACCTGAATTGTACTCACGGATTTCCTTATTTCTGGCTTCAACTTCCTCGATATGGTTTGTGTATTCTTGTAACTTTGTGTTGTATGATTCTTTGGTATCAGAAATTTCTTTAGTAGTTTTCTGAACATCATCAATGATAAACTTCCACTCAGTAACCGCATCATTGTAACCAAAATCATTGATACTGATTTCTTTATATTCCTTCGGTAGTTGCTCACTGACATTGATTTTGGTATTGACGAGACTAAGTATTTCATCTAAGACCGCTACCTGTGATTCTGCCTGCATCTGATTTTGCTTATGAGTATTGTAATCAGCTGTAAGTTCTTTGTATTTAGAAAGTATATCACCGAACTTAGGTTGCAGGAATTTGTTTGTTTGCATAACTGCAATCTGGTCATGAGCCATACCGTCAAAGGACGTAAACTTAGGCAATTCGTCGATGTGTTTGGAGTAAGTGGACTTGATTGCTTCCTCGTTTTTAATTAATTCTTCGTACTTAGAAATTTCTGCTTCAAGGGTTTGTTTATGTGTTTCGTAATCATCAGAGAAAGGTCTACCACATTTAGGACAAACACCGTTCGTGATACTTGCTTTGTTTTCTGTTATCGTTTTACGGTACTCTGCAATGATTCTATCCTGTTCAGAAACCTTACTCTGTAACTTAATTCTTACTTCACTAAGGAATGTTTTAATCTGTGTTTCGTAATCAGTGACAGATGTTTCAATCTTTAATACATTATGAGCAGATTCTTTGATACTGTCTCGCTCTGCACTAATTTGTGACTGAATCTCGGTTACAATTTGTGTCCTGATTCCTATGATTTTGTCATTGGATTCCTGTTGACGTTGTTCTTGAGTTTTTAGTTTCTGCTGTAACTCGTCTATTGCTGATTGAGGATAATCAGGTTTTGTTATAGTTGGTTTGATGAGTTCTTTTGGCTCTTGTGGTTTGTAAGAATCAACCAATCCCTGAACTTTCTCAATTTCTTGGTCGTTTTCAGTGATTTGGTTCTCCACATTACCCAAATTGATTAATTCTGTGTTGGTGGAATTTCTTTCCTCTGTTTTCTTTGAGCGTTTCTGTTCTGTATCAGAAATTTCCTTATTGTTGGCTTCTATGTTTTGGTCACATTCTTTGATGGCAGCCTGTTCCTTGGAAATGTCTGTCAAGATTTGCATCCTGTCGCGTTTCGGACGAGGTATCGTCATCAATTCGTTCTTGACCTCATCCAAATTATTCTCCAAAGAATTAAGATAATCACATCCAATGAAGTCTAATATTGTATCATTCATGTTGACTTTCTCGGATTTGAGTATCTCTTCAATCTTCATTTGGTTGATGAACATCAGTTTATTGATTGCATCTCCCAACCAAACGTTAATGTTCTTTTGAGCGTTTTCACCAACAATAATCTTCTGATTCTCGGTGTTTGGATTAATGGTGAATTGCAAATCCATCTGAATCGTGCTCACGAAATCCTGCCATTCTTTGGAATGTTTTTGTTCGTAAGTTGTGTTATTTTTCCATTTACGGGTGGCAGTCCGCCTAATCACGACGGGAATGTGATTATTTTCTATTGCAAGGCTCACAGTCAAAGAGTCATCATCTAGACGTTCATTGAAAATACCCATGTTGTTTCTGACACTGGTATTTGACTTCATGCCCTCGAAAACCTCGCCCGTAAACACCCATCTAATCATTCGGAAAAGAGTGGTTTTGCCAATTCCGTTTGTTCCCAAGATTCTCGTTATTCCGTTGATGTCAAGTTTTATGTTGTTTTTGCCTAACGCCATGAATTGGGAACAATAGACTTGTTTCAGGTCTATGGAGTAATGTTTAGATTTGGTGACAACATCTGATAACTGTGTCTTAAACAAATCCATCAGGGCTGTGTGTATCTTTTCGGTATTGTCTGTCTCGACTTTTGTGAGTTGTTGCTGAATCACATAGTTGAACATCTTTTGGAGTTGTTCATCCGATAAAACCAGATTGTCTATGTCGTTAAAATCAAACTGATGTGGTTCATCAGTTTCTGATTCAGTGACTTCTGTCTTTTCGTCGAGGATATCCTTGACAACGGTGGATTCAACGGTGTTGATGTCCATTGTTATTTTGCCATAATCAAATGATATAATAGCATTAGGGATATGCGATTTAATTATCTCATAAATCTTCCGCTCAATCTTGGAGAATTTGTGTTTGGATTTCACAACCACATAAGTTACATCAACACCTGCACATTTTTCCCAATCCATAGCGTTGAGTGATTCAATGATTTCTGTGCCTGATTGTTCAAGTGAGGTGGTAACTGTTACGTAACTTACCCAGTTGCTTAAGTATATCTTCTCAGGTTTCTGTAAATGATAACCTTCGTATTCGTAAGTAAGTATGGCTTTACGTTCGTCAGTGATTGAGTTTTTGGCTTGGTTATCAGTGTACAAATACCAACCCTCGCTGTGTGTATGTTGTTGGGTTGAGCCTGAATACCAAAAATATATGTCTCTTGCTGGGTCATCAAAACTGAGTATTTGGTGGATATCACCAGCAAGCACACGAGACCTTTCTGGGAAGTTCTCCAATGATGTCAGGCGTTCGAGTATATCTTTTCTTAGAGGAATCTTCTTGGTTTCCACGTAATCTTTAAGCATACCGTGAAAAACACAAATCTTCAGACGGTCATCATTGTCGAGAATTGATTCATCAAACGGGAATTTCATGCCATCTTCCAAAGAGTAACCTACGTAGATAAGCCTACTCAAAATATTTGATTCATAAACCCCTGTATGGTCAATGTAGATGTACTTCTTGGCATAATCAGGATTCAATGTCTGAATGATGTCATTGAAAAGGTCAAGTGGTGTTGATTTGATGTTCAAATCTTCGGTGAGTGATTCGTTGACTGCTTGTGATTTACCGAATTTCACCAAATCGTGGTTACCAGGAATTAAAACTATTTCGTGCAGGTGTTTTATTTCGGGCAACCTTGACAGGAAAGTATAAATCATGGCACGCTCGGATTCGTTTGGTTCTGCGTACTCAAACAAATCACCAGCGATGACTAAAATTTCTATTTCGTTGTCAGCGTTGATTTTGTCATAAATCTCTTGTAATGAATCATTGTAGGGACGTTCCAAGTTCTTTTCACGGTTTTTGACCTGAACGTCTGCGATATGTGCAATTTTCATGGTATTATGGAAATTATTTCTACTGTTGTATGTAAACCAATCGAGGCAAAAAAATTAGGCTGATTGGATTTTACCCCAACCAGCCTAAACCAAAAAATATGGAATGAAAATTTTTCAGAACATAGCACTCACACTGCGTGTTCGTGCCAAAACTGGATTCTAGTCTAGATATTCTGCTTCAAGTTCTGATAAATCCCCGATTGGTTGTTCGGGTTCGTCTTTTGGCTTGTAAGCAGAACCTTTTGGAATACCCTTATTGCAATTTGGGTATGTACAATCTGTTGTCCAAGATTCATAAACACAGTTACCAGGTACGCAGCTGTGATGATAACATTTCTTGGCTTCGGGTGATTTGTTGGGTGCGCTCATGGTTATAAATCATCATAGTCTGACGGTGGACATATCACATCTATATCTGCTCTATCCGCGACAGTTATCTTACCCTCAACATCTTTCCCAGCTTTGAAAGTATGACTGTTACCTGCCGTTGCAACTACTGGTATTCTTATAGGCCAGTGATTAGGCCATTCTTGACGGAGAATTTCTCTGCCAGCAACATTCTGCTCATGGTTAGTGTTTATGACAAATTCTCTACCATCAATCCTGACAGCTTTGACTGCTTCTACAAAAACAGAACTTGTTTCTTGGTAACTGACAATTATTCTGTCACCCTTCTTCAGATTTTTGATTGCTTTCATTCTTCAGACGGTTTTGGTGTTGCATCTTCCAATGAATAACCCTCAGCGATAAGGGTCTTGATGGCGTCTACGACGTTGAGTAGTAATGTTGGTTGGCTGTTCCAAACCATACCGAGTCCTGCGTAACTCACATCTCCACCAATGATTTGTCGCACACGTATTGTTCCTTCTTTGTCTTTCAGGTTTTTTGGTAGAACGTCAAGAAGTCCTGCGAGCGACCAACATGGTTGGAGTGGTTTGAAACGCTTGAGCCAGTCTTCGGTAGCACCTTTATTGGTCATACCTTTGATAAACATATCTCTGATTCTCTGTTCGTCTTTGAGACTGTCTAAGTACGGCTTGTGTTCTTGTAAGAAACCTGCATCAAACTTATAAACCATGTCAGCGGTATCCGTTGAAATACCAAGCTTCATAAGTTCTTGTGCGGTTTCGTATTCGGTGAATTGTTTATTCATGATTAAAGATATGATTTAGCTTTTTTGAATCTTTTGATTATGGCTCTTTGTCTCTCTATGACTTTACAAGCCGAATCTATCTCGTTTTCTATAAGTTCTGTGCACACTTCGGTAAGTTTCTTATCTTCGATGAATTTTATCAAAAATGATTTAATTTCATCAATGGAAGAAAATTCCATGTCACCTTCGGAATCTTCTAAAACAGGGTTGTATGTCTCAGAATAATTCTTCTTGGAAAACATGTGATAATGTATGTAGTATTCCTTTTCGGGCGAAGTGTGTATTCTGGTGACATGAAAACTTACAGCATACAAGTTCTCAACCATAGATGTTCTGTCTATACCAAAGAACATTGAACCGAAATCGTCTGGTTTCTTTCCGATGTACTCAATAAATTCCTCCGTGGTTTTGTAAGGAACATTGAAGTAGTAATTATTTCCGGAAATTTCTCCTATTTTCTGTAAATAACAGAGCATGACAATCAGTTTTATTCAGTGATTTCAAGAGGCTTGTTGTCCTCCTTGGTTTGTTCCATGATTTTCTGTACGAGGTGTCTTGCAGCGTTGATTGCGAAGTTCTCGGCCTGTTCGGTAACATGGCACTTCTCCTCGTAAGAACATACATCGTTAGGTGCGATGAGGATTTTCTGAATTTCGGGTGTTTGCAATGAATTGCAGAAAATCTTGATGGTGTAATCATGCCACAGCTTCTCCCAATAACCATGATTGTCGATTGATTTCAGTTCAAAGCACTCAAGTTGCATGACATCAAGATTACGGTGGACTCCGTTGATGTCAATAAGCATGTCATCCTTCAGAGAAACATACACGTCTCCCTCGATGAAAGCCACCTCTTCGTTGATTGTGACAGTTTTGGTGCAGATGTATTTTCTGCCTTTGCGAATCTTTAGCATTGTTTATGATTTTCAGTGATTTTATCCAAGTATTGCTTGGCTTCGTAAAGCCCTGATTTGAAGAAATCTTTGATAGCTTTCACTGCCTCAATCTTATCTTTCTCCGCAATCCAAAGGACTACATCATCAAAGTATTTCTGTTCCATGATGAACATTTCCGTGCCAGTAAAATCATTAAGAATCTCCGACACGGTTTTATTTGGTTTGGGTTCGGTGTCACCAACCTCAAGTCCTTCAACCAAACCTGCTTCGTACCACTGCTGTTCCCTTTCGGTCTCGGTGCAATAAGGCTTGGTGCCGTCCAACGATTCGATTTGTTCTCTGTTCATTTTTTCGGGATTATTGTTTCTGAATCGGCAAACTTACAGAAGATGCGTACTGAGTCTTTCAGTATAGTTCTGTTAGTTACGCCATAAATTCTTTGAATTATCTGATTTTCTGAATCTATTTCTAGAATTACTCTGTCACCAATACATGGGACTACTGTAGGATTTTCCCATGTCGTAATTATTTCAACTGAATGACAATCAAAGAAATATACGGTCATTGTTGTTGATTTTCAGTAAACTTTTGGAGTTTTTCATGTGCTTCTTGGCTCATCAATGGACAATCACCGAGGAATTGGGCGAGTGTTTGCTGAATTTCGCCATCAGGTTCGGGTTTCGTGATACCTAGCAGTGCTCTGGCAGGTATCAATTCGGGTCGTTCAGAATCTCTGAACTTGTAGTAATCCTTACAACCGCCACATGGCTGCCATTGGCGCATATTGTCCCAAATATCGGTGAAAAATTCTTTGGTTATGTCTCCAACCACAGGACATAATTGTGATTCTGACATGTGTAATTTTCCTGTCGGGTCTACGCAAGGCTTGCAGAAGTGTCCTGCTTCGTTTTCAAGCACTTTACAGAAGTTACCTGAAACAGCCACTTGCTTAGCGGCGAGCGCTGTATTCAAGCACGACATAAAGTATTTATCTCTGTCGATAACTGCCTGACAGGCTGGGTCGGTTTTGGCACGTCCCAAATCCTTCATAGAACGAATTGGGCTCTCGTCGATACGTAGACCAATTTTTAACAGGTCTTGTTCATGAGACTTAACCAGGTTATAAGATTTGTAGAACATTTGGTTCGTGTAAACTTGAATACCTGTGCAGTACTTCATTTCGTTGACACGAGCCATGCGTTTGAAGGTCTTCTGGTCTTCAACCCAAGTACCATTGGTGCAGATACCAAAAGGCATATGGTACTGGTCATTAAGAATCTGACACATTCTGAACCAATCGGGGTTGAGTGTTGGTTCGCCACCTGATAAAACAAGAAACCGCGCCCCGAGGAATCTTGCAAACTTGACGGCTTTGCCGAAAGTCATCAAATCCATGTCTGTCCCTTCTGGTTTACAGTCGGACATACAATGTCTGCAGCCTTCGTGGCAGCGGTTAGTAATCATTACTAACATTATACTATGATTTTAAGGTTTGACTTCTCCCTTAAGAAGTTTTGTGAAGAACTCGACCATTTGGTCCTGAATTTTCACAGCTTCTTTGGAATCTAATCCAAGACGTCCAGTCAGATAACCCCAACCGCGAACTGAAAGCACTGTAACCGTGTGATTATGTTTCACCAATGAAATGGTTTCATCGTTATGAATCACATCCGCGAACGGCTCTGCTTCTTTACCCTCGATTAGGTCTCTGATTCTTTGTTCCTCTTCTGATGAAATCTCTTCAGAGTAGAAATCAAAAACCATCTGGGTTTCGTCATTACAGAAAACATAACAACCACATTCGTCGACATTGTACGGTGGCTTGAAGTATTTCTGAAATTCGGGTTTCTGCGGGTTATCTGACATATTGGAAAGTCTTAGATTTTCTAATTTATCAAACTATTACGAATGTACCGTTTAGGCTGGTTTCTTGTTTAAGTATTTTCAGAATCAATAAATCTTTGGAGAGGTCTGATACGGCTCTTTATTCCTTGCGTCAATCTCACGGATGGTTTTCTCGATTTCGGGGATATCCTCCTCGGCGGTTTTGTCCGCAATCGGATTGATAATATTGGTTTCGGTCTTGGGAAGTTTTCTGCTTCTGAAATAGTATTTGTGTTTGACAAGCCGCCCCTTGTCGATGTTGTTTTTAATGGTTAAAATCGCGATAGCAAGCATCCGAGAAGCTTGGGTCACTGAATCAAAGACTCGTTCATTTGACCAATCTTCGTCATAAACATAGACCTGCTGTGATTTGGAGTTTTTCTTGGTTTTGGCAGCTCTTTGCTTGGCTTTCTTCTCTGACATAAAAATGTAACCGTTGTAGATGGTGTCACTATCCAATTATTTCATAAATTCTTGGATGCTGAGATTGTGGGCATCTGCTGCTTCTTTCGGTGATTCATATTTCTCGTCAGGGTTGTCGATGTCGACAGGATTTATTCTGTCGGACTTGTAAGCATAGATTATCTGTTTCAACATTTCTTCTGAGTTTTCGATGGTTTCGCCTGTGAACGAAATATGTTCGCTGTTAGTTGTTACATCTGTTTCTGATGTGTTTTCGTGTTCAACAGCACCACCTGCTGACACTGATGTTCCGAGCGGGACATGATGTAAAAATTCATTGTCTTGGACTTGGACCTTCGGTGGTTCATACTCAAATTTTCCTTCTCTGAGTTTCCTGAGTATCTCATCAGAATCAGAATCGCCATGAGTGACGACGGTTAGATTCTTCAAATACTCCTCACAGAACTTTTGGAAAAGGAGTAAACCTGCATTTGCGATGTCTTTAATGGAGTCGGTTTTCGCCAGTAATGCTTGTTTGAAATCATTGATAGCGTTTACGACTTCCTTCTGTGATTGTACTTGTTCGTCTTTGATACATTCCAAATATTCATCACGGGTACACTCAATGGTGATACCGTTTGGGTAAATGATTTTCATAAGATATGTTATTGATGGTTAAAAAATCAGAAGAAGGGTGATAACTACTGCTATGATAATTCCACAGATTCCAATACATTTCATACAACCTGAAATATCTTTTCCTGCATCTTCTGGGTTAGCAGTTGTGAAGAAGTAGTTGTTACCGAATTGCTTGCACTGGCTTTGACATTGGCTCAGTGGAACTTTGCACAAAGAACAGGAAGGAAAGTCTTCATCAAGATTCTGCTTCTCTTGATACATGACACCATTAATCATTATCATCGTTGTCAGTATTTTTTGTTGGTGGTTTATTGAAAGCTCGGACAATATCAGCAATTCCATCGAATATAACTGCCAAAACGACAACAAACATTATGAAATGCCAAAAATTTCCGAAAATGTACTGTACAAATTCCATGTTATTTCCCTGTATGACCGAAACCGCCTTTGCCACGGTCGGTTGATGACAACTCGTTTACGGGAATAATTTCTGCTTGAATGACTGAAGCGAAAACCAGCTGAGCAATCTTGTCACCTTTCTTCACTTCATAGGGGTCTGAACCTGGTGGGTTAGAATTATACAAAATAACACAAATCTCACCTCTGTAATCAGCATCAATGGTGCCAGGTGTGTTCAGTACGGTGATTCCGTGTTTGAGGGCGAGTCCACTGCGAGGTCTAACCTGACCTTCGTAGCCTTCGGGGATTTCCATGTATAATCCCGTGTGGACAAGTTTTCTTTCCATAGGGAAAATCAGAACATCCTCATTGGATTTCAGGTCTGCACCTGAAGAATTTTTTGTGGCGTAGGATGGCGTTTCTAAGCCAGCCAACATTTTTACTTGTATCATTTGTTTCAAGATTTTTTGTTGAAATTATTCTTAGATATTCGGAGCAATACTCTCCTGCATACCAGTAGTATTTGGTTCCTGCGGGAATTAAACACTCCCTAATCACGATGTCGTTGTTGTACTTTGGTGGATTTAATTTACCAAGTTCCTTTTCAAGATTCTGCCAGTTATTGACCGAATAATATCCGTCCTTTGATAGAACTCTGACTGGTGCTGATGTGATTGCAGCCTTTTCGGTATACTTAAAACCACGGCAGTGATAAGTGATGAACGGTAACCAAACAACCAACTTATCGTGAAAAGGGCTAAGCAGAAAAATACCTTCTTTTCTGAAGCACTTATACACAATTATATTGTGGTCGGCAATCTTTGGTTCACCTTGACACTCAACACTCATTGGTTATTGTTTTTGCCGTAAGTTTCGATGTTAAAGATTGTTTCAGCGAATTGGAGTTCCTCAGCCACAATTTCAAAATCATCCCTTGTGTAAGATACACCTTTCGGAATTATGAAACGGTGGATGAAGTCGGTGTTTTTGTAAGCAGGAGACTCACTTGATACCGTTGCTCTGTTACCATACCTTGCTTTATAAACATTGTATGCTTCTTGATAAGTAGCATAGAATGTAATCAAGTGACCTGTAACTTCTCCCGTGGCTTCAGGGATTGTGCATATCCCATAAACATTGAGTTCAGCTTTTGCAACAAACTTTTCCATAACTACTAACTTTCAGTGGATTCTTTGAGGTTACCAAACAATTCCCTAAGAAGTGCTTCAGAATTTTCTGGTTCTTCCTGCTCGACATTTCTTCGGGCGTGGGTATTTAACTGTTTCTTGACTCTATCGGAAAGTTCACCGTTGTGTTTCTTGAGATACATTCCTGGGTATCTTCCCTCGTCATAGATGCCCTCTCCGATAGAATCAAGATAATTCAGAATCTCAATATCCTTTTCCTTGAAAGATTTGATTTGTGCCGCGTCCCACTTTGGTGGTTCTTTGACATATTTCTTCTCTTCCTTAGGTTTCTGAGGATTTTGAGATTCTGAATCTTTATTTCTTTCTCTGCGCATGATTATCCAAAGATTTTCTTGACGCCGATGGTTTCTTTCACGTTGTCGAATTTCTTAAATTGCTTGGCTTGCTCTGATTTAGAGTTGAGCAGGATATGTTCGGGATTGATTTTATTGCGCTCAATCCTGTTTTTCGCCATATTAATGTAGTTATCGGAAATGTCGGTTCCAATGTAGTGATAACCCAATGACAGAGCTGCGATTGCTGATGTGCCAGTACCCATGTACGGGTCGTAAACCACAAAAGGCTCATTCTTTTTGTTTTCAACACTCATGACACAGTTGTAAGCCAACTGCAACGGATACGGAGCGGGATGGTCTTTCTTTTCACGCTCGGGGAGGATTTCCCAAACATCGGTAAGATTGATACCATCATTTTTCAGATGGCAGCAGGTGCCGTCCTCGGTACTTCCCTTGACAAAGAAGTAAATCACTTCATACACAGGCATGAATGATACATTGTTGCGGGCGAAAGTCGCGTAGCGGTTCCAAATGATAATCTGGCGAATGGGGAACTCTTCAGTGATGTCAGTGTGCATGTCAAGCAAGCCATTGTACATTCTCCACTTGGTGTTGTAGAAAAATGCACCGTGGGGTTTCAAGCACCTAATGACTTGGTTGATGAGAGTTCTTTGTTGCCTGACGTAAACTGAATGGGGCAAGCACTCACCACCGCTGTCGTAACCGCTGTTGGTAATCAAGTTATTGTCGCGGTCGTTTTTCTTCATGGGGTCGAATGGCTTTCTGAAAACCTTGGGATTTTCGGAGCGGTTCTGATTCTGTAAGTTGTAGGGAGGTGAAGTTACCACAATGTCTAAACAGTTGTCTGGCAACTTTTTGAGAAATTCAAGACAGTCCATGTTGTAGATGTTGTCAAGAATTTGAGGAAACTCAGCAGCGCTGATTTTTTCTTGCTCTAAGATGTTCATATCGGATTATTTAAGTTATTAAATTTATGGTTACGAATTTATGACGTCGTAATAGGATTTTATCTCGGTGTCTGACTTAGTTTTATTCTTAATGTTACCGTTTACGGTTTTTATGATTAAGTTTACGGTATCTCCATCAGATTTCAACGAAGTAACTTTTACGTCACTGGAAATACTATAATCTTTTACACCATTGATATAGGTATTTATAATCTTTGCGTTTTGTCTGTTGTAGCGTTCAACGACACCTTTCATAAACTCATCAATCTTTACGCAGTACTTGTTGTAATGATTTCTGAGTATATTGATTCTTGGTTGTATTGAATTTTCAAAGTCATTCAACAGATTATCTATGTCCTCCTTCAGACCAAAGATATAATACCCTCGCTCCACGATGTATTTTGCTGCGTTTGTTTTTGACAAACACCGCTTGTACTCTTTAACGACTTTGTTGTCATGCATGAATTTTTCGTAAATGTAGACTCTGTCGAAAATACCCGTAAACCTCACATAAGAAACGGTATTGGTTTTTGGATTCATTCTTTTGACAGCAACTACATTATGAAAATCTGTCTCCAATAACTTTTCGAGAACTTTAGTCAGAATTTCGATAACACGCTGATACTTAAATGGAACAATATACTTACACCATTGTATCTGTTTTTTGATTGATGGTTTCAGATACGGTTCCGCTACGAAACACTCATAAGAATTGGACATGTAATCTTTGGAAATTTGGCCATTCTTTTTGAATACACGCATACCAAAATGAGTAGTATGAATCATAAACTCATCCTCAAACACATAAATCGCGTAAGCGGATTTGTCGTTGTTGTATAACACACTCATACAATCAGAGAGCGAATCATACAGGTTCTTTACATACTCGTCGACATGCTGCGTATACTCATCCAACAACTGAATATCATCAGAACTAAAGACTTGGGATTGTTCAGTAAACTTCTTACAAATCTGATAAAGTCTTTTGTCTTGTGTTTTATCAGCGATGAATGTTTCACGATAACCTGATGTGTTATTGATATATGCTCTGTAAGATATAAACACATCAAACATCGGGTTTCGCTTCAGAATATGGAAGTTGTTTTGTAACCAAGAATTACCGTTGTTCAAATCCACACACCTCATATCCCAGCCGTACTCTATCTCAAATCTGGTGCTCGAAATCGAAAGCATCGTAGCACACCAAATCTTCGTAGGAGTAATGTTCATGCTGATTACATGGTTCGGTATATGTTTTTGTGTATTGTCCCCATCTATGGAAATATACTTGTGAAAATACATTGTACAGAAAGCCATAATCCTGTCATAATATTCCAAGTTGTCCATCAGCATATACTCAAAATTGGCATACACCTTACGGAGATTTCCATTACGATATTCTCGTAGTTCCTGCTCAGTTATGGTATTATCAATGTAATGCAGCACACGGAGATAGTTCGTATCCTCGAAAATCAAGGGGGTAGAAGATATCATAGATATCCAATTATAATCGTACCCCTTGACTTTCATCAGATTTTTCTCGATGAAAGATGCTGCGTTTACTTGTAACATTATACGTTGATTTCTTTGATGATTGGTGTCTCATCCAACTGGTTTTCGACAAGTTCCTTGAGTTCTTCGTTTGCTGCTATGCCGATATAACCGCGATTCAAAGCGTGAGCGATAGTTATGTTCCCGCTCTTATCCAAACAGGGGAACAAAACAGTGTCATCATGGTTTGAATAAGTCCTAATCAAGAACTCAATCAGAGCCATTGGCTTCTGACCAACGTCTTTAATCGGGCGGTCGATATCATAGTTAAGGACTGATGTTGGGTACCTGTCGGTTGTGTCCTCCTTGAGGCTTTCCTTGTGAGGGCTGTAAATGTTGGAATGTTTCTCCTTGCCAAGATTCTTGATACTCGAATACCTCTTAGCACCCTGAGTCATCTGAGGATTGTAAGTGGTATCATTGGCTTTTTCTGCCTTTTGGAAAATCATAATATCCTCGTGATTTTGCAATGGGCGCAGAGATGAGTTCAAGAAACCTGTACTGGTGTTGCCCTTTTTCCAAACATACCTATATTTATAGTACTTAGCCATCGCGTTGATGACTCGCACCGTGAACATTTCTTTGCCAAAGAACACTATAGTTCCTTTTGGGCTAAGAACTCTGATAAGCGATTTACAGAACTTTTTGAGGAACTCGTCCTTGGTTTCGTAGTCAATGTTGCAAATAACCAAGTCCACGGTTTCTCTCTTGATTTTAGACATCTCTTTGAGGATGTCTCCTGCTGCTATGTAAGTTGGCAACATTTGAGGAAGCTCGTTTTGCATATTATTTAATTTCGAAGGTTTGGTTTTTATAACTAAAACAGAAAATCCACTTAGGCTGACTGTTATTTTTCAAGTGATTATTTGGTTCTTGAATCTTTGGCAATCGATTCTTTGACTTTTTCGATATATTTGGAAATTTCTGCATCAGTGTATGGAAACTTTTTCAGAAAATTGATTACAAAATCCTCGTTTCCTTCTCTCACACAGGCTTTCAAAATACAAGGCACAATATAATCAAGACTGCTCAACGTGAAACTTATTCTTTTTATACCTCCGTTGTACAGTAATTGGGTGAAATCTTCTACCGATATTTCTATTCTTTTTGATGTGTCCATTTTGTTATGTTTTGATTGGGCATAAAAATAGGGGCAAGGTTACAGCACTCCGAAGATAACCTTGCCCCCAACGAAATACTATGAATCATCCTTCTTACATCCTCTGATGCGTATTGCACCAAAAAACAACCATGCGTGTCAGAGTGCTGACGAATTGCTTTATTGTTGTGGTTCGTTATGACAGATGTCCCACAGATTGTTTGCTTTCAGCACTTCAACTGCTTTCGTTGAAAGTTCAAGCATATCTGGGTGCGGACTTCCTGTGGTACCGTAGTACCTCAAATCGAAAAAGTGTTTCCAATCACTGGTGAAAGCGCTGAGCACGATTTCAGTTTTCAGTGCATTAGGAAGGACTTGTCTTGCTTGTTGAGGTGTCAAAGGATTACCCTTGTAACCAGTTCTGTAGCGACGGTCTGGTTTGCGTTCTTCCCATTTAGTGACCAAATCCATGTAACAATCTTCTGCTGATTGGAGTTGGTTAATAAACACTGCTTCGAGTTCCGAACATTTGTGAATACCATTTTCTGTGATAACTACTGGGTAATCATTTTGGTAGTCTACATGTCCCTCAGGTAATTCTGGCAACCAACTCGGGATGATGTAGGTGATTTGCTTACCGAACTTCGTTTTGTTGTAGTCGCAGAAACGAGCCGATTCCTGAGCAAAACTGAAAGCGCGGTGACGGACAAGTTCATGAGAAACACCTCTGTCGGTGATGAATCGCATTGAAATTCGGAGTGAGTGGTGTTCTGGGTCAGGTTCACAAACATATTGCAAATCTGTCAACCAGTTGTTTTCCAACATAACGCGCAAGTTCGTGGTCACGTACTCTGTGTGGTAGTAATCAATATCAACATCGTTACCGTCTTCGAAGACTTCTTTGCCCTCGTAAACGGAATCGTAAGTAGAGAACTTGTTGCTTCTGTACTTTCTCAAGGCCTCGCTTGACCCATAGCATTTTAGATACACAGGACCAGCTTCAAGCATGGCCGTGTGACCTCTGTCAATCATGTTCTGCACGAATGTTTCGGCGCTGTCATCGGTGATTTTGTCCTCTGATTTGTAACAGGTTCTACCGGCTGATTCCACTAATTTCTTGATGGAAAGCACATCGTAGCCCTGTGGCTGAATCAAAGAAGCCTTACTTCTGATTAATAACATTTGTTTAGATTTTAGAAATTATTTAATAAAGTCTTCGATAAGTTTCATGTAACCGTTTGATGTCTCGATTACGTTGCTGAATTTGGCAAGCATGTGAATCAAAAACGGATTGTGTGCTACTGCTATTATTTGAATATCTTTCTTGTCTGTTTTCAGCATACCGTACAATGCTTTCAGAAGGATTACATCAAGACCTTTGTCGGGTTCATCCATCAGAATTGTTGAGTGCATGGATTCATCCATTTGGTCGTAACTGTGTTTCTTGATATAATCAGAAACTGAAGCAATCATTTCATTTCCGTTTTCGTTTTTGAGCATCTGTTCCAAATCATATTCATGAATGAACTTGGAATACCTCTCAACGAAACAACGCATGGAATATGCTTGATTTTCACCGTCGGAAAGACTTCCGCCTTCCATCTTCTGGGCACATAATTCTGCGTTGATAAAATCAAAACCTGATGTTTCGAGTTGTTCTGAACGATACAACATGGCGGTTGGGAACCTCCAGTCGTTGGTCAAATCAAAACCGTCAGATTCTCTGATTAATTCGGTTTGTGTTGAAAAACGCAAGCCTCTCCACAACTTTGGTAAACCATCATCGGTATTACATAAAGTCAGTTGTTGCAAAACCTTAAGAATACTGCTCTTACCTGAACCATTAGGCCCAATTATGATATTCATTCCATCTTTGAAATCATATTCTGTCGGCAGATTCTTGATATTCTTCAGATAGTAGAACTTACCTAAGTTTTTGCTTAGGTCTATTTTCAGTGATTTAATCATGGCATTGGCAGATATTCAAAATCTTTGACATACATATCATTATAGATTGAAACATCGTTGTACGCTGGGTCTTCAATCCAAACATTGAATATTACCGCCATGCCTGGTTTCTGACCGATGCTCTTCCAATGATTCGTGATAGCGATTGCTGACTTGGTGTCCTGTCTCACGATTTTACCGTTGGCCTTTATTGTGATTTTATCAGGGAGCCATTCAATCTCATATTCTATGTAGTTGTCGACTGGTGATTTGTGTTGCTTGCACCAAGGAATGTTCCTCGTTCCGATTGATGCGTGTTGACCGTTCTCTGCGTAGTGAATGTTGGTGGTGCTGATTCTCCAACTCGGACACACATACGGCGGTTTAGCTATGAACATTGTAAAGTACTTGTCATTCCTTGACCAGCCTTCAGTACCGTCGATTTCACCACCAGCAGGCCACAGACTCTGTCCTCGGAACTTACGCTCGTATTCAAATTCGAGGTGCGTTTCTTTACAGCTGAGCCAAAAACTAGGCCATAAACCTTTGCCTTTCGGGAGCATGACCTTGCCCTTAAAAGTACCGTAGGAGTACGCTTCAACACTTCTTAAGGTACCAACACCGTACTCTGGATTGTATATTTCTCCATCCCAATGTTTTATCTGACGAGGGTCTTTCTTCATTGTTAGGACCAAAGTGCCTGAATCCAAGATTCTGACGCAGTGTTCGGAATACCATTGCCAAGGGTTGCTTGTATTAATTAAGCGGTAACCCTCCATGCAACATTGCCATTCTTGACCACACCAAATGATGTTGTTATTGTTTTTGACAAACCTGTTGGGGAACAGTGATGGATATTCAGGATTTTCCCGTGATTTCGGGATGCCGGTGATGTCATACATTTGCCTTTCAAGGCTCTTCAGCATGGCCTCGATGTTCTCTTCGAGGAAATGCTTTGGGATGATTAAGTCGTACATGGTTTGAAGGTTATTTGTAATTTTTGTGTTGGTATCTCTTACGGAATCTTGCTTGGTCTCTGTCGATTTTATTTTGGTGTAATCTTTGGCTTCTGATTATCTCTTCTGATGAATGAGGCGCTCTTTCGTAAAGATGTAACTGAGCCACAGCTTCGTTCAATTTCTCAAGTCCTGATTCTTGCTCCTCTGGCTCAAGTTTATTTTCATCAATCAAAATCGCATTTTCGCCGTTGATGATTTGGATTTCGTCCTTGCTGTTTATCATGGCTACTTGTAATCCACTGGCTTCCAAGGCTTTTATGATGTTATAGGTCTTGCCACCTGCTCTTGCACTGCTGCTGATGACGCAGTAGATTTTTACCATTTCCTTGGACTTATTGACCTTTTCAGCAAACTCGGTTAGTATCTGTCGAATGTATTCTGATTGGTTCATTGCTACTATTTTTCATTTCATTTTTCATAGAAATAAACCGTTTTCATACAATGAGTTAGGCTGATTGGAATTTTCCCATAAAGAAAGCCCGCTCCTTTCGGGGGCAGGCTTTCACAATAAACCTTCAAACTTCTATTACGGCAATTTAACTTCACCTATTTATTACCCGTAGGTTTTTGCTGATTTCCTTGGAAACTCTTATGCTTGTCGTTGGGTTTCTTGAAGTCCTTTTTCTGGCCTGAATCCTTCTTGTTAGTGTTTTTGCGAATAAGGCTCAGGACGTCGAGGTGTTGTTTGAAATCTTCGCGGCGGGATTCTTCGTTGTTTTTGATTGATGAAACGAGTTTATCCATGAGGCTGTTACCTGCTTCAAGACTTTCTCTGATTTCCTTGGTTGCTTGATAGTTTTTATGATTGATGACAATATTCGTCACCAGAAGAGCCACCATCAGAACCACGATTACGATGGCTAAAATGAACTGATAATTCATGATTTTTGTGTTTAGTAAGTTTGTACTTCATCAAACTTGTAGGTAAGTTCTATACCTGCCTGTTTGAACATTTCTTCTGATTCAGCGGCTTCGTGATAGCGTCTTTCACAAACTATTCTCACGATTCCACAATTAATAAGCATCATAGCACAGACTCTGCAAGGAGTCATACGGCAATAAAGAGTGGCACCTTCCAAAGCAATTCCACGGCGGGCTGCTTGAGCGATTGCGTTCTGTTCGGCGTGAACCGTTCTGACGCAGTGTTCTGATTTGTGACCATCCTCATGAACAACAGTCTGGAACTTATGCCCGACCTCGTCACAGTGAGGTAGTCCCTTAGGTGCTCCGACATAACCTGTAACAAGAATCTGGTTGTCTTTGGTAAAGACACATCCAGTCTTACCTCGGTTGCAAGTGGCTCTCTTGGAAACGGCATCTGCTATTCCAAGAAAATAATCATCCCATGATGGGCGCTCGTTTTTCTGTTGGTTGAGTTCTTCCATATTTAATAATTTTGATTCTCGAATCTTCTGAAAACTGATTCACACTCTTCTGGTATAATAACATCTTCCAGCTTCACAAACTTGTAATTGCTGTAGCCATTGCCAAATTCAGGTTTCTGAGGAATGTAAATTGGCGTGTCTTTCGGAATTACGTCTACTGAAGTGCTTTTGATGCTGTAATCAAAACCTACGGTTTTTGACATAAACGCCATCAGGTCGTCCCAAAGTACAAAACAAATCTTTTCTTTGAAAAACCCACAATCAACGTAATAAAGTTTTTCTATGTCTATGACAGTGTTTTTATATTCTAAAATCATGATTTTCAGCGTTTTGGTTTGAATGTTCTTTCTAAATCGATACAAATTCCCATAGTCCACAAATCATCAAATTTATGGATTGGGTAGGTTTCTTTCATCGGTAACGATAGTTGTACGTCACTGCCATCAGACATGACCTTTTCGGTAATCTCCTCATATTCTCCTTCCTCGAAGAATGTTTCTACATGGTCATATTCCTGATTAAATGAGGCGAAAATATCATTCAGACCAACTTGGGTGATTTTGCATGGATTGTTTTTAATCATCCAAAAACTAACATCAAGACCCAGCTTAAGAAATCCGTAATAGAAGAAAACCGTGATGGCTGCCAGTGAAACGGTTTTGATACATTTCACTGGCTCGGCATCAGTGGCATCTAAATTCAAACATTTGTCGCAGATTTCTTTCGCAAAGTTGGCTTCGATAACTGGGTGTTGTGTCTTTACCGCAAAATCAGGGTCTTCACTCGTTACCACTATTATCGGTCTCATCGTGCTGCTCGGGTTGAGGTTCTACATTTCCTGTTTCTCGTGTTTGTTGTTGAGAAGAAACCTTGATAAGTGTCAGGATGTAAATCAAGAAGTCAATCAAGACCTGCTGCAGGCTGTCATTCTGCATATTGACGAAAATCTTGCTTTCGTTTCTGTAAGCAAGATAGTAAACAGCGGTAGCCTGACCAGTCTTATTGCTGATGTTGACTTCGTTGGTCAAATCCATAAAATAGGTTTCGTTGTTGATGTTAATCTTTTTGGGCACCAACTCAAGTAGTCTGTCGGTTGACCAGTAAGGTTCGATTTGAGCTGTTGGAAAATGTAGATGAATGGTTTTCTCATCCCAAGATGTAATGATTGGGGCAGACCATTCACCGCTGAGGTCGTCGTACTGATTAGTTCTGAACGACTTCATATCAGCGCTGTTGATGTCTATACCCAAATCAATGAGTTTTTGAAACTTTTCCATTATTATAAATATTTTATGTGTTTGTCTGGATATGTTATTGAGAAGACTTCTACTTTATAACCAAAGGATTTAGCCAGTATCGCAAAAAGCAGAGCATCTTCCTTGTAAAAGAAACCGTATGGTTTATCTGTCCAAATGATTCTGTCAGAAAAATCGTTATACCCTTTCAGGTATTTTGGTTTCAATGAACAATAATCTGTGACGTAGTACTTGGTTTTCAGACGAGGAAACCTGATACAATCACAAAAACGGGGCGTTTTCATATCACAAGCAAGGATTTACGTATTTTTCGACGTAATCGAGATTACCCATGTTGTCAATGGTTTGTCCAACTTTTACAACCAAAGAATCAATATCATCTGCCTCGATGAAGCAGGAAGCTGGATTTGGGGTGTTAGCGTAGACTTGCAACGCTTCAAAATTTGACAGGACCTCGGTTTGTCCTGAAAGGGTGAATGTTCCTTGCTGATTTCTTTCAAAGAACAGAACTTTGTTGTATTTCATATTAAACAGAACTTATTCGGGTGTCATAATCGGGGCAATTAAAGCAATTCACGGGAAAGTGACCTCTTTTACAAAACCTCGTCAAACAGTCACCAGTCATAAGATACATGCATGGTGTTGTTGCGGGGCCGAGGTCTTTGAGGTCAGCTTGTGTAATTGTGTTTGATGTTTTTACTACAATCATAATTGATAAAACCAGTCTTTTGATTTTATTTAGTCTGATTTTCCTGAATGTTGGATATTTGCTTAATCAACCAAACACAATCTTCTTCCTCCAAATCAGGCACCTGCTCAAAGCCGTGACGCTCATACCAAGGAATGAGCACATCTGCTGATAACGCTTTGTTGGATTTTGACTTCTGAACCCAAAGATAAACTCTGCCACATTCAGTTGGTATGAAATGTGATATGTTGTTGATGATAAATCCACCAATACCGTTTCCTCGCATAGTTTCTTTCACAATAAAATCAGAAAAGTATGCTGTTGATGAGTCATCGTCATAGGTGTATACCGTGAATGTTGCTATTTTTTCATGCGAATCATCAAACATACTCCAATCGTGATAATGAACTTTTTCACCATTGAAGATTTCTGTGTGTTTGTATTCGGAAAATATCCTTCCAAGTATGTCGTGAGTAGAAACTCTGATTCTAGGTTCTTCCATTTGTCTAAGATGTATACATTGATTCAACAATGCGTGAAATTTGATGTCATCAATATTCTTCATCAAGCAGTTCTGCCGGTGCTGTTAGAGGTTGGTGGTCCTTCATGTGTTTCAAGGCTTCTGTCAGTGCGATGTTCACCATTTCCTCAAAGTTTTTGAAAACCTTAGGACACTTATAAAGAGTCTTGGTCAGTGCGTAATATATGTTGTACTTCCAAGTTTCTTCTACGAAACTATGAATCGGGGTATCCACAATCACATCTTTGTTTTCACGCAACCACCTGATGGCTCTTTGTTGGGTTGGAGCCATCATGTAATGGTTTTTCAATGTGTCCATGGTTTCCTTCTTGGTAGAATCAAAACCAAGTTTCAGCTTTATTTGGATGGGCTTTTTGGATGTTTTCGTCCAAGCCAATTTACATGGCTCATCAAAACCATTCTCCATGAGAAGTTGTGCAACTTCTCTATTTACGAGTTCATCAGTTGTCTGTGTCATGATACTTTGATTTCTGCCGGTAACTTCAAACTGTCTTTGTTGATTTGAAGCACCTCGGCGAACTTATCGAGGGTTAAATCACAATACTCATCCACCCAATCAGTGATGTAATACAACTTTTCAGAGCCCTGAATAACACCGAACAGAATCGGGTCACGGCGCTTTTCGTATTCCTTCTTTTTCTCTTCAAGGGTCTGTTGATATGACTTCTTTTCAGGGTCATAATGCAGAACCACATAGTTGTCGAAAATTTCTAGTTTGTTAGTCTCCACGATTTTATCAACGACCTCAGGAGGCAATGGTCTGACGAAGTTCTTGATGTAGGTCAGATTCACACCTTTCTCAGATTTCTTGTAAAATTCGAGTAGTTCGTTCTCGAAAACCACATGGTAAATGCCACGAGCGTAAAGGATGGATTCGTATCTGTTGATAACAATGTTTCTCAATAGTTTTTCTTTCAGGGCTTTTTGACCTGTTTGCTCGACATTTTTCAGTGCAATGATGTAACCAAGTATTCTATCTGTATACGTATTGACTGAATCTTCAGTCAGTTGTTTGACATTGGTGAAAAACTGAAACACATCAAATTCAATGATATCCTCAAATTCCTTGGAATGGAGTTTTTCGCTAAGGCGTCTCCATATAGATTTTTTGGGTGTTTTATCTTCGGGACACATAGTTGGGGTTGAAGTATCTCCTTCCCAATAACCCAGGGAGAATTTATTAAATACGTTGTTGAACAGATTGGAATGGATGTAAATGTTCAAATCACGGATACCTGCATCCTCAAACTTTTTGAAATCAATCTTGTTATCGGTAGTGGCATCCACCATTTGTATATCCATCGATGGTTCAGATTCCACCACTTCCATATTTTTATCGAGGCGTTGCTTTTCACGGTTTTCCTCAACAATTTTTTGGATGAGAGTATATTTCGGAAGTTCCCTGTCAACAACGATTCCTTTCTCGAAAATCTCTATCCGTGTGCCTTCTTTGTTTACCATAATTGTATAGATTTTAAGGGATTTATCAAAACGAACCAAATTATGTACGCTACTGAAACACCAAACATGATGCATGACCAAACATCAATTTTATGATTCACACACCCGTACTTGGTTTTATCAATTTCTTTGATATTAGCTGCGTTGCCGTAAAGATTCATGAAACAGTTACAAGCAAAAATACAGGCAATCACCAACATACCAAAGTAGAAAATGTATCTGAGTTCATTCATATCATTAATGTTGTGTTATGTACCAAATTATATAAGAAAGAGCCGCACCTACTATCCAACAATCAAAACCAACAGAAACATTGGTTTTATCATGCTTTTCAAGTTGGTGCTTGAACTCGATTATTCCACCAATGATTGATGCTCCTCTAGAACATAAAGACATGCAAGCTATCAGTAGAAGTAAATTATAGTACCAAGAACCTAACATATTTATTTTCTGAAATCCAAACAAAAACAAGGACTGTTGGCTATGCCTGCTCTCAAGCACTCACCATTTTGACAAGTCTTACAAGAGATGCCGTACTGTTGCATGAGCATAGCATACTCCTTTTCCTTCTGTTTCTGTGCTTCAATCCGTTTTCTGAGTTTGTTGACTTTGCTCTTCTGGTCGAAGATTATCCTGAAATTGAACCGTATCATCTGTTCGATTTTTATTAGTTTTGAATATGTCTTCAAACACACTATAAAGAAACATAACACCCGCCACCATTATCACACCCACGACACCAACAATAATCAGTGCTCCAAGGAGTTTCAAAATTGTGTAAATCAGTTCTGTCATCATATCCGTGAAATTTTAGTGAGATTCCCAATAACAGTCATTGAAACCGTAGACATAAGCCTCTTTGTACGATTCTCTGATTATGTATTCAATCTGGTCTAATATTGGTTGCGGCACACTCTCTCCGTATACTTCTTTGAGACGGTCTAAGGTGTCCTTTTTCATCCGAGTTACTCTCTCAAGATGTTTTCCTTCTATTTTCTGAAATCCCAATAACGGTCCTGTTGGCATAATGTTATGTGTTTGGTTATGTATACTGTTTATTGGTTTGGATTTAGGTTGATGGAGTATATCTCTTGTTAAAACTTCTGAGGTTCTAATACTATGTGATTTTCTCTAAGTTTCAACTTAGAACTGCTGATGACATCATTCGTGACCGCAAACATCTTTTCAATCAAAATATCAACACTTCTACGATTTATGATTGATGATGAATCTTGCTCGGGCATCTTGTTATATTTGAAACGAATGTTTTTGCCGTGTTTTTCTGGTACGGTTATGTCTTTGAAAATTTCAAGGATTGATTCTCTGATTTTGTCATAACCATATCGGGTTCTAATGTTCATACCGAGAAATGTTATGTAATCATTTGTAAGGTTGTCGATATACGTCATGTATGATGAATACGAAACCAAATAATTTTCGTCAACAATGAACTTATCTGTATACTCGTATATGTTTTCTATGACTTTTTCAACACCAACTGACAACTCGTTGTTACCGTGAGCCTCAACTAACTTCAATAGATTGACTGCACGCTGAAAGTTCTTTTTCTTCAAAATTCCATTGGAGTCAATGTACTGATTTATGATATCATAACATTTGTTTGGCGAATATCTCTGAATTAGGTAATAAGCAGGACGAATCATTTTATCCAAAGCAACTTTCGATTTTACGAAAATCTTCTCTGGTTGTGCGAATTGGTTAAATGTAACACTGACGTAATCAGCCATATCACGGTCTTCAACTACATCATAAGTGTTTTTCATAATGTACTCGATAGTGTTGTTAAACTCCAACATAGTTTGTTGAGAAACATACTTGTTCAGTTTAATCAAATCCATGAATGTTCCAATCATTAAATCATTTTTCCTGACTTTTTCCTCCTTGGCTGAATCTATACCTACCTGCTTAAGTTCTGTCTGCAAATCAATATCCAATCCATCAAAATCCAAACTTACTGATATGTTGTAACCATAACTTGCAAGAACTGAAGCCACCTTTAATGGGTGTTGGAAACATTCAGAATACTTGTTTTCAAAATTCACCAGTTCGTATTCCTCCTTGTTGAATTTGATTTGTCCAGCGATTGTTGAAAAACCAGGAGTCGTTATATTATTCAATAGCGGGTCATAGACAGCTATAAATTCCTGTTTCTTGGCTGCAATTTCCTTGTCATCCTTAAAGTTTTCGATATCTTCATCTGTTAATCGCAGCTGGAACTCTGGCTCTTCATACAATAAATCGTCAAATTTGTTGTTGTTTGTCAGAGTTTTTATGAAGTAGAATGATTGGATATTTTGTCTTCTGATTCTTGAATTAAACTGCTCAATCTCAAACGCACTCCAATTACCCAAATACATTACCGCGAATGGATTGGTGGTATCATTAATGTCGATACCAACTGACAGATAATTGGTGCAAAAGATTATTTCGTAATCACCGACTGTATTCGATTGATTGATATTTGCAACGATATCTTGCTCGTTATTAGCCCTCTTATAATATCCATAACGAACATCTCTGCCCAATAAATGACGAATCATACCAACCAACTTCTCTGTGTATATGTCTCCCTTGTTTGTTGGAATTATGATTTTATGATTTTGGTTTATCAACTGATAACACTTATAAGCCATACGAGTCGTCGCATCCAGCAAATCGTTGCAAATGTGAAACTCCATAGATTTATCCATCATTTTCTTGTAAACACGGATAAAATTGCCGTTGTTCTTAAAGAAAAATTCAGAGCCTGTTGGAGTACCAGTCATCATCAAAATTTTGGCTGAGAATGGGTCATTAGAAGCAATGTACTGCAACTGTCTTAATTTCTTAATGCTGTTCGAGGTTGTATGGATTCTGTATTGTGAGTTAAACAATAGGTGCTCTTCGTCAATCACAATGTAATCAAACATTCGCGAAATTTTCTCATAATCTGCTCTAGAGAATTTATCAAACGTGGTAACAGCATTGATTCCGTGCTCAATTTTTGAAATATCCTTGTTGTCATAATAACAGTCAAAAAGCTCCATGATTGATTCATCGGACTCAATCTTGTTCTTGATTACTGAAATAAACGGGAGAACTAACATTACACGCTTCTCTCTTGCGAGGGACTTGATTAACTCTGTGTTATGTGTTACCGTGAAATCTCCCAACAGAAAATGTTTGTCAGGCCCATCAATAACAAAACCGTAATAATCTCCCTCACCTATCGATTTTATAGTAAAACCTGATACTAAGGGATTTTTTTGATAATCTATTCTAACCGGTTTTTTTCTTAGTATTTTCATTGGAACCTGTGAAAAATCTCCACTCAATCTTACTCTGTAATAAGGAACACCGTTAACATATTTTATACTTTTTCCTACCTGAAATCCTAAAGACCTGCACAGATAACATATATCTTCTGCCAATCTCAAAGATTTCTGTGTTATTTCCATATTGGGACTGGCAACATATCCATCAGAATCAAGTAAACCTGCCAAAATTTCTAACCTGATTTTTCTTGAATTTCTTAAGAAATCTGTGGGTATGTGTTTATTATTAATTAAGTTGTATTCTTTTAGTTTTTCTAATAAAATGTTTGGATAAAACTTATTATGCTTTGTTTTGTCTGGTTTTATAATACCTGATACCCAAACATCTCTTCTCAAATCTTTGTAATCTGCAACTTGCATCCCCAATTCTTCCGCATATTCTTCAAGAAATCTATGTGTTATTTCAATATCCTGACCACCTATTGTTATACTTGTAGAATCTTTTCTACCATCTCCTAACCATAATCCTAAATAATACGGATTGATATGAACTTCTTTTTCAGAAAAATTCACTGGAACATGGAAAAGATTAAACTTGCCCCATCTATAATTGTAACCGGAATTTATCAGTGCTTGGCAATCGATATCAACTATTTTAGTTAAATCAGGTATTTTCGGACCATATGAAGTCATCTGGAATTTCCAATCACCACTCATTACAAATGAGTTTATATGTGATTTGTTGCACGTATATGAATCACCACCTTTTTTTGGTGTTATCAAAAACATTTCCTCCCTACCACTGCATGTAGAAATCACTGTTCTTGGTGTGGAGTCAATGCCCATCAACAGGTCTCCTTCTTTTATGTCTTGTACCATTTTAATACTCCCGTCATACATCAGAACTGGTGTATCTTTTCCGAGACATTTACCACTGGCTGGTGCAGCATAAATCAGATTTATTTTTTCCTGTTTCAACAAATTTAACAATTTTTCTCGGTTAGTGCCCAAATACTCTCCGTCACCAAGACGCAGATTGTAATCCTGCTCACTTACCTCAGCCGACTTCTCGATTTGTTTTTTGAGGAATAACTTATACTTATCAACAAGGGTTTCATCAAATTCCTTATTGACAGATTTTACAACACCAACTTTCTGTAACACATCCAACCCAAACTTCGAGGCCTCCTTCTTATTTCTTAATGCTGAAGCGTAGAACGCATTGATTTCTTTTTCGTTTCTACATTCAGAACTCCTAAGAATCATGTGCGCCAGTTGTAAACCATCCTTGCCATACAACGCTGCCAATGTGTTACATACTTCGTAACGAAGTTTGTACTTGATTGCTGATATTGGTAATTCTTTATACTTGGTTATGTCGTAACCCTGAAGGACTAACTCTGATATATTTACTTTCTTTTCTGGTTCTGTCTTATCGGGGTTCTTCATTGCTTGATAAAGTTCCTCGATGGTGTCTAATGCGCTCCGTGATATCTTGGTATTTCTGAAAATTATATTGTCGATATCTTTCTTGTAATTGAAACCATTGTAAGTTTGACACAAGTTATAAAATATTGGTAAATCCATGAAGTTCATATTCACCATAATATCTGGGTCGTATGTCAAACGAATACCTGATGTAATTCTACCTACGGTATTGTCCAAGCACTTCAATTCAAAACCAGTTGAGTATTGTGATTCATTTCCCGCTGTCATAAAATCTTCCTCAGTGAACCCAAACTCATTCCTTATTTTATAAAACAGTGTATAGATAACTGATGCTTTGGTGTAGTAATTAATCCTATAACAATACTCAGAAATCTGATTATTTTTGGCTTCATCCTTGATATACACATGATGTGGAGGTGCGACTTTGGTGTAAATGTGGATACCACGTCCTGATGAAGAAAAACAAATCCAAAGGAACCATCTAAAATCAGACAAAGTCTCAAATAAACGGTCCTTCAACTTTTTGATATTGTTTCCCCGTTTTACCCATTCTTTCAAGTCAATATCAAAAACCTGCAATCCATTCCATTTCCAATACTCGTCTGATTTTGGACGAGAACCGTCATAGGTCATATAAATCTGTTGACGCTGGGTTTTGTCTATGTACCTCAAATCCTCGTTCGTGATTTCAAACAACAACTCACCTAAAGTTCTTGTACTGTAAACTTTGGTATCAGTCATTGTGGTTGTATAAGTTGTGTCAAGACAAGTTACAGCGTTATTTGTTATGATTGGAAAGTCTGGATAATCTTCTGTATTCCGTTGTAATGTGTTTCTAAATAAACAACCAAGCAACTTATTTGTTACTATGTTATTCTGAATCAATTTACCAACACCCCTATCTGTATGATTCAACTCATTCAGAAGATTGCTTTTGATGTTATTGGCACAGTTATAAAAACAAATGTCTGATAACAGGTTACTCATATCAATGTTATCAAACATATTGAACATGTCATACAACTCCACACCGTCCATGTCTTTTTTGATGGTGTAAAGTTTACGCATGTTCAACAAAATCTGTAGGGAATCTTTCTCATCAAAAAGGTTGTTGTACTTCTTACGAAATTTTAACTCTGTTCCTTTGTAACGATTAATGTATTCATCAATCTTTGCTGTCAACTGACCACAAATATGATTATAATCATCAATGTTGTCTGAACTTATCTTGATGAGTTCTTTCAATGATTTCATTACCAAATCTTGGAAACCTAACCGCTCGACGTGAGAACCCAGTACGTGGAGTTCGTTCATATTGTCGATTTCGTTACGAATCATTGAATAATTCTGAATCTTCTTTCTGATATTCTCCGCTAAAAATTCTTTATATTTTTTGACATCATCACTGGCGAGGACATCTGCTTTGACTTTTTCTTTCAGTTCTTCTGTTACCTCGAACTTGTCATCGCCCCTCTGTTCCGATTCAGTCTTTTTGATTTGGTTAAGTTTCTTGACAACCAGAGATTTTATGTACTTGGCAATCTCTTCGTTTATTTCACTGCTGACATTCGCTTCCCTAAAATCTATGTCAACAGCCCTAATTATGTCTCGCGACTGCATAAATTATCAATGATTTTAGACCTTATTTCTTTATACCAAAGACAGATAAATCTTTAGGCAGAATAAAGAAAAAGCCGCCATTGCTGACGGCTTTCCCACAAAGAAAAATGTTATACCCATCCTATGAAGAATAATCACACTCTCAGAAATTATAAGTGACTCCAACCTTAACAAATGGTTGTATGTCTTTTTGGGGTATGTCTCCAATCAAACCAACTCCTGCATTTACCCCAACTTTGTTTTTGAATCGGTAACTTGCATCACATTCCATGTATGGATTGAATGAACCCTTGAATGGATAATAGTAAGTTCCCACACCAACACCCACGTTAAATCTCTCAATCTTTGTATTGTTTATTTGGGTTGTTTCTTTGATTATGACCGTATCGTGAATGTGTGTTTCGCGGTATCTCATGCTGTCTACCTGAACATTAAACCCTGACACCCACAAATCAAGGACGTCGTTCTTGAAATACTGTTGGGTGATTGGAACTGAATCCTGACATGGCATCCATTCAGTGTCAGAAATGTATTGAGGTACAGGAACAGGTTTCGGTACGAACTTATCTAAGTAAACGGTGTCTGATGGCAACCAACAAGTATCTGTCTTTGTGATAGTGTCACTTGTTTCCACATCACCGCACGGTTTTAGGTATCGGGGTGATGTGAAATAACAAATCAACCCGACAACTGCCATAGAAAGGATTACTATGGCAGTTATCAGATATTTAACGACACTGTTCTTCATTAGACAAAGTATTTGTCATAGCACTTTTGACAGAACTCGTTGAACTTGTAGGCAGTACACTGAGCCAAAGCCATCGTAATCTCGATACGAGTCTTGCCAGGATAGTTCAGAATCTTGTCGTAAGTAACGCCGTCAAAGGCCGAAAGCAACTGACGAATGACATTGTACCAATCTTCGGTCTTGATGTATTTCAGAATGTTTTTCTTGACACTGGCAGACAAGGCCGTCGATTTTCTAACCCTGCGCTCAAGTTCCTCGGCGTTTTCTTGGATGTTTTGAATCTTAAGACTTAACATGATTTTACGGATTAAATATGTTTAGGTATATATTACCAAAAACATTTAAGCAAAATTGAAGCCTGCCACCTCACGGCGACAGGCTTCCTCGAAGATGAAACGTTTAACTACTGTCTAACTATTAACTAATTCTTTTTCTTTGATGATTTTTCTACTTCTCTGAAGTCACCTATAATCTGTCTTCCTGTGTTTTGCACTCTTGGTGAATACTTAAGATACTCAAAAGTCTTCGAATCCATTTTAAGAATACTGCAAATCTCAGCGACGACGTCTGGGGAAAACTCTAATCCTTTATCGGTCTTCTTTGATTTTTCCTTAGTAGCCTTCTGTGTTTTATAGAACAAATATGACGGTAATCTACTGCCTGTGTATGGGTTTATTAACTTCATTTGAAGTGCCCTGAGTATTTCTAATGACTGAAAACCTGTCCATCCAAAACCTTTTAAGTTCAGAATCTGGTCAATCATCGCAGGAAAACCTTTAGAGATATTCGTCAGTAAAATGAAAGCATGCTTGTTAACCTCAAAATTAGTGTATCTTGAAAATCTTTCTGGGCTCGTAAAAAATACTTTCTGAAACTCTTGAAATGCTTGAAATTGCTGTTCCTTGGCTCCCATTAGTCGTCCAATGTTATTGAATCGTCATGCAAAAATTTGAAAATGTCTGGAATGTCAAACTTAGTTATAACGCCCATTCTCGGTTCTTCGATAATGCCAATGACATTACTGTTAGGATTGAATGATAGAATCACTGGAGAAAGAACTTGGTGCTCCATCAAAGTTTTTTCCTGTTCGGTGTATTCTTTCCTGATGTCAAAAATGTGCGGTTTGGTGAGCAGCATCCTGAGTCTGAAGTCGCCTGTGTAGTAATAGTCGACTTCTGCTGCATTTGCCTTGGTTTCGTCATCGAGTTCCTTGTACCATTCCTCGAACACATCTTTCAGATATGTTTCGTTGTACTTCTCGTTGTCCATAATCAAGAAGGACCGTTTGGTGCATTTAGGCACAAGCTCGATTTCGTTGCTGAAGACTTTTTGCTCAAACAGGCCCTCGATAGAGTAGATGTACGGTTCTTGCTCCTCTGAGATTTTGAGGTCCTTAAAAGTTATTTCTTTGTAATCCATTGTGATATGATTATGATATTTGAAAATCAAAAGTCTTCAGGTATTGAGTCTCTCAAGATGTTAGTTGCCTTGTCACTGATTTGGGCTGTTGCCAAATTGAGAATCTCTCTTATGTATTCATAACCCAAATTTTGATTTAATTTAGGCAGAAGTTCTTTATAGCGGGTTTCAAACTTTGTGACAGATTCCTCGGGGAAGTATTTGGGGTCCAACTCCACGAGTTTTCTGTTATGATTGAAATGTTCTCTAAGATTCGTCATTGATGTTTTTTGCTTGGTGATAATCATAAGATTGCCAAGCAGGTCCACGACACTGTCGTTATCGTTGAGAATCATCTTTGCGGTTCCTTCGTTGAAGTTCTCCATCATGTTTTGGAAAGCTCTCTCAACCATTTTTTCTGTGACGGAGAATGTTTTTTCATTGGTACGCCATCTAATCAACGGTAGAATGTTATCGGATTTATCCCCACATATAATCTTCAGAAGGATGGTTTTGTACGGGGATGAAATCTCAATACCGCTGGTCATTGACCTTTGTATAGTATTCATTCGGTCATACATGTCAATGTTGAGCAGTTGCTTGAAAGTGGCATCATCGCCGTTTCTCGCCATCAACATTTTCAGCGGGTCTGGTTTTTCGGGGATGTAAGCATCTGAAAGTTCTCTTGAAATGATGAATGCTCCGTAGGGGTTTCTCTTGGACTTGGTGTTGGTGTACATAAACATGCCACCGTCAATGAGTTGCGTCAAGTCCTTATCGGTTGCAAACATACAACATTGGTCGTGGTCATGATTAATCTTCTTTGACAACAGACAAAGTAAGTCATCACCCTCGAGGCCATCAACTCTGAATGTAGGAATCTTGTCCCAAATCATATCAACAAACTGACCGAAGATTTTGTACAGGTTGTCGTAATTAATGTCGGACTGCTCCTTGTATTCCTTTCTCAGACCTTTATACTCAATGTTGATTTCCACACCTTCTTCCTCCTGTATCTGCTTCTTGACATAGAAAGGAACATAGGGTTTAAGTTGTTTGCGCCATGACCAAGAATCAGCCACGAAAATCACATTGTCACAGTATCTGCCCAAAATGTCCCAAACCTTTGCGAATTGGACTTTTAGGGCTTCATAATAATTCTGACATTCTAAGTCAGTTTCAAGGTTATTCACGTTATCCCCTTGGTTGAGAATCATGATACACCTTGTGGCAAAATAGTTGCCGTCGATAGCTAAGTATCTGGTCATGATTAATGATTGTTTAGGTTTTTAATCACTCACATCTTTCAGATGTTCATGCTTTATTGTTTGTATACTTCGACAAATCAAAAATGTATTTGTCCTCGGAAATTATGGTGTCGTATTGATAATTCGTTTCGTTCTTATCGGGGTTTAGATACACACATTTGAAACCATTGAACAACAGAAAATTTTCATCAACCGCCTCGTTTTTGGATTTAGTGTTTTTGAAAATTTCTGTTTTGTGCTTCAGAAAAATTACATTGACGTCGCCCAACTCCGTAATTTCAAAGTTTTCTTTTACCAGCATAGAATCCCACATAATGATGTTGGTATTGGCTGGCTTAAGATTGGCATTGAAGTCCTTTAGATTTAATCTTTTATCAGAGAAGTAAATCTTGTATGGGAAGTTGCCTTTGATGTTTTGGTCTATCCAAGCAACACAATCCCTGATGTAAGAATTTTGGGTTGCGACCCTCGATAAGAAAATATGAAAGAAACAATTCATCTGAATAATGTCTTTAACTCGCTGATGCAAGAAACAAAACTCACGAACTTGTTTATTGACATGTTGTAGTTGTCGCAATACTTGGCAACAATCACTGCTGCGGGAATGACTTGCTCCCAACGACCGTTGTCATTTAAGTACTTGAAGAATGGCTCACCCAAAGCCATCAAACATTCCCTTTCACGTGATTTGTATGCACAGGCTTCTTGATAGAATTTTTCGCCTGATGCTGCATTGTTCATGACTAACTCATATAACTCCACGATTTGTTTGGTGTTATCTGAGCAGGAAGCAATGGCTTCTTCCGTGATATCTGACCCCGAATCAATGACCTGTTGTAATGTTACGAGCGTATGTCTGAAGTCGGGGAAATTGTTCTTGACAAGCAGATTGATGCCCTCTTTCGTGGCTTTGATTTTATACTCAGCGGCTATGTCTTTAACGATGTTGACCAACCATTTGATGTAATTACGCTTGTGCTCCTCAAGATTTGATGACACAAAATCGTAATCAAATTGGGTGCAACGGCTTCTTAATGCAGAATTTACTTTCTCAACTTCATTGGTGCAAAATATGAAGTTGGTGTTTTTGCACTTGTCAAGGATAATTTTGAAAGCATCTTGGACGTTATCCCTGATGTTTTCAAACTCGTCGATGATTACGGTTTTGGTAACACCCTTAACTGCCATGCCTGATGCAAACGGAGTTACTTTACTTCTCAAGGTTTCGACATTGAAATCGTTGGAACCTGATAAATAAAGGACGTTGTCGCCCATTGACATTATCTTAGAACTACTGGTCTTCCCATTCCCGGGAGAACCGTAGAACAGGACACGATAACCTTTCTGTTGAATTATGTTCATCAAAGAACTTTTAACTTTCTCTGGAATGATTATAGTATCCCAATCACGTGGAGCATATTTTTCAAGAAGTGTGGTGTTGCTCATTTTTCTTCAAGTTTTTTGTCGATATATTCTTCGTTGGATTTTTGTATTTTCTCAAACTGTTCGATTACGAGACTCTTAAGAAGTTCCTTTGTTTTTACGTCTGGGTTCTGTCTCAATGCTTCATTGACTTTCTCCTCGACAATGGCTTTCAACTTGCTTTCAAACAATAAGTCATCAACAGAATACCCATCTTCAGCGGTCTTTTCTTTTAATCTTTCATCTAAAACCTCATCTATTGTTTTTTGGACTTGTTCTTTGTTAATTGGTATCTCAACTTCTTTGATTTTTTCTTGGACTGTGACATTTACAATTTCTTGGACATCACTTTTTGATAAACCAGGTTCTTGGGATGAATTAGGCTGATTTACATTTTCAGTGTCATTCGATTGCTGACTTTCGATTTCATTAATCCATTGTTTGGCTTTAATGGAGTTCGAGTACAATTTAATAGTTACAGGAATCAGACATGAAATTACGGTACCGAAGATGAAATCAAACAACCTCATGGTTTCTGCTTTTATGATAAGGTGCTGACAATAGTAATACATGTTCATGAGTATTTCCATAACCATGAACAGGTTTACTGCTCTTCTGATACGCTTCTGTTCTGTTTCTTCATCACTTGAATCCGAGATGGAAACGAAATACATCAGTGACGAAGATATGAATAATGATAATACCCCTGCTTGGAAATGTTTGAAGAAACCATTAAATGATGATACTGAATCTAATAGAAAATAACAATGCGCTACTTCACCAAAGGTTCCTAAAAGGCAGTAAATAAATGCAAACTCTCTTGACGCAACAACTGTTACACATCTCTTGATAAAATCCTTGAACTTCGATATTGACATAACCTAGAAATTTTTTGTTGCAAAGTATCTATGTATAAAAAATCCCTCCGACGTTTTGCGCCATCGGAGGGACCAACATGACCGACACCTTATTCAGGTGTATTACAGGATTCCTTATATTTATTAAACAGGTCTTTCACCGCAATAAACATAGACAGTTTATTGAAGAGAGGCTCTGCTCTGTTGATTGAAACGAGTTTGTCAGCGATTGCGGGAGTTTCCTTGACGAACTTGTAAAGTTTGCCGTAGGTCTTCAGTCCTTCATCGTTGGCAATCATGTCAGACTCCTCAATCAGGTTCATGATTTGAGTGAGGTGTTGATATGTTTCAATCGAAGGTTGCATGTATTGAGAAATGAGGTAACTCTTCTGGTCGTTTGATTCAAGAATCAAGCAACCAATCATGGCGTTGACCAGTTGATTGACTTCCTTCTTGTTATCACCGAGGTCCTCGCAAATCTCTTCAGCAACGGCCTTGTAATCTGCTCTGAGTTCCACAACCTTCTTATCGACGGTCTCTATGAGTTTCTCGATGGTGAAGTTGTATTTACCCAAAGTGCAGGTATTGTCCACTGCGGAAATCTTGGCCTTGATGTAGTGATAAATGCTGCCCATGTATTCGGGGGCGTTGCACACTGCCTCGATACCTTTGATGAAATCTTCCTCGGTTTTGAGGCCGAAATCAATGGCTTCGTCAGCAATGACCAAAACCGCGTTGACGGGGTCTTTGTGCATCATGTCTTCGACGGTCTGTTCGTAGACTGGGGCCTTGTCTTCCTTCTTCAGTTCATCGGCTTTCAGTTTCTCTTGGAACTCTGCTTCTGCCTTGGTAAACTCTTCCTCGGTAATCTCGTTGTTGAGCATACGTAAGATGTCTTCCTTGCTGAATCTTCCCGAAATCAAGAAGTCTTTCATGGTCTGGATAGACTCCATGAACAGAGTACCAAACTTGTACTGCTCAAACTTGTCGGCAGCAGTCTTCAACAAGTCTTGGTAGTTCTTGTCCATGAACAGAGCATTGAACTTGTTGATAGCGGGCTTGCCCATGAACTTACAGTACTGTGAGACCGTGGTATTCATCTTGATGATGTCCTGATAGGTCCATGCGTTCTTGTCCATGATGTTCTTCACGTCAACCGCATATTTTACGGCGATTGATGAATTGGCAAGGATGAGTTTGGTCTTGTAAGCGATGCCGCTCAGCGTCCCCACATACTTCTGAGGAATTTCTTCTTCTGCTTCCTTTGAGTAACGGTCGTAGATGGCTTCAAAGTCCTTCATGTCAGTCTTTTCAATGACTGCCACGAATTTCTCAAGAAACTCCTTTTGGAAGTCTGCAGGAAGCACAAATGTCTCGATACGCTTACGAGCATTTCCGATGACGTTTCTGTTGGGGTAAGTTTGTGAGCAGAAGTCCAAACCAACGAGGTAAGCCATACAGCCAAGGAATTGGAATGTACCTTTGGCGGTTTCCCAATTCTGCTCAATGTCATCATGCAGGCTCTCTGCCATCTCAAGACGGACGTGCTTATCTTTGATTTCACCAAGATACTCAGTCACAGTCTTGAAAAAGTGCATTTGAGCATTTTCGTAACCCTTTTCAAGGGTTTTCTGTTTGTCTAAATTGTTCATTATTGAATATTATTTAGGAGTAATGATTTTCAAATAACGGAGAAAATACGTATCAATAACAATACACATAAAACTAAACAAATGAAAGCAACTACCCACTTAATTAAACGATTCAAGGAGTCTCTGTAGCGTGTTTCGCGCCAGTACTGAATCCATACGTAATAAACCAAGGAGTGGTATATTTCTCCGTCTTCGGATGTCACGATTTTATCGTCGATTTCTACATGAAGATTCATGAAATTCTCCACGTCGAAAGGAATGTTCTTTCTTAATACAGCAAGCGTCGCGTCTGAATAATCTTGAAAAATGAGTTTTTTAGACTGATTCAAGTCATTAAAATCATATCTCGAATCTTGCAACAAATCCATTTTCACGAAACGCTTCCCCTTCCTTACTTCAAAATCCTGCTCGTCGAGGAATTTGAATACGTCGTCAGTGGTAATCATTTTTTTGAAAATGAAGTTACTCCAAATCTTATTCCTGCAATAGCACTCAGCAAGGAAATAGTAAGGAGCAAAGACTGCTTTCAGAAAATTGTTGCCTTTTCCTTTCTTATCCCTTTTCTCAAGTTTTTTGATTAGGGTATATTCGTAATTTTCTTTCATAACCAATTCCAGTTGATTTTCCAGTCTTTGAAAATCAGATAGAAAAGAACACCTACATAAGCAACCAAAACTATGAACTGAATCATTGATAGGTTTTGTATTCTTTTCATATTAAAGTAGCTTCTGTCGATGATAACTTCCAAAATGTATTCTATGATGAAACACAGAACTGAGGAAATTATCATTAAGTAAAATTCGTCTTTGGGTATAAATTTGAACATAGGCGGTACATTTTAGTCAACATCAAGATTATCAAACGGAGTCAACTTAGCACCGCACACGGGACAAAAGTTAATTCTTCTAACCACTCCGTTAGGGTTATTTAGGTAGAAGAATCCGTCTCCACCTTCGCTGATGTAAGTCCCTGTTTTTACCTTGGTTTTGTTAAGTGGGACATGGTTTTCGCAATACTGACACATGATATTTTAGTTTTAGACATTTGTTTCACGATTTGTGCTGGTATAAGGAATGTCATCATCCTGACGTGGTTCCACGACTTTGACCTTGCCTTCACCACCATCCTGCGGTATCTCACCCTCGACGTCAATTTCTTCAGGAATCATGTCTTTCTCCACATAGTCGGTTTCCTCTTCAGAAACTTCAACACGGTTTATGACATCTTTTTCCTGAATTGTCACCGCAACACCATCATAATCATAATCTTTGCCGAGAACGATAGTGTTGATTTTTGGTGTGTATAAATGTACTTGAACTTTGACGTCTATGTTTTGATTAAAATTTCTCGTGCCTGAATCTTGCTCAGGAAAGTTAAAATCTTGAGAATCTGTCGTGAAAGCCCCATTAAATGCCGAACCCTGATACTCATAACTGAATGGATTCTCTCTTGAAAATATAGCATAAAGCATTTCAAGGTGCATCATTGCACTGATGAAATTCGATGAAACCATCGTGCAATTACAATTCAGGTAAGTACATAACCTCCTGATTGAGGCTCTTGCCAACTCACCCTGTTCTTCTGCGTCTTCGTCCTGAGATATAAATTCGTAACGGTTGTAAACTGCTGTGTCCTGTGCTTGGTCTCTTTCAAAGGAATTAAATCGTATCACAAAGCGAGGAGTCTTTTCATATAATTCCTTGGCAACGGTTTTGAACTTCTCGTCCATGATATAATTATTGTCACCTGAAACGAGGACAAACACCGGCAAGTCAGGCATCAGTTCGTGAAGTGTTTTCGAGATACTTGTGACGAAAGCAATGGCTGCACTGAGCATTTGCTTAAAACCGTAAATCTTTGCTTTTTGGGAATACATCTCAGAAACTTATTTTCTTGATTATGGCATCAAAGTGATTGTCAATACTTGGTTTCAAATCTGCTTGGGCTCTCTTCTCTGCTCTCCTGTAACTATCAGCACCAATCATTTGTATCAGTTCCTTTTTAATAAAGTTTTGGAACTTTTCGTTCATGGCGTGGAATACATCATAATAACTTAAATCAGGTTTCCCCTCAGCAGTCATTGAACTTATATATTCGGAGAACTGTATAAATGCTATTGATATGATTCCTGGGAATTTCTTCTTTTTCTGGTCTTGTAAAATTTCCTTGACAATCTTTGAAAAATTCTTATTGACCTGTTCGTAAAGAACTGAATTGTTTCTCGATTTGTCTTTAGAAAATTCAGTGGTGCCCACGACATTTACTACTATGCCATAAACCTCCTCTGATATGTTTATGTAGTCAAAGGAAACTGCTTTGTTCTGACTCTCGTCGTTTGAGGTACTGTTTATGAACCGTTTTTGGAATGACGGGTCATATTCAAAGAAATCATCAGAATCATCACTCTCAAATTCTGTTCCCAAGCCAATAGCATATTCTTCCTCTGATTCTGTTTCAATCAAGGAATCCAATTTACTGACATTGACATCGCTACCAATTTTCATTTCAGAATTTTGATTCTAAAGGATGATACATCAAAGTTATTGAACTCGTATGTCGACTTTCTGATTTTAGCCTGTTTCTTAAAGCTTGAACCATTCATGTCATCACAAAAGTCAAAAACCTTGGAAGTCTTTTTGTTCTCGATGATACGCATCAAACGACCTATCGACTGACGGATTCTATTTGAAGATTTACCTCCGTCCACTATATATGCGTTTGTTAAATTTTTAATTGATACGCCGGTGGACATAGTTCCGTATGTAGCAATTATCACACATTTTCCGTTTGTTGATTTGACCTCATCAAGAATATCATCTCTGTGTTTCACTGAGCCGTGGATGATGAAAAACTTTCTTTCAGGGTCTGGGCAATTTGCTGTAAGGAAATCATAAATCTCTTCACAATACTGAACTGTATCAACAAACACAATCGAGTTTTCCTCAAATTTGTTGACAAGATTAGACAATACCTTTAAGCGAGCAGTATTGTGCTGATAATAATACTTCTCCAAATAGTAGCGTTGCGATGGGTTCTCCCACTTACCGCCTTCATCTTCGTTTGGTATCACGAGGTCTGGGTGTGTCTCAAAATACTCTGGGTGCATCTCAGGAAATTCTTTGACAATTTCCGAGAAGTTCTTGATTCTATCATTCGGGTCATTTGTGTTGGTGTTGTAATATTCCAGCTGAATCATTTTAATAGCGGTGTAATTAGCAACACCCGTGTCCATCAACTGCTTAGCTGAAACATTCATTACCTCAGGCCCAAACATAGAAACTATGTGTATGTAGTCTAGAGTTTTGTATTCGGGGAATGTACCAGTCATTCCGAAGAAGTACTGAACATTTCTTAATTTAGCGTAAATAGCATTTCTGATACTGTAAGCTTTTGCTCTGTGTAATTCGTCGCAAATGCAAACAGTGAAATCCTCAAAATAATCTTCCTCGTAGTTCGACAAAGACTGATAAGTTCCACAAACAATTTCTGCATCAACGAGACGCTTTGAATTAGCGTAAATGGTTTCAACTACAATCTGTTGGTCAAAATCATTCATACTGTCGTAATGATAAAAATCATCTTTCAGCTGTTTGCACAATGTTTGTGATGGAACAATAATCAGAATCTTTCCCTTGATTCCGATGACTTGCATCAGGCACTTACAATAAAGGTATGTGAGGAAAGTTTTACCACCGGCGGTTGCTACCTCGATTCGTGCAACATGAGCGTTTATCGCTCTAATTGCTGACTCTGGCTGATAACTATATTTTTCGTCATCGACTGAAATATCATCAGGTAATTTCAGAGAATAAACCCAGTCATAAAACTCTTCGTAGGTTATCGGAGACCTGTAATGACCTGTTTTGTATGGGTCATCAAGCAGTTCTAAATCCTTTTCCTCACACAGATAACCAGTGGTTTGACTCAGAGCATTTCTTACATCAGACCAAAACTGATATGGGAAGATTGACTTATTGAATAGGTAACTGTAACGGATGTGTTTGTCGAAATCCCCCTTCATAAAAGGTTTGTACTCTTCTCTCGACAGAACTTTTTCGACGATAGCATACATCTGAAAATCCTTTTCTGTCTCAATGGATTCCATTACAACAAAATCCCTACAATTTTTACCTGCTATAAATCTAAATTTCATAGTGATATAAACCAAGCTTTTTGGCTTGATTAGGCTGAAAACTTATAAATATGGATTTTTGTCTGAAGAAAAATATTCTGCTGTTAAATGATATTTTTCCAGTTGACTTTTTCAGACACATAGATGTGACGGCTGCGGCAAAATTCCTTCCACTCTTTTATGAGTTTCTTGGCTCTGATATCGTAATAACCCCGAGAAGGAATGAAAATTGCGTTTTGCCATTCTTTTAATGGGAAGTGAACTATCTGTTTTTGTCTGGCTGGGATATACATCCTGATACAAAACTCAACACCATAAATCCGTAACTGGTCTACAATGCTGTGATAACTGACAGGAACAGGGTATATGTCTCTCTTCAAAAACACACCATAGCGATATGCGTTTTTGTAAATCTCGAAAATGTAGCATAAAACTATGATACGGATTCTCGGAGGTAACAAATGCAGATTAAATCCCATGTTTCTGTTACCTAAATTCGTGGTTATGGGTCCTAAACTTAAAACTAACGGGTATTGGTCAAACCACGGCAGAACAGATGTATCTTTATATTTAGGGTTCTTGTATTCAAAAATGAACAGACCACCCTGATACATTAACCGTTTCGTATAACGATATTTGTCAGGGTTTTTGAATACGGTTTTATACAACCAATTCAATGCTCTGGAAGCAGGTCTGTGACCTAACCATTCATGTTTCAGTATTTTCGTGCGTAAAGAATACTTGGAGTTTTTCTTAAAACCTCCTTCACGGGCTCTCGCCTCTTCCAACGATTTCTGGTATTTCTGAGCATACTTATCGCGCTCAGTCATAAATTCCACTTCATCTTTCAGAAGTTCCTCAATCGTTGAAATTTTCTTTTGTCGCATGAGTATGTATTAAGATACGGGCTAATAAAAACTTGTAAAAATGGCATAAGAAAAGCCCTGACGCTCACTGGCATCAGGGCTTCTCTGATGATTGGTGTTGATGGGGGATTAGCTGTTCTGTAAAGCTTGTTCAATCAGGTCATCGTCTGAACTGGTTTCTGCAGCTTTGGGGGTGTTCTCTTCTCCGATTACACCTTTGAGTTCATCGGGGATGGACTCTTTCAAGATGTCACCCCCTGCATCCTTCTTTTCCGCGGGCTCGGCCTTGCCGAAGTTTTCGATTTCGGTAATGCTCTTGTCGCGAATGACAGGAATGATAGTTTGGACCTTCTTGAGAACATTGGTCACGTAGGCCTTATCCTCTTCGGTCTCGCAATCCTCTGGTCTGCGATACGAGAACCATCTCTTCATGGACACGTCGTCGCGGGTCAGTTGATTGATAAATTCCTCGACGAAAGGCATCACTTCTGGTTTGTAATTGCCGTCTGCGTCAAGGTCAGCTGGAGTGAACTCGTGGCTCTCACCGTTTTCGAGTTGGATGAAAGCGCCGCGCTTCTTCTGCAGCCAAGTTGAACTTGCGTAACCGCGACCTTTCTGACCATCGAATGTTTCTTCCTTGCAAACGATGTTCATCACGGAACTCTCGAAGATGTTGAAGATATTCTCCTTGTCTTCGCCGTTCTCGATTTGGTCCTTGGTAGGATTCAACTTCTGGTTGATGAGATTTGCGATGATGGCGTTCTGTCCAAAGGTGTTGAAACGGAACAGATAAATCTTTCCGATTTGCTCCTTGTCAGGGGACTTGATGATTTGCACCTTCGCGCAAGCCTGCTGTTTGCGGGACAAGTACCTCTTGATTTTTTGCTCGGCGATGACGTCACCAGCCTTCTTGGCCGAGGACATCTCGAAGAACAATTCCATCACAGGACAGCCCTTGCCAGGAGAAATGTAAGTCATTTTCTTGCCCTTGCGCTCGGGGTCTGGGAGGTCCTTGTAGTAGACTCGGTGAACGATGTTGCTCTCACAAGCCCCGTCCTTCTCGATGTTGGGGAGGAACTTGATGACGTAGGAGTTGCCGACCTCTGGTTCAAAGAACTTGTCTTTCCAGTTAATGCCGCCTTCCTGCAAATCTTCGGCTTTAACAACTTCGTTGACTTCTGTCTTAGAAACGTTTACTAACAGACTACTTAAATTCGGATTGTTACTCATTTTGAAAACTTTTTGAAATTAAACTTAAAACTTTTTGAAAAACTATTGATAACTTAATTGGGACATTCTAAATAACTAACTAAAAATATCCATTTAGTCTGATTTATCCACCTATATTTGAGGTGGTATAATCATACAGGTCATTGTAGTAACCTGCAAATTTGACGAAAGGTTCTGTGAACTTCAAGAAATTATATCTGAAGAACATAACCGCTGGGTTGTTGTCGAAACGCTCTTTTCTGCGTTCGCGTTTCTCACGCTTGAACTCCTGATAATCGTCACGGGACTTGATTTCCATCTTTTTCAGGTTATCCTTCAATTTGTCAAGTTCGCGACGGTTTCTGTTATAGATGCGTTTGCGTTCTGCATCTGACTTTGCGGCCGAAATTTCTTCGTCATGCTTATCTTTCAACTCCTGAATCTTGCGATTGATGTCATTGATTTTCTTATTCTTTTTGGCATCGTCATCCTGTAAGTCCCTGTAGTTACTGTCATCAGAAATCTTTGGTTTCTTTTTCTTGGTAACTTTTTTGGTCTTAGGATTATAGTCAAAATCATCGGAGAAATCATTGACATCGTAATCGGTTTCGGTCAGTTGTTTTTCGTATTCAGCAGCCGTGTCATCCAAAATTTGTTGGATGTCAAACTTCTCACCCTTTTCAACAGATTCAGTCACAGCTGAATTTACCTCGTCGATGTAATCTTCGATGTCAGAAACCAGTTTCTTCTCGGTTTTGGTCTTGGCTTCAACCTTCTTCAGAGCAGCAGTGGCACCGTTCAGAGCCGTTTTGTGGTTCTTGTCAATGTCAGCTGCTTGCTCCTTAGAAAATTGTTGACCAGCCTGAATCTGGTTCTCCTGTTGATGCTTCTTTTCCTGAGCCTCGAAATCTTTGTCATCACGTTCCAGTTGTTTCTTGATGTCGTTATCCGACAAGCCCATGGCTTTCAGCTCTTTTTCGCGTTGAGCACGTTTCTTGGCACGCTCCTTGCGGCGCTCCTCGGCCTCCTTTTCACGACGACGGGCGTTTTTAGAACGTAAGATGCCGCGCTTGTGGGCTTCTGCTCTTGCTCTGGCTTTCGCGGGGTCTGGTTTGCCTCGGTGCTCGAACAATGGACCTCCGTAAAACTCGGTGCCCATGAACTCAGTGTTATCGCCAATCATGATTACTTGAATTTTACGGAGTTAAAGATAATAGCAGGAGTGAATTTGGATTTGCTCTTGTCGATGATGGTGTCGAATCCTTTCTCATCAAACTTCAGCAGGCTGTAGTCCTCATAGAAGTAATACACCTCCTGAGGATAATTCTGAATGTCACGACCAGTCAACAGAATGTATTCGTCAGTGACTTTAATTCTGTAGTACTGCTCCAACACAGAAGATTTGACTTTGCCGATGAGCGGGAATATAACACTGTACTTGTCAACCCATTTATTTCTGATTGTGACACCGATATCGTATTTACCGTTGTTGGTGAATTTAGAAATGGTTTTCAGAATCTCCAAAGCGGTAAGGGTTTTCTCACCAGCAAAGGAAGAACTTTTGATTTCTACCTTATACTTGCAATTCTTGGTGTCAACCCTCGATTTAGATTTCTTATTCATGCTGTCGTGGAAAGCCATGCACGAATAGACCTTCTTGTTGTCGTCGACAGCGTAAATAAGCATGGGGACGTCCATCCTGATGAAGAATGACAAGGCGTCAGACGTCAAAGCACTGAAGTGGGTGAAGTCTCCTTCTTTATTGTATTTCATGGTTTGTCAATTTTTAGTTTTCTGACATAAATGGTATTAGTTTTCTGGGTGTTCAAGTTGCTTGGTGGAAGCAGTTGGACACCGTTGAAAATATCTTCCTTAGTTACCTCAAACTGGTTGCCATAAGGAACCAAGCATGAGTTGTTGAAAATTGAACTGGTGTCAAAACCTAAGAAGTCTGCAATCTCAAACACTACATAGTGCGGTGCATCTTCTTTTACATCTTGGCTGTTCAAAACCTTGGTGTCGACCGCCTGACAACATTTCAAATCTGAGTCTTTCGGTACTTCAACATTGATTTTGTCACCACACAGGCATGACTCCAAAGCATCTTCCATGTTGTTGTAGAACAACATATAGTGATTGGCAACGAAGCCGTTCTTGATGAAGATTTTGATGAACTTTCTGAGCATGTCCTTGTTGGGGAACTTCATCACGTGGTAATAAGCGTTGCCGTAGTTTTTGACAGTCATTTTACCGAGGCAGTTAGTGACCAAGTCAATGTACTTCACATCGTAGTTGTTGATGGTTCCGTTGATAAGTTTACAGTTGATTTCATCCATACGTTTTGCGAAGAAATCAGCCATGAGTTCAAGCTCCTTGTCACTCAGCATCGGGTTTTTGTGCAGAGCCGCCTTGATACCAATCTTTTCGTTGTCAAGCACTGGTTTATAGGAGCTGTACTTGTCATTGGGAACGATGTTGTAAGTCAGAATGTTGCCATCAAAATCGGTGATGACGTGTTTGCAGATGGGACTTCTGAAGGTCTTTTCCCATGTTTCAAAAGCCCAAATGAATTTCTCCACGAATCTGTTACCGAACTGAGCACAAGTCAGGTCAATCACGAAATTGACACCTGAATCATTTACCAAAATGGCTGTGTGCCATGAGTTCTTACTGCCGTTGTAGCACTCACCCCAAAACTGCTCCTTGATGTCAATGGAGATAAGTTTGGCTTGAGCGCCTCTGTACTGCAATAAAATCTTGAAAGCGTTATCGTTGATAAACGCTTGTGACACTGAAACACACCATCCAGTCGTGGTGATACCTTCACCAATCGAGTGAGGTTTATTTTTCATCAGCAACTCACCGTTGGGGTCTTGATTAATTCTATACCCTAACGCGAATCCATTTTGCACATCATATCTTTTCTTGAAAGCCTTGATGACGTTCAGATACTCGCTAAGGTTCTCATAAAAATTTTTTGAATCCATTTTTAGAAAGTTTTAATGCCTAAATGCAAAGAATCTCTTCAGTGAATTGCTGTGTTGATTCATCCTGCTCGGCTTTTTTCTTATATATTATATTGAAACCGATTACTGTTTTTTTGCCACTGTGTTCCACGTCCAAGTCACCGGTTTTTTCATCTGATTTATCGCTAAACATGGAGTTAGCGTATAATTCTAACTCGATGTTGCTCAATGGGTTTAATTCAGGTACCAAGTAATCTGTGAAAACATGGATGACTTGTTTAGATATGTTCTTCTCACGGATTTTATCACTGTTGGCTATTTTGTGTAACCCAAAACCCGAAAAAGTGTTTTCGGCATTTTCCCCAATTCCGAAATCTGACTGAGGAATAGTCATATCTTTCTTGTCGGTGTATTGGTGGTATGATTTTTTGAAGTTTATGAATCTATCCGAATATTCTGATTCTGGTTCATAAAACTTTACAGGGATTTTGAACTTATCGTTTGCGTCCTCACCACCCTTTCCAAACAACAGGTTTCTACTGAAAATCAGTTTCTTAGGTTCTTTGAGTTTTTCGCCTGTTTTGTAATCCAAAGTGTATGTTGAGGTTTCTTCCAACGACATTGCTTCATAACTACCCAAATGTAAGAAATAATTTAGGTCGAAACACCAAATATTTGTGGTGAAGTTATGCAACAAATAGTTCAAAAAGCCCTTCTTCGATTGTGACGTCTGAACAACGCTTATTTGTGTATTAAGTTCCTCGTTACCGTAAACCAATAAACCAAAGCCATTGTCCTTGCACGATTCAGTGATGACGTCTTGAACTGTCATTTCTTTGTAATGTTTCTGCTGGACATCTTCCCACATTTTTTCGTCATAGAGTATTCCTGTTAACCGTATTTCGGCACCTGACATTGGGTATATTTCCGTGAACAGAATCTTAAACTGTAATGCGAAATTGTTGTAACCAATTCTACAGATACCAACATCTAAATCATTTTTCAGGTGTTTCCTGATTTTGAAATCTTCGTCCTCGACCGTTACGTCCACCGTCGGTAATTTGTAAAGACCTACTTCAAGTCGGAAATCAGAAATCTTCGACCAGTTGATATATGTCTGTTCTTCAGAATCACCTAATGCTAACAATGGGACATATTGTCCTAAGGAAGTCTTCAATCCTTCGTAAGTTCCCTTCACGGGTTCTTTGTCGATTTCTACCTTGATTTCAGGTACCTCTATTGATGGTTCAAGAATTTTTTCTGCCATGACTTTATTTATAAATCAGGAATCCATTGGCTTCATCTACTGTGGTTCCTTCCTGTGTGATACCAAGTAATGGATTGCCTGATGTGTTCTTTTCGATTTGTTCGCTTGTTGTTGGTGTAAAGTTGTTTTCGATGATTCCTGGCAGAGGATAATTCTGGTCATCCTGAAAATCTTCCATCAGCAATCGGTTGTTGTCTTCAACAGACTTCAACATATCCATCAGGTCAGGAATCTCTACTATATCACCAACACGCATTTTTGATACGTCGGTAATGTTGTTCCAATCAAGAAGCAACGGTAGATACTTAACATCACCGTAGTAGGACACAGCAATCATGTCCAGCCTGCCATAGGTTTTTTCATCCAATTTCACCACTTCAACCAGTTTCACGTCATTGCGATTATACTGACCTGAAACAAGCATTGAATATTCACCATTTACCGTATCCAGCATTTTCCTTATAATTTAATGAGTGTTTCGTTAAATTCGGGGATAAGCGACCTGACATTAAATTCTTTGAACAGTATTGAAATGTCAAATGTCTTGGAATCCGATAACGCTTCTGTGAATGAAAACTCAAGTTCTGCGGTGTTGGTTATGAAAGCGTCATTAAAGTAAAAACCAAGGATGTTTATCTCTGCGCTGTTTTTCAGAATCACGTTCACGTCGAAAGTACCGACGCGGTCACGTCTTTTGTAATAATTGTAAGCAAACTCCCAAACATACAACCAATTCAGAATGGTGTTTTTGAAAGTGATTGTTACTTTATTATCGGTCAAAACACTGGTATAATCAGCGTTTCCTGGTTGTGTGAATTGTGTGGTGTTATGTTCAAAGTTACTGCGGTCTGCTTTCAGATTTCCGTTATTATACAAACCAACCAATTCAGTCGGTTGTAGAGATAAACCTGGCACAGATAAAGATTGTATGGTTTCATGGAAATATCCTCTGAATGTTTTCAGCGGGTAATTCAACCTATACAGGTATGTGTCATATTTTTCGGTCAGTTCCTCTGGAAAGAATCCATTACCGAATTGAATGATTGCGTTTGATAATATCGGGTTCAGCATAACTTATCGGATTTATGATAATAGCTCGCGTTTCGCGTTCGCGCTTAATCTTCATCAGCGTTCTCAAACAGAGTCATACTTATACATCTACCGTTCCAACGGTTCAGGTAATTATAATGTATACGCATATCGTTGAGAATCATAGTTGTGTAAAACGAAAATATGTTGGTTGATTTGTTTGTGTCGTATGATTTCCACTTACGCCATGCTTCAGTGACGGCGTAGTTGATACAGACGTCCTTATCTATGTGTTGTTCATTTCCATTATTCAGCCTTCTGATGGAATTTTCAGCAATCAACTGAAAGTCTTTCAGCAGTGCATCGTTACATTTCCCTGCTTTCAAAGAATCTTCATAATCCTTTGTCAGTTTATCGGGTTCGAGGTATTTTGCCATGATTGAAGTTAAGGTTTAGGTTAAACAGAAAAGGGCAGATGTGCCTGCCACCTGCCCCTTCCAAGAAAAAAAATGAAAAAAATCGTAACTTAGAATGTTGCTGTTAACGCTCTTAATACAGGTGGTCTTCCTGAGCCTCCTTAATGTCAGCGATGTTCTGGTCAAGAAGTCTGTTGTACTTCTCTTCCATTTCCATTAGGCGGACCATTGCCGGAGAATTGGGTTCAGCAACTGACTTCATCCTTGCGATGCTTTCAAGTTCCTTGTTGATTTCTTTCTGCTTCTCGTTCAGGTTCACCAGTCTGGTTTCGCGCTGTTTGAAGAACTTTTGTTCCTCATTCAGGTTTTTGTCGAACAGACCGAACATGGCGTCCTTCATAGAAGTTTGTGACTCACAGAGTTGCTTGAAAGAATCGTAGTTGACGTTCAGTTGACCGTTGAGTCTCAGGAGTTTCGGTGCCTTGGTTCCAATCTCATACAAGGCCGACTCGTTGATGGATTTGACGGCGGTCATGGTATTGAATTTCACCAAGTTCTTGATATTCATGGCGATGGTGCAGAAATTGTCGGCATCACGCATGTATCTCTTTTTGACGGGTTCGGAGAATTTAGGACCAATCTTGGGGTCTCTCTCGTACTCGTTGATGGTTTCGATGAACAGCTTTTGCAAGTCACCCTGTTTGATTTTCTTGGTGTTGCCGTTAGGAAGCGTTACAATCACATCACCGTCAGCAGTGACTTTGATGTTCATATCCCACTTCTCCTTGGGGGTGAACTCGTTGGTCTCAGGATTGAAAACGATTTCGTCGACGGCCCGCATCAGTTTGAAATGTTTCTGTTCGAGGTCTCTGACCACAGCCACATCTACAGCTTCGTTGTCAGAACCTGATTCATTCAATCTGACAAATGTGCCCTCGGTGTAACCGTAGTTTTGACCTGTGCTGTCTTGGTGGATGAAACCAACAGGAGCGTACATTGAGACACCGTTCATGCCGGCGATAAACATGTTTTCGTTGAGTTTGGCGGTTTTGACCTCCTTGTCTTGCTTCTCGGGGTCACTCTCATCAGTACCCTCGTTTTCATTGCAACCAAGTTGCTTTTTAATGTCACCGAGGAGGTCTGATTGTAAGCAGTCAAAGATACCATCTTTGATGAGTTTCTCTGTCTCTGACGACTTTTTGTTGAAGAACTCTTTAATGGTTTTGACAGTTTCTTCGGCGGGGATGCCCGCACGCATCATCTTCGCAAAGTGTTCCTCTTTACAAAGGTTGATGATGAAGTTCAAATCGGCATTTTGCCCAAGGTGTTTCTTCACCTGCTTCATGACTTCACCAACGGTCATATCATCGGGGGCAAGTTCTTCTCCCTTGGTAATGAATGGTTTCAGTGACAAAAGCGGGGTGACAGACTCATTCAAAGACTTGTACATCTGAGACAGAAATTCAGAGCCTTCGACGGTTTTGGCTTGCGCGTTTTTGATAACTTCATTGATTCTGTACAATACACCACTGTAAGAATTTTCACCTAACAAAATATTGTCGACATAATTTTGTTTAATCTTGTTACTCATAATATTATGAATTGAAAATTGTTACTAGCCGTTATTTATTATTACTAAACTTTAATTTGAATTGCCTGATGATTCAGTCCAATCAAGAAATCATTACAATCTGCTTCGGTAATTTCGTACTTATCGGGGTACTCAAATAAGCATTTCATAAGAGGTTTCAAGAATTGACTATTAATCATTTCATGCCAGTTGATTGGAGGCATATTCGGGATTTTATCAATATCCACATCATCGGGCACCCCAATCACGGTATAATCAGAACCCAACGTCTTGTAATAATACATTTTTTGCTTTTCAAACGCAAGTCTGTAATCATCCTGCAAACCATTCTGCTCCAAGAAATTTGCCCAATTCACGACAAGTTGTGCTTGTAGATGATTTTTAGGTATCGACCAAACTTTTTTATCTTTCTCGACGGTGTAAGTCATTTCCTTAACACCACTTACAGATGTAGAACGACAAACAATTTTCTTTTTGTTGGTTTTTATGATGTAGTTTTTGATTTTACGACACTCCTTGCTGATTTCCTGTATCGTCAAACCATCAACCAAATATTTTCTAACCAGTTTTTCGATTATTTTCTTAAGTTCTGGTGTCGTTTCGCCTCGTTTTAGGGAAACGCCCATGTACTTCAACTTTGGATTCTCGGAGAAATACACACCATCCTTCCAAATCAGAGGCATGATATACATCTTTTTGGACAGGAGCACTGACTTTCTGGTCGTAACTTCGTGGGCCATCTTCAAATGTCCCTTGTTACCATTACGATATTCCAAATCGTCGTCGATTGCTTTTTTGATGATTGCGTTGAGGAATTTTTCATCAAAGAATGAAGCAAAGTCTGCAAGTTCTTTGTTACCTTCTGATGTTTGTGGCGGTAACTGTCTTGGACCATTAGGTCCAATCACGAGCGACATAACTTTACTAACATCAATATACCGAGAATCAGTATCACCATACACACATACGTCATTAACCGTGTCTCTGACGTAATACAAGTTTTTGAGTGAAACCGTGTCTGGATAAAACTCTCGCATGATTTGCAGAGATTTTTCATCATCAGCCCACTTCGTCAAGAACTTGTTTATGGCGATATCCACCAATATAGCGAAGTGCCTTGATATAGTCGTAATATCCTCGCCAATATCGGTATCACAGAAATCAAAGTATTCTGATGCAGTTGAACCATACAGAGAATTACAATTACGCTTAATGACAAGTTGTAGATTGTCGTACTCCTTTTCGCGAAGTTTCGCTACACGGAGAATCTCTTCAAGTTCCTCATCAGTGAACTTTGATAAGTCCTGTGTTTCTGTTTTTAGACGATTGTAATTATCAAGAAAATCCATAATTTATGTTATAAAGCACCACCCACGACTTTGCAGTCGTGGGTGGGTTCATAGCCCTGACGGGCTGGGAAAGTCAACGATATGTCAAGATTTTAGTTATCTCCGAAATATTCGTCAATGTCAATGACATCATCAGACACGCTGTCAATGTCAGACACCGTGGTGTTCTCTTCCTGCTTGTCATAGGTAATCGCATAACCCATGCAGTAGATGTTGATGCAATTCTTGTAAGCGGCTTTGAGAATGACCTTTCCTTGCGGTTTGTCTTCCACGAAGAAGTGGAACACGTGGTTACCAGTTGAGATAAAGTCGGACTTGAGCAGGTTGAACTCAAACGACTTACTCGGGATTTCAATGTCGGCCGATTTCTGAAGTTGGAAGTTCACGCTGAACACCTTATCGGAAACATTGATGATTTTGCGGGCGACGTCAACCTTGAAGGTGATGAAACTGGTATTCTCGGGGTTGGACTTGTGTAGCTGTTGGATGAGTTTCTTGACTTCGTCACACTCCTCCTTTGTCATCACAAAGTGCATATCGTCTTCACTTTCCTGGACCATTTGCATGGCTTGGTCGAAAGACGAAATCTTGTTGACAATCAGCTCGTCGCTGCAAAGATTGTACTTGGTCTGTAAGCGGGATTGGTAAGCTGAGCAGCCCTGAATCGTCATCAGAGTACCGATGTTGGTTTCTTCGTCAACCTCGATAATCATCGTCACGGGTTCGTCATTGAAGATACTGAGGTACTTCTTGAACATGTCTCCCTTCAGAACATAGAAGTCGAATGGCTCGAACTCAAGTTCTGTACTCTTCGGGGTCAGGTCATCGTCGTCAAAATCAATGACTCCGCCTTCTTCAGATTCCTTGATTAATGACTTCGTGCTCACAGTCCAAATTTTCATTAAGGACTTGGAACTCGTAAATGCGTAGGATTTCACAACCTCAGGACCGAAGTTAATTGAAATCTCGTTCTGCACCAACAAGTTTTGCTCGATTAACGACTTAAAAAGTTTCAAGTCGAAATTTTTGATTAATACTTGCATATCGTTTAAGATTATAGTGGTTAATTATAGGACATCTTTTTTATGATTGACCAAACTACTATGGTTATTTAGGCTGATAAATCTTAACGTTAATATCCAATCACAGCTTTGTTGTCAATCAGATAACCAACCAACATGGTTTCCAACGGATAGGCGACGTTGAAGCGAGGAGCTTTGTCGCACCACCAAAGGATGTCTTTTGAGATTGCTTCCCAAGTGTTGTACTCATACAAACCACTGCTGATAACACAGCCTTGGTTAGTGATACACAATTTAACCATTTGTTCGATGGTCTCGAGTGCTTCTTCTTTTGATTCAGGTGTCTTTTTCAGATACTGACGAATTTCTTCAATTTGTTCGTTTGTCAGTTTCTTGCCAAGGACTTCTTGTTCTTCCTCGGCATCTTCGGTCTCGCCACCGCCATTAGGCTCTGGTGTCGGAGTTGGCTCGGGATTCGGCTCGGGATTCGGCTCGGGATTCGGCTCTTCGGTACCACCATTTTCACCTTCCTTGTCTGGAGTTTCGGTCTCAGGGGCTTGTGGAGTCTCAGGAGTCTCAGGGGCTTCGCCACCTTCACCTGTCAGGTTCTCGGAAATTTGGTCGGCGAGTTCTTGGATTTCACCGTTTTCCTGACCTTCCTGTAATTTGTTGTCGTCTTCAGGCATGTCTGTAAATTTTTGATATTAAACTTTTAATGTCTTTCTTCTTTCAATCTCTGCCTCAATCGAAGGTATAATATTCATGTAAATATCCTCCTTCGCTTTTTTGTAGATTTTACGCTCGGCAAGAAGATTTTTTTCTATTTGGGTGTATATATTATTTTCATCTGCTTTGTAAATTCTTCCCATCGGGGTTATACAGTAGCCCATAGATTTATACTTCTCAAACTTTGCTCGGTTAAACTCATTGATTGGTTTACCAAACTCATCCATCTTAATTGTGTCATCAAACTTGTTGTCAAACGAAAGATAACAACTAATCATAGCATTTGGGTACAGTGAGTTAAAGTCAATACCCATAGCTGCTAACACTTCGTGGACGGTTGGAAGTTTTACAAAACCTCCTGGATATGAGTTATAAACCTTTTTGGGATACTCTGATTCTACAATGAACAAATTCTTTCTCCTCAATTCCCTGTAAATCAACGCCTCAGATATAGGATTTTGATTGAGACGCATATAAGGCAATGAGTTATAATAACTTTGGAAGAAATATGTGCTGAGAAGATTTGTTTGTAGATGAAGCAGCATTACCAATATGGTATCAACCAACGCATAAGCAACAAACTTAAGATAATCATCTTCATATAACTTTCGTAGATTCCCTTCGTAAGTTACCTTTCCCAATTCAAGAACTACGTGGGAAACATTATCGAGAGAATATGAATCAAGGTTTCTGAAAGTTTCAGATGCCTTGAATATCCTCATATAATCTGCTGCTAATCTGTGTCTTGGATATTTCAGCGGAACTTCGAGTGCCAAGTTGATTGACTTCTTCTCAGGTGCTAAGGCATTGACAGGACTCATTTTCTTGTAATCAATACCTAACTTATCACAGCGCTTAAAAATGTATTTCAAGTCATAACCAAAAATATTCCAACCAATAATCATGTGGAAATATTTTTGGACTGCTGCGACAAACGCAACCAACATATCCGCTTCAGTATCAAATTCCTGTATCGAAAAAGCACAAGGTTGGTTCTGATTAGGACCAGCCATGTTGTAGTATTTTCCTAGTTGAGCTTCTAACAAAGACTCAATGTAGTTTTTGCTCTTTATCGGAAGTTCCTTAAGCGGTTCCTTAGGATTCTTGACAATGAATAGAATCGTATTCAGATTTTCATTGGTTATCGAAATGGAAATAATCTCGTTATCTGCATGGTCTTCATCAGAATATCCATACTCGTCAGTGATTTGTGTTTCAATGTCGATTGAATAGATTTTTGGCTCTCTCAACCAATTAATCTTTTCATAAAGCTCTGGATTAAGTTCCTTGAGTGTTACATTGATGAACTCGTTCTGATTAAGTTTTCTGAAGGACTTGGCTATTTCCTTTTTCAACGGACTTCCTCTGAATGAAGATAAGTTCTGTAGTTTATCGGGGTCGTCCTCGGTTGTCTCCATTATCTGATAAAAACCGTTTGGAGAGTTTGGCTCCATAAACAGTTCCTCGACTTCGATATAACCCTTGTTATTTACATAACTAAATTCAACAGAGTTTTGGTTTTGTATGAAATCTATAAGCATAGATGGGAATTTTCTAATACTTTATAAAACCAATCTGAGTTTTATTCTTAGGCAGACAAATAAAAATACTTGATTGTTATCAGCAAAACGGGGAAGCTGTTTTTAGCAGCCTCCCCGTGTTAGGTAGGTTATTTGGTTACCAACCCCAGCCTTTGTCAAAGAAGTGTGAACCGAGTTATCGCGAATCCCTCGACAAGTCAATGACTTTGTTACTACAAATCTTAGGACTTTGAACGTCCACCAATGACTAATTTCTGTGGAAGAAATGCTAACCACGGAACATATCATCGGTAGATGGCCTGACACCCGTCTTGGTGTTCGCCGACGAAGGACGCAGAACAGGACTCTCTTCTGATATAAGAGGCGGGATGCCGTCTCGCAACGACACCCCTAAAAACGTTGCCCGAGGAGGATTCGAACCTCCACAAACAGAACCAAAATCTGTCGTGCTGCCATTACACCATCAGGCACCTTCGGCCCGTGTTTCCACGGGCCTCCGAAAACCTTAAAATCAAATCTTTATGAAAGCAAAAAATCTTTACTTCTCTCGTTGCAAATTACTGACGCTTGTCAGATTCAGGCATCCTTTCGTATGACTTTTGTAAGGCGTCTTCGTCATGGAAGTTGCCATTGTCCTCGAACAGGTTTACCACTTTTCCTTCGGTTTTTTCTTTAGCCATAGTATATTCCAATTAAGTCCATCACCGTATTGTAACGACTTTGGACGATTACTGAACTGTTTGAATTTTCTGGTACCTTGTTGATGAAGCTCATTTCTACGATGGTTGCTGTCTGAGTTGATTCATGAACAATACCGTATAACTCGCTTATGATTCTACCAATGGTACCAGTTGTGATATTATTTTTGGTGTCATCCTTCAGATGTACGTAGGGAGTCGTGACTGAGTCACTGATTACAAGTGATGTTTGCGGCCACAAAATATAATTGGTGGTTCCGCCTCCACCGCCACCTCCACCACTGCTGGCGATTGTGATTAATGAATCTCTGCCCTGACTGGTTCCATTACACAAATACAGAACATCACCATTTTTGTAGAAACGACCTTGGTAGTAGGTGGTTACTTCGGTGATTTCGGGGATGTAATCATGAATGACACCGTCGGTAATCCTGAATACTTCTTCATTTGGGGTTGTTGTACCGCCATCCATTATGTTGTCGGCGTACAAATCAGCGTTCTCGGGAAGTTCTGACCAAATCAGGAATGATTCAATCTCAACACCTTTGCTTCCACCGATGTCATACAACTCAAAATGTATTTCTTTGGTGTTCGGGTCAATTCTGACAGTGTTTCCATCTGATGATGCTTCCACCAAAAAGTTCACACCTAACGGTTCTACTCTTACGATTGAGCCGGCGGGGTAAGCTTTTAATGTGTAATAGAGTTCTGTGTAATTGAGGTAGTTGTTAGCATCCCTGACATTCCAAACAATGACACCTCCTTCACCTGAACTGCCTCCACCACGACTGAACATTACTGGCTGCAGTGCTTGGTCTATATGATAGTAGGCTTTTTCTGCCAAAGTGTAAAATACCATACCCTCGTATCTGAGAGATATTGGTATATATCGGTCTACACCCGCTATGTCAGCGATTATGAAATGTGCGTCAATCGGAACTGCTTTAGTTCTCTTAAATGCTTTGGCAAAATAGGTGAACATGCTTTAATAAAATATGGAGTCAACGACTAATGATAACTGATTGTTTGGAACGTCTATATATCCAAAATTGAAAAACAGAACATCACAATCAACATCAAGCCATGTGACTCGCTGAGCATCGCTGATGTCAAGGAATGTCTTTTCTGATACACATTCGTTGGTTTCATTATCCTTAAACCAATAATAAAAACCAATCAGGGAATTGTTATTAGGCAGATAATCGTTTTCGGGAATCACAATGTAGTAGTTTTGGGGTATCGGAGTCCCGTTGTCCAAAGTCGTTAAAGACTTGACATTGATGTTTTGTGCCGTTGTCGAAGCAATTCCTAACTCGGTGATATACGGATATTCAAATTCGTCATCCAACTCCTCAAGTTCCTTATCAAACCAAGTTGAAATCACAGGGACGAACTTGAACATTAAACCGTTGAGTGTGTCTGTGGTGGTAACGGTTGCTTCCTCATAACTGTCTTCCCCGATTTCTACATACGAGAAAAGTTGTTCAATAGTCACAACTGAATCATTACCAATATACCCTGTCCCAATGGCACTGTTACAGAGGTAACGATATAAATGTTGGTTGACACCAAGCGTAAATCCATAATCAGAAGCAGTGGCATCGACGTTGGTGAAACTAATTGTGGTTTCACCAATCTGCATACTTACGGTCGGTGTGGTATCATTAGGTCTATTGTTAAAGACAGTTGTAGTTAAAACAAATGCTTCCCAACCGTTGTTGCGTTCGATAGGACCTAACTTATAAGGATTGGTGTTTCTGATGAAGAATTGCCCTGTCACCTCACCTTCCTTGAAAAAGTCAGTGCCAGTTGCTTCGGCAAATTTACGGTCGACATACTCCTTATTGGCTATGTGTTTGTTCTCGGTTGGCCAAGTCGAACCACCATCAGTGATGATGTTTCCGTGGAGGTTTATTGATTGGAATATGTGTTTCATTTCAGAAGTCCCTCTCTTTCTAAGTATTTTCTGACGTCAAAGTTTGGGCAAGTTTTTTGGTTGGTCAACTGATTGTGACCGACAACTATTAATGAAGGAACCATTCTGAGTTGCATCTCGATGTATGCTCTCAAGGTACGCATCATATCCTCGGTGTAAAGTTCTTCAGGTTGTAAGTAAAGACCTGTTTTGGGGTCTTTTCCGTTCTTAATCCATACACCGTTTCTTTGGATGTAACCACCCGCTAAAACCACATGACGAGAAACAGAATTATAACCTGCAGCACCATTGGTGACTTCGTACGAGTTCAAAACTTCGTCAAAAGAGTATGGCACCAAGTTAATCAGCTGGCCTTTGCTGTTAATCATGTCAGAGTAACCAACCTGACGCCATCCTCTTCCGTTGGCTGATAAAGCCTTAATCTTTGCACCTGACCATAACTTGATGACTTTGTTTTCCATCTGTTTTTTGGTGTAAGTCTTTGACTTAAACAGATAAGTTCCGTCACCGTTGTTCTTAGGTCCGATATGTAATTGACAGATTAAATCTGGTGTCACGGCATCAGTCAGCGGTGAAGCCGTGCAGTGAATGACCAGATATTTCATTTTATGTGATGCCATGATTTCAGATTTTTAGTGATTACTTAAAGAGATATTTTGGTGAGCACCGCATACAACTCGATGTCTGCTTCTGGTGTTTGTGTGCATGAGAACGACAGACTGCCGTTGGATTGCGTCGTACAAACAACACCTGCATCGGCGAAGTCTTCAGCTGAGGCGGGTTTGGGAACGATTTGAACCATTTGGGCATCGTCGTCGGCGATTACGCCTGATACACTGACTTCAGCGACATTCTCGTTCCAGTCGTTTGTCTCTATTCTGACAGGAACCACTGATTGTTTAGATGTAAGTTCGACTGGTAAAGTCGTCAGAACCCAAGAACCAGTGGCATTGCTGATGATTGAGAATGAGTTGGCGGGAGCGTTCACGTTACCAAAGTTGCTCAACTGAACAGCGGCATTGGTTTCGTTGGCGAAAACATAGAACACTTTCTGTTCAGGAGTTCCTGGATTGGTTGACGTGGTAGCAACGCCGGCGAATTGGGAATTTGCGCCGAGTGAATCAACCATCGCGTTCAGGGCTTCACGCACTTTGGCAGGAGTAATTTCCTTGTTAGTATTGTCGTTTATTTTTTGACTGATAGTCTGTTTTAGGGCTTCGTACATGATTATGAATTTTTATGATTAGGAATAAGTATTTATTACTCAGTCAGTGAATGTCTTTTTCGGTAACCACCTTAAAAATCATTCCATTCTGTTTACACCAGTTTATAGCTGCGTTCCACTTGCAAGCATTTTTGTATATAACTGGGTCATTCGCAATCTGGTTTTTGTAGCGAGGGCACTGAGCGTATGGTTTGACTTCTATAACATAGATTGAACCTGATTTCATGTGTACGACAAAATCAGTGAAATAGTCATGTTTCTTTTCAACGACCTTTCCATTGATTTTTTCTTTCATGAAATAAGGTATAACAATCTTTTCCGACGACCAGCGCTCCACATTGGGATTCCGCTCCAATGAAACCATGTACTTAAACTCAAGTTCGGAACGGAAAATTATCGGATATTCCCCGTAGTATTTTTGAGGTTTGAAATAGTCCTCAAAATGGCCTTGTTTGTAATGGTAACCTCTACCTTGGGGTTTTTGTTTCCGAGTTGTAATCCCAATGTGGCTCTTGTCGATTGGCATCTTCCTAAGATTTCAGGAAACCCTTCACGAATTTTGTGAATGAAGGATTCAGGTTCTTAACCATTTCGTTCACAAGAATCTCTTGCAAACCAGCACAGATGCTTTGGAACTTTTCGGGGTCAACAACCAAACCTTCTGTCACGGGATTGTCGAATGAACCAACGATTCCCTTGATGTAATCGATGAATGTCTCTTCGTCGATGGTTTCTGACAGGGTAAATGTCAGTTCAAAATGAGGCAGTGCTCTACCCATGATGAGGTCGGTCAGTTGGACGTTTTCGATGGTGTCGAGTTGCTTCATAAACCAAGGCTTCAGGTATCTGGTGATGTAATGAATCGAGATGTACTGACGAATGGTTTTAATCAGCATGTCGTTCCATTTAATTTCTGTTGCCTCGGGTTTTCCGAAGAAGTCATTAAACTGTTCGTTAATGTACTGTTTGGCGTTGTCACGATGCTTCATACTGGCGGCAGATGAAATGGTTCTGTCGTATTTCTCATGGAAAGCACCACTGATGATTTCTTGGCTTGCTAAAGAAGCATAGAAATCTTTGTTACAGAGCGCGTCAAAACCAAAAACCTTCCAATCTGAAGTGTCTATGATTAACTTAAATTTTTTCATGATATTTCTGGTGTTTGTGATTAGTATAAGAGTTGAGCGAAGAACTTTTCAAAATCAGGTTCAATGAGTTTGAGGATTTTGCTCTCGACTTTTGACATGACTGTCACGAAGAAGTCTTGGTAGAACTCGGTTACCTCAGTTCTCCTGATTGCGAAAAGCAGGTTGATGAATTGTTCAATGTATTCTTCGTTGGTGATTTCGTTGTTGGTCCAACCTCTGATGAAACTCTCTGCATCTTTGTATGACACTCTGCTGACTTTCATGCTCTTGTTGAAAACTTTTCCTTTGATAACAGACTGGAAAAGTTGAGCATCTTCGCGAATTGTTTCGGCAGCGACCTTATAGATGCTATCTTTACAGGTGAGTTTCAGGTCAAGTGTTGAGCCGTAGGATGACATGTACCATTTTGCGATTTTTACGTCTCCGATAAGATGGTTGGTCATGGTCACCAACTCTTCCTTGAATGTCTTGATGTAGTCGGGGAGTTCTTGGTCAAGAATCGTGTCAAAATCAATTTTGAAGAAGTAATCCCAAACAGGATGCTCTTCAAAGAAATGACTGATGTTGGCCTCGATAAATGTATCTTTGTTGGGAATGTTGTTGATTTTCCTTGTCAGTTTCTTGTAGTAACGGTCTCTCAGGACATCAGCGATTGAGTCTTGGTCTAGACTGTTTGTCCACTGGTCGCTACTCAGAACATATTTCCCGAGGAGGACCTCGATATTCATTCCGTCGATTGTGATAAGTTTCATGATTCTATGATGTTATGATAAATTTCTGTAGATGTTAGTGTCACGGTTTGTCTGAACCAAAGACGTACTTTTGCTCCCACTTTTTTATCTCAGCGTGCATGTATGAGTTTCCGCCTTTGTTTTTGTATTGGTCGTAGAGGGTGTAAATCAGGTCTTTGTTTTGTGGCTCGTGGTCTAACAACCGTCCAATCTCGATTCTTAAGGTTGACATGTTCAATTCATCGAGTGCTGATTCTATTCGAGCCTGGTTGTTTTGTAAATTATCAAAGACCCCGTCGTCGATTAATTTCTCAATCTTAGAGACGGTTTCGTGGTCTTTGTAAATCTTACTGCGTTTGTCGATTTTTGTGAAATCTACATCGGCAGCGATTTTATTGATAAGCCATTTTCGGAACTTCCCGAAAAAAGCCAAAATAGTCGTTAGTGCTATGATGATAGAACTAATCGTGACTATCACGGTAGAAAATGTGTTTACTGTTTCAAACATTTTAGTATGTGTTTAGAGGTGAAAAATAATATATTCTTAGATTCTTATGATAAATGGAAAAATTGCTGTAGCACTTCATTCGATTCAGCCAACTTCTTGGCTTTTTGCTGGTCGGCTAAGAACGCTTTCTGTGCTGCATCTTTGTAAAGATTATCGGTATACTTTAATCCAAGACTCTTTGGTTGGACATAGATTTTCATAAAGTTTCTGTGAATCGTGTTCACCAACAAGTCGAAAAGATTTACTTTGGTGTTGGTTAAGTTCTGTGATAAGAAAGCCAAGTCGTCATCATAAATCTTGTCTTCGTAGAACTTCAGTAACAGAGTGTAATCATCATTGTTAATGTCGTAACCAAAGATACGAGTCTTGGTTACAACAATGATGTAGTTGTAGGTTTTGTCAAAAATTATTTCCTGAATGTCAGAATCTTCAAATCTGTTGATTGGGAATCCACATACTGTGATGGGTTTGTTGAGTGACGCTTTGATTTTGATAACTTTCTTACCAAATCTTTCAAAGTCGTTTTCCTTAGCGATAGTTTGGATATACTCTTTGACATACTGAATAAATCCGTCAAAGTCGTACTTGTTTTTCTTGTTGTCAACTGTTTTCAGAGACTCGTTCAGATTATGCACAACACCCTCATCTGCACTTTCGTAAAACTTCACGACTTTGTTCAGATATGCGTAAATGTTGTTGTGATTGTTGATTTTTATCGGAGAGATGATATTTTCACTTTCGTTGATAGTTTGGTACTCTGCGTGAAGGGTGTCAATGTAACTCTCGTAAAGAGCGGTTTCTTTACGAGGTTTTCCATGTTCCTTCTCATAGAGATTTATCCTGTTCACGCACTCGAACAGGACAACGGTCATCTCTTTCTGTTTATTTAGCAAATCCATGATTATTCTTTAGTTGGGGTTGCTGTGTTTGATTTACTTATATATTCAATCGGGTTGACTTTACTTAAATCGCCCCGCGTTGTAATCGTTTGGATGCCGTCCGTGGCAGCCTTCTTGGTACTGGTCCAAACATCACCAGCAGAGTCTGCTGCAAGTTTGGCTCCATCTGCAACCGCGTTTTTAACTCCTCCGAAGAAATCAGAAACACCTGTTGCAAGAGTTTCGTAAGTTTCACGGTCTTCGACTTTACCAATGAAATTAGCTGATTTGTCAACTGCACCCGTGACATAATCCCAAAGCTCGGCTCTGTGACGACCATCACCCTGTTCATTTTTGTAAACTTTGGCGACGGCAGGAACATAAATTCTTTGTTGACCGTGATTGAACATCATTTCAATACCTGCTCTATCACGAGGCATTGCTGGTTTCAGTTTTACTGTTGCTGTAAAGTATGTTGGGAAATCACCGTATGATAATGAATCATCTGGGAAGTTGATGTCTACACCAGTACAGATTAAATTACCTATCGTCATGATAGGATTCATCGGATGTCCGATTGTCAGATGCCACATACCAACAGGAGCACCGCTCAGTAATGAGTTAGAATAGGGGATACCTGGCCTTCCTAAGAAATTCAGGATACCAGCCATAGCCATTTGAATACCACCTTTCAGAACTTTCTTAAGAGTTTCCAATCTAGATTCTTTGGTACCGAAATTCTTTTGGACGAGAGATGTAAGACTGTTCCATGCTCCTTGAAGAATTTTGTTTGGGTCATCTGAGTTCATCCATTGGAACAGATTTAATGATTTTGAGGGACGAGCACCAACCCAATAACGAGCACCACCCCAAAATTCTCCATCATTGAAAGTGCAAAGAAGTATATTGGCGATGATGTCTTTCATCACTGCGTCAGGGTTTCTGCCATAAAGACTGCGTGAGGAATATTCAAATTTCAAGGAAAACTCCTTGTCGAAATTCAGACCAACGTCCCTGATGTGTGTTGTGGTGATTGAATCAACAGGACCATGTGCTTTATTAGCGTCGTGGTCGGGTGACACCATGTTTCCATTCGGACCTCTCAAACGGTTCTTAATCAGTTCTTCGTCACCGAATATTACAGCGGTCTTTTTCATGTAACCTGTCAGACCCTCATTGTCAGAACCTTGCATTTGCATTGCTTCATAACCTGCTTGGAGTTCTTTCCAATTCAAACCATAACTGAAACCAAGTATGTCTTCCAACTTGTTCATGTTATTGTCAAAATAGGTAATCATCCTTGTAACATCAGAATCTTTCTGATATTCATCAAAGATATTATCCATGCAAGGATATGGAAAACGTCTGAGAGTTATGAGTCGGTTCAGCGGATAACCACATTTTGTAACATACACAAAATCATCAGGATAGTATTCATATCCTGGTGCGTGGTACTGAGGAGCATAATTTCTGTTGTCGATTTTCGTGAATATAGAACACAGGTCTGTATATGTTCTGAAATGTTTTTTATAGTCGAGTTCGTCGCGAAGATTCCTGTCATCATAGGGTATGTCTTTCAAGGATATTGCTTGAATCTTACCCATGATTGATGTTGGGAGCTTCTGTGCCATGTATCTTTTGAACAAGGCGGTGCCTTCACTATTAGGCACGGATGAACTCGCCCCATCATCCGTAAAGTCAGGATTCAAACCCCTGACGGATAACTGAGTCGAGGTATCTTCAGCATACAGACCCCAATGGTACAGCTGGTCGATTGTGTTCTGGTCGGCTTCTAACATGTCAAATGTCCTTGTTTATGTTCTTATTCACGTAGTCATCGAACTGTATAAACATGTATTTGAACATCATTACCAACGAGGCAAAGAGTCCATTTTTCCTAGAAATTTTAGGAAAGAATTTGTCGTATATTTTAGTCCAATGATTCATGGTATGATGACACCTAATGCAGCGAGTGCCGTTTTTATCTTATTAATTTCGACATCGTGCTGGGTTTTTACTGTATTAATTTCCCTCTCTATATATTGTTGAAGTCCTTTGGCGGCTATTATACCGAAACACTCAGATAAAACAATCGTATCATCGTAGAATTTTTTCCTTCTCTTATCCTCGTAAGGAAAAATCTCAATCATGGAATTTCTCATGATTGTAAACAGTTCCAACTGTTTAGGAGTCATGGATATAATATCAGCCATGTTCTCCGCAGAATTGTTTATTACTTTTCCTGGTGTTTTCATGATTATAGTGGTTTATGATGGATTATTTCTCTTTGGCAAACATCATACCTGAACCAACTTCAGTTTCGTTATTAGACAGATACAATTTATAAGGTGTGTCTGATTTTGGAGGTGTGAGTTTTGTAAGATTGAAGTAGTACTTACCATCACTGGTTACATCTGATTGAATGGTTTCATCACCAACAACCATGAATGATTTCTCGGTGATGTTTTCAAATGAAATGTTTGTTCTGGCGTAAGTGATATCTTGCTCGATGTACTTCACAAAAATCGGCTGATATACTTTGACTATTTTCGTTGTAGTCGGTTTGTTGATAACAGTCTGATTCACTTGGGTGGTTTCGGTGACGTCTTGGAAAATCACCGAGGTGGGATTCACAAACTGGTCAAGGAAATTGGCGATTTCGGTGCTGAAGTCTGTTGATATAGAATTTTCACGGTACATGAATTTTCCATCAACATTGATTTCGGTGTTCACCGTGATTGTGATAAGTTCCTCAGGATTTTCTAAGTCGATAAATGGCATCAAGTTCAAGCCTACAACACACTCACTGAAGTTGTTTTCCTCGTTTGAAACTCTGATTTGGTGTGTTTCGTATTGTTGTGTGTTTTGGTTAAGGCCTTGGAATGAAACTACATGCTGTATGGTGATTGGGACGATTTTATCCCGTGAATATCCGAAGTAATCTTTCAAAGAATTTTCCAATGTCTTGCTTTCAAGTGTCATTGGGAAAATGTGTAAGAATTTGGCTTTGTCGAATGACAGGTCTGTAGTTATGAATGAGGGAAAAATCTTGTCTTCGATTAAAGGCTCAAATGTATTGGGGTAATTATAATCATAACCTTCCAGTGAAATCTGGTCGGTTGTGATTATTGTGGTTTGGATGTATAAATCTTCTGAGACGGAGGGTATTCTTGTGTTGTTGGATTCCATCCAAAACTGTCCATAATATAATTCTCTGCTTTCAGAAATGTTGAATCCTGAAATAGGAATTATTTTGGAAACGTATATGTCTTCCGTATTGGCACCTTTGATAATCAAATGAATACCGTAAATGTTTTTCCAGTTGAACAGTTGAGGAATGAAAAATTCCACATTCAGAAATTCTTTATCCCTGATGAGGGTTGAAAGTGCTGGAGTGTAAACAGTGCCCTCGATATAATCGTGGTTTTGTCTGTGAGCGTACTCGTTGGAACCTCTGTCCCAAACCACTGTATTAATGTCAGCGATGTAGTCTGTTGGATTTCCTTGGCCATCAAAAACCAAGTCATTGACTTCAATGTAATGATTGCCGAAAGCACCAAACTGGCTATAATCCACTTTCAGAAAGTCGCAGTTTTTACTTGGTGTATAACTCAATTTAATCAACGTAAAATCGTTAATCTTAATCGGGTCGGCGTATTTGTTGGAATATGACGAGGACATGTTTTCTGTGTTTATGGTCGATTTGTGGAGTATGTTAAAAAGAAAGGCCGCGCCGCAAACCTGCGGGGCGGCCTTTCAGGGTTTCCTACTTCAGGTAATCCCGAAGGATTAGATGAACTTGTAGGTGTTGATGGCAACCATCGTGTAGTAGTTGAGCTCAGGATAGAAGCCGATGTCGGCAATCTTGAAGCGAGACCACACACGGATTTTCTCAGCCATCGTTTGCTCGGCGACGATTTGACGGCTTGCAGCCAGGTCGTAGGCCAACAGCTTAGAACCAGTGTCCTTGTCATCACCACGACGGAAGACCAAGATACGAGAATCGTTGAAGTCGCACTTCGGATTCTTGAAGACGTTGATGGTCTGGTAGATGGTGCCGTAGTATTGGATACCAGGGCTTTGAGTCATGGTGTTCGGGGTGGGGCTGGTAGTGAAGGAGCTGTGAGCCTTGATGGCGGCGCAAAGTTCTCCACCAGCGACAAGCATGTCAGCGGGAGCGATACGGGTCTGTTGCTCGATGTACTCAGCGATGAGGAGGATACGACGATACAGACGCTCGTTGTGAGTCATCTGGTTCTCGTAACCAGTAGTCACCATAGCGTTGGTGATAGTACCCATCTCAGCACGACGGTCACGACCGAGGACGTCCTTGAACGGATAAGGATAACCGCTCATGGCATATGTGGTGTTGCTCGGGTTGTCAATGTACAGGCTGTGGTTGATACCTTGAGACTGATAAGCATTGACGGCGGCAGTGACACCCATTGCGTACAGGTGGTCGAGGATGAACTCGTCGAGGGATTGGACCAGAGCGTTTTGGACACCGGTGTACAGGTAAGAAATGACTTGGACACCCATAGCAGCCATATCCTTGATTTGGATATTCGTGGTGTCGGCCTCGATTTCAATACCGACGATGTCGAGTTGCTCGTCCATAGTCACGACGTTCAGCTTGTGGACGGGACCCTTCTCCATTTGCTCACGGGTCATACCACCGAAGCTGTTGTTGTTCGAGGTGGCCTCGGCGATGTTGGTACGGGTAGCGGACAGATAGTTGGCGTAGAGCTCGGTGATGGCTTCGACGTAGGTGTCAGTAGCAGCGGCACCTTCGATAGACACGATGTGCGACTTGGTGGTGTCAGCAACGAGGTCAAGGACGTCCTTAACGCTGCAGCTGTTGTCCCAAGTATAAGCACCCTTGCTGGTAGCGTCAACGGGCAGGGTCGTCATAACACCAGTGGCGAGCACTTCGGCGTTGATGGCGGCGCGAACCGTAGAACCGCTGTGGAAGCGGAGCTTCAGAGCTTTCTTTGCGGAGGCGGTGTCGGCGACGATGTAGACTTCAGTCGTAGCGCGAACGAGGTTGTGAGTGGTCACCCAAGATTTGGTGAACAAGCTGCTGGCAAACTCGAGGTACGAAGGAAGATTCTCACTGTCGGCGAGGGTACCACCACCGTAGACGATGTCCACGTAACTCACGACGGGCTTCGGAGTATCGACCGAAATCGTAGGAATCAGGTCGAAGCCGATGCAGTGGAGGGCGATGTGGCTTTGAAGGCCGAAGACATACGAAGGAATGTCACCAGTGCCTCTCTTGTAACCAGGGTTCCAAATACCACCATCGACGTCGGTTCCGTTCATGGGGTTGCGAACGTTACCCATATTAATGATGTTACCAGGAGCGCTGACAGACTCAAAGAGGTTGGTAAGACTACCATCGAGACCACCGAAGATTTTGGCATCCTCGTGCAGGGGCGATTGACCCACAGCCGAAGACACACGGCAACGGTTGGCGTATTGTTCGGTGATGAAACGGAGTTTCTCTTCCCTCAGTGCGGGACGGCCGTCATAGCGAGAAAGTTCATCACGGAAGGCGTTTTCCATCAGGGGACGCAAACGGTCTGCATCCTCTTGCTTCAGATGCGTGTGTTTGTAAATCCTGTCTCTTTTAATTTCAAACATGATATCTCTGTTTTAAGTGTTAGAAAAATTAGTTATTTTCTCTCTATGTATTCGCGGTCTGGGATTAGTTCAAACCGTAGAATTTGCGGATGCTCTCGTTGAGCGACTGTTGCTTCTTCTGCTGTTGCTTCTTGGCTTGCTGAGTTTCCTTAGCTTGCTGTTGCTTCAGCTGCTGGACCTGCTTGGCCTGTTGCTGCTTGAGCTGCTGGACCTTTTTCTTCTGTTGAGGAGTTTGGGTCTTTTGCTGCTCTTTCTTGAGCTGTTTGGCTTGTTGCTGCTTCAGCTGTTGCATTTGCTTGGCTTGCTGTTGCTTCAGCTGTTGCATCTTTTTCTGCTGTTTCTTGTCCTCGTCGGTTTCCTCGGACTCGAACAGGTCTTCGTCGTCTTCGTCGAGATTGTCATCGCACTCGTCGTCCTCAAAGAGGAAGTCGTCTTCGTCTTCGTCGAGGTTCTCGTCGCACTCGTCGTCATCCTCGAACAGGAAGTCGTCCTCATCTTCGGTCAGTTCGTCGTTCTCGAGTTCGTCTTCGTCCTCAAGAATCTCGTCAAGGTCTTCGTCATCCTCTTCGTACAGGGTGTCGGTGTCTTCGTCCTCGAAGATGTCAAGGTCTTCGTCGTCTTGGAAAACATCGGTGCCGTCGAGGGTGATATCCTCAGATTCGTTCAGCGAAGTCTCTCTCGCAATTTGGTTTTCAATCTCCTCATTGTCGGAGATGATTTTCATAACTGTGTTACTAGCCATAGTTTTTGAAATTTTTAATTAAAAATTTGAAAAAGTTGTTGGTTATTTTCGTGAGTATGTATTAAATACCACTTAATTGTGGAACAAAAAGTCAGACGCCCGTGGCTACACTGGTAGTGTTAGGCAGGCCAGCCAAACCATCACTCAGAAATCCAGCCGAATTGTCGTAAACAGCATTTCCAATCTTAGACAGGTTTTTCAGATTACGAGTTGTCGTTCTCTGATTGCGTCTCAGGATTTGCATATAACGTTTCTTATGTTTCTCTGAGAGGTCTTGGTCAGCGGCCCTCTCCAACTTCTGTTGGTATTTTTCCTCTTTTGGTTGTTCGGAGTCTTGCAACTTTTCCTGTTGCTGTTTCTGCTGTTGGGAAGGTTTTTGGTCTTCGTTAAGATTACTATACCAACCCAAGAAACACTCGTTCAATGTATCCATTCCTGAAATCTGAGCCCTGAACTGATTGTATGATTCATGTATAGCTCTTAGTTGATTTTCGGTGATGATGCATGAGTAAGGATTGTGTTGGTAGTCTGATTGACGACCAAAGTTGTAGGACTCGTTAAGTTCTTTGAAGTCTAAGACAGCGGATGAAAAACCAGGATGATATACTAAATCATAGGTGGTGAGCAATTTGACTTTTGCCAAGAATGAACCGTCGGATTGAGCAATCTCTTCACCAGCGGCTCTTCCTGAAATAGCCAAGCAGCCACCACTCTTAACCACTTCCTGAGCTTTCTTTCCTTCAGGAGTATTCAGCAACAGAACATAACCCATAACCTTTTTGGTTTTCTCGTCGTAGTACACATCCAAGATTTTATGGGACACCATCTTGTAGTTTACTGCGTAACTATTGGGGTGTTCAAGTTCACCGTAGACTCCCTTCTTCTCGTGGATTTTCTTTCGTAAGTCACCAAGCAACTGAAGATACAACGGAACATCATAAATGCGCTTGTTGTTGTTCAGAGTCTCGTTGCTCAGGTCGGCGAACTCACCAAAAAGAATTATCCCCTTGTATGGCTTACCCGTGGTCGGGTCGATAGTTTCCTTTTTGATATCCGCATAGTCTACCGAAATCAGGGGGATTTGCGGTGACTCGACGTATAAGAATTTGTTGGATATTTTTCCCATTTTGATGTTTTGTTTCAGGGTATTTATTAATCCAGATTTTGGTCACTTAATAACCACGTAACCTGTCTTTGGTGATAACTCGTTGTCTTCGTAGAAGGAAATCTTCCAAATGTTGTTTTCAACGCTCGTGTTTACGACTTCGGCGTCGGCTAACATATTGTCGATAAAAACTTGGAAGATTGGGTGAGTGACTAATGATGTAATAAGGACTTCTGATTGGTTCGTGAACTCTACATACATTGTCACTGAACTGCCTGATAACTGTAACCAATAATCGGTGTTGGTTATTGGGGTGTTTTCAGGAACAGCAGCAATGGCGACATAGAGTCCACCATCCAAAGTATAAACACACTCACCTGCTGTGTATGATTGGTTCTGATTGTGCCGCGTGATTGTAGCAGAAGAACCATATTGAATCCAATGTGATAAATCAGCACCACTACAACCAGCGTTCAGATAGAACAAAGATTTAATCTCATTCACCCAAACTAGCTTATAATCATAGTTATTATCCAATGTCACCAAATCTTGCTTGAGAGCAACTTGCCAATCTTTGACAAGCGGACCAGCAAACTTCAGTTTTAATTGGGATGTCTGATTTTGGATTGGAAAAGGCATTTTATGAATTTTTCTATATATTGTTTTTGATTTTAGAAAGGCGAAACACCGAACTCAATGAGCTCGGTGTTTCGGTTCTTTGACAAATCTTTGGTCAGAGATTAGATGGCGTCAATGAGAGCATTGATGTCGGTCTCGTCCTCGACCATGTTGTCTTGGATGGCTTGTTGCACTGCGAATTGGGCGATGGTGCCGTCAGCAACTTCGGCCATGACCTGTTCCTTGATGAGGTCTTTCTCACCGGGGGTGGCGTTCAGGGCATTGACTGCCTTCTCGATGGCTTGGTCGAGAGTAGCACCCTTGGCGATGAGTTTCTCGATGGCGTCGTTGGTCTTCTTCAGAGCGGCAGCCTTCTTGCTCAGGGCTTTGCTGGACATACGGCTGTAGGTGTCGAGAGCGGCGCGGAGTTCAGCAATCTTGTTCGTAGCACGACGGAGATTGGCTTGAGCACCGATGACGCCCTTCTTGTTACCGAGAGCCTTCTGAGTCTTCACGTCCTCGATGTACTTCTCAGCTTTGGCGCGCCACTTGGCGAGGTCTTTGCGGAGTTGAGTACGGCGGGCGCTGAGGTTGGTCTTGGCATCGGGTTCGCCGTCGAGCAACAGACGCAGCACTTCTTCGTTCTTCAGGGTCTTCAGGACGTTCTTTGCGGTAGCGAGGTCGCCTTCTTTCTTGAGCAACATGAAGGTCTTCACCAACTGCTTGTCGCGGTTGTTCAGGGTCTTCATGGCAGCGGCGAGTTTCGGACCGTAAGCAGCGGCTTCGTCTTGGATGCCAGCCTTGATGGCTTGCTGAGCGGTGCCGGCTGCGATTTGACGCTGGAGGTCGGAAGCTTTGCCACGCAGAGCATACACTTTCTTGTTCAGTTCGGCTTTCTTGGCACGTCTCTTGGCGAGGAGTTTGCGCTTCTGAGCGGAGACACCGGTAGACACTTCAGTCTTCGGGGCACCAGTGTTGCGGATGGCGCTTTCACCAAACATGACTGCGATGTACTTGCCACCGATAGTCTTCTGTTCGGCGCGGACGGCTTTGTCGAAAGGAACAACCAACGAAGGACCAGTAACGATTTGGGTCTCGTCGTCCTCGATGATTTCTGAGTCGGGTTGAGCGATAATCACCACGATGTTGTCGCTGTTGGTGAAAGTCTTCTGGTCTTCCTCAGACAAACCGTTGATGAACTCTTCGACGTCGGTACGAGCTTCCATGTTGAAACGACCGAAGCTGTCGTAACCGAAAATCTTGAAGTTCGGGCGGTGAATCAGAGCGTTTTTGCCAGAGCTGGCCCACTTCAGGTTCCAAGCGATGGAGCCGAGTTTCGACATGATGTCAGCGCGTTCGCAAATCACGTTCAAAATGTCAGGACGCAAACCGTGGCCTTTCAGAACGGCACGGGCGTTAGTCTTCATGTCCTCGACAAGCTGAACAACAAATTCTTTTTTAGTTGCCATTTTGTAAATGTTTTGTGGGGCTTTATCCTCCGAAAAGTTGAGACCTCAACAGACCTGCAGACTCTACTGGGGTCTATATGCCCCGATTAATAATTGGGTTGACTATGTAGACGGACTTGGTTGTCCGAGATACGCTTATGTATTATTTGTTTGCCAGTTTAATCATCACTAAATCAGACGTAACAGCCATTCTGTACATTCTGTAATAACCAGTGATTGATAATTGTCTAATCAGTTCTTTTTGTTCTGATAAAGACAACGGGTTGTTGAAATAGAAATAAAGGTCTGTTTCGTCTTTACCAGCCCTGAGGTCCATAGCATCACCGTAAATGTGGAAACCTTTTACGGTAGGCATGTCGCTCAAAGTCTCGCAAATCACTTCAAATACATCATTTTCGGCAACACCCATCACTGTTCGGTAAATGTCTTCGGTGTTGTTGAATTTATGCTTTAGGTGTTTCTGTGCAAGAGCAAGAATCCATTTCTCTGACAATCTGTCAGGATTTTGTACCAACTGTTCGATGAAATCATTCCAACCGAAAAAACGATTCTTTTGCAACGATGAAGCAATGTAAAGCAAACGAGGATTGTCACCAAAGACATAATCTCTGATTGACATCATCATCCATTCTACGTATTTGCTGGTTTCAAGAGCTTTGTTTACTTCGTTTTCTGATATGTTCATGGTTTTGTATTTTCTATGTATTAATTACTGACACTCACATTTTAGATGTTTGTGTCAAAGCTGTGAATCATCCGAATCAGAAATTGCTTCTTCATCTTCGACGAAATGTTCCTCGTCATCGGATGAATTTTCTGGTTCTTCGTCTTCTGGGGAACCACCGTACAGGTCATCCAAATCACCACTACCGCCACCCATGTCACCCAATCCCATGTCGCCTAACGAACCCATGCTCGCGTCAACAAATTCCTTCTTAGGACAACCGTTCTCGTCGAAACCAAGTTCTTCGTATTCGAGACGTCTGGCTTCTTTGATGAGTTTGATTGTGGCTTCGTCGTAACCCAAAATGTTTCGGGTGAGCCAGTTGACCGAGAAGAACGGGACTTCCTTATCGGCGGCGTTCATGGTGGTACCAAAGTCCTTGATGTTCTGTGCGATACCTACTTTCTTTTCAAGGATTCCTAAGTCTGCCATCTTTTCGTACTGGTTGTACGATGCCCATTTCAGTTCGATTGAATCCAACAGGCTGAGGTCAATTCCAATTTCTACCTCTTTCAGTGTTAGTTGAATGATGATTGGTTTCATCCAAATGTCATTCAACATACGTCGAATGGCTTCTACGTCCTTGGCGAAAATGATTTCGGTTTTCTTGAGTGATTCTACGTCGAGGAACCCCCAGTTATCACTGTTGTTAGGGTCGATTCTGTCAAACGGTATTCCCGTATCTTCCCAATAGAGTTTCTCCCAATAGGATAATGAATCTGTTTCGGTTAAGTCGGGACCGTTGGCGTTTACTTCCTCGATTTCAGGATGACCTGATACAGATGTTTCACCAGTAAAGAACTCTCTGTAGCCTGAATTGTTTGGTTGGTTGTTAAACAGAACCACACCATCCTCGCTGAACTTAAAGTTGTTCGTATAGCGCTGAGCGGCTTCAGAAAGTCTTTGTTCGGCTTCGTCCCTTGACACGTCACCAAGCGCTAATCTGATGTGCATCCTCACTTGGGATTTTGCTGCAAACCATAACGCTTTGGAGGTGTTCATGGAGTTCATTATGTTGTATGACAGTCGTAGACCGTCAACATAAGAAACATACCCGAAGTCATACTTATTCCACTCAACCAAGATTACTTGGTTTTCGTGGAGGATTCTTTCACGTCCATCAAACACTGTTCTCTGAACGTAATATATGTCATCACCAACCTTGTATTTCTGTAACGTGGTTGGGTCTAACGGTTGCAAACCAATAATGTCTTTGGGGTTCTTGATACTGTCATAAATTATTTCCCATGCCAGTTTTCCTGTGATAAGGAACTCTTTCAACATATCAATTATGCCACCATCACCGAAACTGTCGAAGTCGTACATTCTCCAAAGTTTCGGATAAAAGACATTGTCAAGATAATCAACGATTGCGGTACCAACTTTCTGCTTATCTGTTTCCAGTTTGGTGATGTTGATATCTGGCTGAACAGGATAACGCTGAGCATCACTATCAACAACAACCATTTCATCAGCCATGATTTTCACGGCCTTTTTGATTTTCTTGTTTTCAGCAAACAGGAGTAACGCATTACGATACTCAATGTTTGCTAATGACGAGAACTGGAAATAGTTTCTGTATCTGATGTCAGGATTGTAGCTGGCATAGAACATATCGTTGTTGTTCAAATACAACGGGTCGCTCGGAATACCAACGGCTTTATTCAGAACTTTTTGGTTCTGTAACTTACCATTGGTGTTCGCGTACAAGATTTTCTTAGAAATCTTGGCGTCGAGGTTCTTGCCATACAATATGTTTAGTCCTGTGTTTAGCTTCATGATTCAGCGTACTTATTCGTGCTATTTACACATTTCGTCAAACGGATTATAATCAGATTGGTTCGGGTCAACGATTGTATTTGAGTTATCAATCACGATATGACTCTTGATGTGTTCGTCGTATTCTAACGAGGTCTCGGGTATAATGTTACCACCGTTGATTTGACCTGCTATATATGAACTTGACCAAGATTTCATTTTATCTTTCAGAGAATCAACGACTTGGTCTGACAGTTCGTTTTTACGTAAGTCGATTTTGATAAGAACCGAACCACCCAAGAAACCACAAGCAAGACATACAATCACCATCCATGCAAAACTGGTTTCAAGTGCCCTGCATGAAAAGATACCCGCGGTGATTGCTATAAGCGTGAATAGAGTATACTGAATCCATTCAAACCATGTAAATCTCCTGACGCGAAAGTCGTCAAGGATTGAAACGATGAAAGTCAGGATTCCTGCTCCGTAAAGTATGTACCACTGTGTTGCTGTGAGTTCAGTCATGGAAAATAAAATTTTTACCACTCACATCCTTCGGATGTTCGTGCTATCTGGTTGTGTTAGATTTGGTTGTAGATTTTTCTTTGACGGTTTTTGTGGTTTTGTTGACAACTTTCAGTTTCTCACGTTGTTCTTTGATTTTCTTAATCGCCTCGTCCCGCTGTTTTCTGAACTTGTCAATCTCGACCTCTGTTTTGTAATTCAACTGGTCACTCTTCTTAGCAAAGTCTGAACGGATTTTTGCTTTTTCGAGGTGACCGTGAGTGTTCTCAAGTTTCTGGTCACGTTGATTGCGAAGATTCTCAAGTTTCTTTTCCTTTGATTCTTTCAGGGCGTCGCGCTTTTTTGCATAGACGTCTCTGATTTTCTTAATCTTAACACTAAAATTATCTTCCTCGAATAACGGTACCATCTCTAATTGTAACTATGATTGAAATATTTATTAGCCTGATAATTTATTTTTTCTGACAGGTTTAATAATTTTTGTCATCAATTTTAACACGATTCTTGACATTCACATCATAGGTATTAGCACCAATGCCTCTCAAGATTTCGGTTACCATGTTGGTTACGATTTGATTGACGACATTAAACAAGTCTTGAGTTGTCACCGAACCCTCACCCAAATTCTTAACTAATTGTTGAGTGGCTTGTTGGTTCTTGGCAACTTGTTCGGTTTGTTTAGAAACATTCAATGCTGATTCACTGATATTTTCGTTGTAACGATTCAGTTCTTTAAGCATCTCGGTCATTTCCTTAATTTGGTCTCGCAGACCTTTCAAGTTACTCATCTTTGTAAATGAGTCAACTATGTTCTGCATTTGAATCGCTTTCTTAAGGTCAAGACCGTTTATGTTCTTAACTACGGTTCCAACGCTTTCACCGAATCTGTCTGTATTCTTTATCGCGAGTTCCCACTTAATGTCTTGTGTGAATGTCTGAACGAGGTCTTTGAACAGTTTGAACTTTTCTTGTTTGACATCCAAACCGTTTATGTGTTGTAATGTGACCTTTGATTCTAAAACAAAGTTTTGCATGTTCTTTGAAATAGAAGTCATCAGGGTTTCATCACTCAAGAATTTTGTTTTCTCTACATCAGAAACAAGATTAGCAACTGTTTCAAAAACAGGCGAAAGACCTGCAAGTACCTCACTGGCTCTGTTTGCACGCTTGGCTTCTTTTCTACTCATTTCAAGAGCACCAGCATAAGCAGAAGCGAAGTCAGCCATTAACTTACCAAGTTTGTGACCAGCATCAACAGATACAGTATCTAAATCGAATTTCTCAAAATCAACAAGTTTTGCTTGACCTGTTACTGGGTCAACTTCATATTTGCCAATCTTACCGTTTCCAATAGCAATGAGAACGTCAACAAATCCCTTAGCCATATCAACTATGTTGGTTAGTGACTCTCCGGAGTTCTTCATCTTTTTCAGAGCATCCGAAGAAGTCGCTTCCATAGTTTCTGCAAAATTCTTGACAAAGTCAACAACCATCGTGGTGAACTTGTCAATTTGTTGTTGTGACACATCCACCTCGGTCAGGTTTTTCAGTACGTGAGACATTGCCAAAGCTGTTGTCGCGATTGGCATTGCTGCTTCGGCGGTGCCAGCCATCTTCAACATTTCTCTAAGACTGAAACTTGAATAAGCCTTAAAGATGGATTTAATGGCTGTTATGAATAGTTTTGTTTTTTGCTCAGAAAGTTCGGTCTTACCCAACAGATGAAGAGTACCAGCAACGGCTAATGCTGAAACCACAAGTGGTAGAGAAGCAACTGCAGTGCCAGCCATCTTCAACATTTCCTTCAGACTGAAACTTGCGTAAGTTCTGAAGATTTTACCGGTAGCATCATTGAATTTGTCTATCTGTTCCGCATCAATGTTTATAGCACTGATTAAAGCAAGCAGACCTGCAACTAATAACGAATTTATGATGAGTGGCAAGGATGCTATTGAAGTACCAACCATTGCCAACATCTCAACTAAACTGAAATCAGTGTATGACCTAAAAATCTTTCCTGTTGACTGTATGAATAAATCTACATTCTCGGTTTTAATGTTTATGGCACTGATTAAAGCAATCAAACCTGCCATCAGCAATGAGTTTATAACAAGTGGTAATGAAGCCACTGCCAAACCAACCATCGCTAACATTTCACCCAATGAGAATTGAGTGTACATCAGGAATATTTTCCGTGATGATTCTATGAAGGTTTCTATCTTGGCATCATCAAGATTTACAGCACTGATAAGTGCTAATGTCAGAGCCATAATCAGCGCAGAAGCGACCAACGGAACTGCCACGAGAGACATACCCAACATTGCTAACATCTGCGGCAGGGTAAAGTTGGTGAACAGTAACAGAATCTTGGTTGTTGAATTAATGAAGAACTGAACTTTTTCTTCATCTGCTTCTGACTTACCAATGATGTATAGAGCAGCTGCTGCCATCAACACAATACCAACCAATGCAGCCATGAAAGCCATACCTGCTCCGACTACTGCAGCCCCAAATGGATTAGATGTAATTGCACCAATGATTAAAACCAATGCTAAAACTTCAACAATGGTCAAAACCATGATTTGGGTTGCGCCGAGGATTTTCTTGTTATCTACTCCACCCTTTTGACTTTCGGCGATGATGACGTAAATCATCGAAGCCAAAATCATCAAACCTGCTGCAGCGGCTACAACCAACATTCCCTTGGCTATATCGCTGTCCTTCATCTTTTTGGTGATTTGCACGACACCCCAAACGAGCACAAGCATCTCAACCAAGGTCAACATTATTATTTGGGTGGCTCCTAACACCTTGGCATTGTCCGCTCCAAGATATTTTTGTGTTGCTGCTATCATGGCGTAAACGATTACACCAAGAGCAAATATACCTAAAGACTCGATTATGAACTTTTCTGCTTTCTTGATTTTGGCAGGTGTAAGTTTCTTTTCCTCGATAATTTTGTTGACGAAGTAAATTCCATAACCAAGAGCCAAAACAGTTCCCATGATTATGAGTACTACCCCGAGGATTTTACCGTTATCAGCACCAAGTAATTTTTGAATGGCAGCAATAGCAGCAAATATCGTAGTACCCAACCCAGCAACAGCAGCCAACAGAAGTAAGTCTTCAAACACCTGTTTTCTCTTAACGCCTTTGAGTTGGACGGACATTTGCTTAACTATGAAAGCCAAACCGAAGACTGTTCCAGCCAACAGAACTACTGCTCCGGCAGTCTTCCAAAAACCACTGGCTTCAACCAATTCGGTCATCAACCATAATGCTCCGACGAGGATAACAAGTCCTGCAGCAAACTTAATCATTTGACCTGCAACACCACCGTTACCTTGTCCGATGCCTGATTTACCAAGGGCAAATGTCATCAACAACACAAACCCGATAGCTCCCCAAACACCGTACCATTCACCAGCCTTGAAAGCCTTGACGAAGACTTCCTTGCCAGCGTCGATTGCGAGAAGTAGTATAGCAAAACCTAAGGCAAACTTTAACATTTGGGCAGCGGCTCCACCATTACCACGGCCGATACCCGATTTCCCAAGTATCAAAGCCATGATAAAGATGAATCCGACAACTGCCCAAGGACCTATCCATGATTTCGGGTCCTCTGAAAATGGTTTGCTGCCAAAGAATACTTCTTTTCCTGCGTCGATTGCAAGAAGCAGTATAGAAACTCCTATAGCGAAACCTAAAATACCCATGCCACCTTTCAAACCTGCTCCCTTACGACCAATGATGATATCTGAAACCATCATTATAGTTTGGACTGCTAACAGGAACAGAATCAGTTTACCTGCTTCAGCCCAATCTATTTCTCGGATGGCATCAATGGCTAATAACAACACAGCTAAACCAACAGACAAGAACAGCATTTGCATAGCCAAACTGTTATTGTTGTTTAGTTTCAGTGATTGTTTGTTTTTGACCTTGTTGATACCAGTGACTGAAGTCAGGTTTCTCATATTTCTAGTACCAAAGTACATAGCCGCTGAAACAGCTGCCAAGAAACCTACGAGATATAAAACCTTGCCCCAGTTGATGTTTTCGAGATTCATCAATGCCAAGACCAAAGTACCAATGCCAAGCGCCAATGAGAAGAATATCCACTTCCACTGTGTTGCTTGTTTGTTGACATTGGTAGTTTTTGGTTTATTGATGGCATCCATCAGTTTGGTGAATACCGTCACTGCTTTACTGAATGTAGGGGAAAGCATGAACAGCGTAAAGACGGTAAGTCCCTTCATGAATTTCTTCATGTGGGTATCCGCCTTTTCCAAACCTGTCCCGATGGTAGAAAGTTGCTTGGATAAATCGGTGAAAGCGGCTGCCGAAACTTTCACCTGTCCTGCCATGTCTTTTGAAGTCAGAGTGTTCAGCAGCCTTATAAATCTACGTAGAGCCACATTGGTTTTACGTGAAACCGTTGAAGCCAGTTGTGATAAGGATTTAGACAAAGCCTCGATGTTTGAGGTGTCCACCTTGGTCGCTTCGACTTTTGACGAAGCAGCACTCTTGGCTTTCTTCTGTAACTCTACGTAAATGTTATTGATGATGTTTTCGATAGAACTCAGCTTTTCAACCAAATCTTTACCACCAGTGATTTTCGTCGGAGCACCTACGGTTTTCTGACGAGCCATGTCGTTTTTGATTTCACGTAGGGTCGCTTCGATTGAACTGATTTTGGTCATGAGTTCACCGTTGGCCAGCGAGTCGAGGGTTTCCTTTATACTTGTCAGTTTTTCGGTGTAATCCGAACTTGCTATATCGTTTTTGGTCTTTTTCTTAAGGCCGACGTCAGTGCGCTTGAAATACAACTCTAAGTTTGTTTTCAGCGCCTCAATGATAGACAGGTACTGACGTTCAGAATCCCGAATTTCTTCCACAGAAAGTTTCAAGAAGTCAGTATCATCGGACATCTTTTTCAGAAATGTCACGATTGATATGACCCCTTGATTTATAGTATTGTCTACTGTTTCGGGCTTCTTTCGCATGAATATGTATTAGATGAGGAAAGATTTGAAACCGGCTCACAGGTGGAGCGAGCCGGTTCCGTCAAAGAAAGTTGTTGAAAAGCTGATTTATACTGTAGTTTATTTACACAATTCTTTCAATTCCTTCTTGATACGTTTGGCGTCATCACCACGCCAACCTGCTGCATTTGATAAGAAGTAAAGGATAATTGACTCAGCATCATCATACAGATACTTATCGTCAATGGTTTCCAACTCATACATTGCGTCCAGGTAAGGTCTGGCGGCTGGTGAAACCTTCGGCCATTTCTCGTCGATTTCGGCGGCAATTTCACTGATTGGTCTCGGTGATTCTGATTCAAAAAGCTTCTTTACATCTTTGGGCTGTTCAGTACCAAAAAAGTATTTATTCGCTTCGTTTAAGACAGTTTCAGGAATGTCTAAAGCCATAGCCCTGAAATAATCTTCTGTGAAATAAACAGGCTTACTCATACGAACTGCGGTTTTGAAGTCAAGAACTGAGTCTTATCCATGATTTCCTTGAACGTCTTGGCGGCAATCTTACATTGCTTGCCCTTCAAGGTATAAGTCAAATGGAAGAGATATTCACCAGTGTGGTAGTTTCGGTCAGCGCCACGACCCGCCAATGATTTTTCGCGTTCGGGGGCTGGACGATGGTCCTTAACATCGGTGTAATGCTCGGCTCTTGCCTTGGATTTATTTTGTATATCTTTGTTGTAATAATACTTTTCTGAAGTGATGAATGTTGACGAACGGCGTTTGTCGGCTTCTGACATGAATGTCAAGCAGTAAATCAAGGTGAAGGTCAGATAATCGGTGTGGCCTTTGATAGCCTCACCAATCAAGTCACCGTTCATTTTTGATTTAATGTTGGAACCTGTCTTGACGGCCTTGCGTGCAACCTCAGCCACCTGCTTCTTGTCAAGAACATCGTCAATCACGAGTTCTACATCAGCACCATTTTCTAATTCATCCTCGACAGTTTTCAGGATTTCTTTGTAAGCAAGTTTCAAAGGCTTGAAAGCCAACTTACTACCCATGTTAGCATACTTGCGAAGGATTCTTTCTGGATTTTCCTTCAAAGAAGCATCGTCGAAACCAGCCATCTTGGAAATGTCGGTGTCAAAGAAAACATCCATTACTTTCTTCAGACGGTCTTCGAGTTGGCCGAGGGTGTATACGGTGAAGGAGAAAGAACTACCTGCTGCGAGTTTGTCTACATCAACACCATCAATACCAAGATTCAGATTCATTGGGTCACCGTCGTCATTCAAACCAGGACCGTAAGCAGTCACCGAGTATTTATCAATGCCTCTGCGAGTTACGTCGATTTGCAATCCACTGTTACGAGAACCAGGTTTGAAGAAACTGACTTCGTCGATTTTGATTTGGTCACCGTACTTAGCAATTCTCGGAACAGCTTTGTACTCACCGCTGACAAGAATAGAGTCAATCAACGGCATCATCGGGTCAGGGTCTTTTCTTAACTGAACTTTCAGAGCAACGACCTCGATGCCCTTGACGAAGAAATCAGCGATTCTGGCAGCAATCCATTGGTTATAAGATTCATCACTGATACCATTCATCTTTGGAATTTGCCAAGCAACGTGGCGACGACCGTCGGAAAGATACATGATATACTCACCGTTATCCTGTTCAGGAATTGAGATAATCACACGCGTGCCTTTCTTGGTGGCGATGAATGATTGTTTGGGTTTGTAGGTTATAGATTTAGCGGTGAGTTTAATCTTAGAATTTCTGAGTTGAGTTTCGTTGGTATGAACGATGATTCTCAAGTCAGTAATTCTTGGAACAATACCACCTTTGGTGGATGATTTCAGATAAGAAGAAAGTTTATGAACCCTCGCAGGAAGGTGATTGGCACCGACGTTGACCTTTGATTTGAAGTAACCTGATTTAGATTTCTTCTTGACAGGTTCCAAGACGAGTTCTTCAGGATTGACGTCGATTGACTCTTCTGCTGCAGCGATAACCTGTTCAGTATCCACCATGTCAACTTTCTCAGGAACCTCGATTCCATAACCAACCTCATACTCTTCAGCGATTTGTTGGTTCTGTTCCTCAAACTGCTCCGTCGGAAGTTCCTGAATGACTTCGTCTATTTTCTTATTCTTTCTGCGGGTTTCAGCATCTTTCTTTGATTGGGACTTCGACTTGGCTTTTTTATTTTTCTTATCGATTTTCTGAATCACCTCATCGGTGATAGTTTCCTCCAAAGTCGGTACGTCCACTATCTGATTGGTTTCTTCAACATCAGTGACACCAAGATTTTGCTTGGCGACTTGGCTGATGGAATTAACCGTGAAATCATCTAAATTTATCTGTTGTGACATTGTGAAATGTTTTAATGACTATTTATTAACGGTGTTAATCAAAAGAAAACACCCATCTCACGACGGGTGTTTTCGCCAAAGAATTGAAATGTTGAGGCCAGCGAAAGCCCTTGAAAATGTACGCGTTATCTGTGTTATGACCTAACACTCACATTTTTCAAATGTTCGTGTTAGAATGTTCCAGTCTGACTGTCAACAAGACGTGGGTCGTTGGTGACGTCTGAAACATAGTCGGCGTTGAAAGTGATGGTCAACTCAACGGGGTCGTGCGAAGCGTAATCAGCGCCTTGGTCACCGATGTCACTGGACGGGAAGACATTATGAGCGATACGTCTCCAGAAGATGGTACCGTCACGGTTGAATTTCTCGGCGACAATCGAGGCATCAGCGTAATCGCGTTTCATGGTCTTTTCGCCAGTCAGCGGATTATACTTAATGCGGGACCAAGCAACGAGGGCGTTGTAGACATACTGTTTACTTTCGTTGTCCAAGAAGTTCCAGAACTGGACCTCGATTTCGTAGTAGGTCTGCTTATCGTTGGAGTCGTATCTGAATCTCGTGGTCTTGTAACCGGCTTCGATGGTGTTGCCGGCGTACTCCACGAACAGACCGTTGACGGCTTTCACGTATTCCTTCAGGAACGAGTAGTCGCCTAACTTCTCCTTCAAATAACCCTCGAGAATGAACTGAGCGTTGAAGTTGGACGGTACAACAGGTTCATACCTGTTCACCGCTGCAGTGCTCTGTACGACGTGCGGGAATATTGATTCAGCAGTAGCCATATCTCAAAGTTTTTAATGTTCGTAACTAAGTTAAATCATCTGTTGGTGATGACTGTGTTCCCCAACTTGCCTTCTATGTGTCTGTATGCGTTGATAACATCCATAGCGGCTGTGAAGAACACATTTATATATTTCCTTATTCCGATTGCAAACTCGTTCTGAATCTGTTTGATTAACAACAGACAATCAGATGCTAAGACTAGGCTTCTGTATCTTCCTTCATCGATATGCCCATTAGCATTGTACTGAAGGACGTAACTGGAATTTGCGGAAGAACTGATGGACTCCAACAGGGCTTTCAACGAATTGTTGTAAGCATAGAACTTGTCAGGGTCGATGTAGTCTTTGTACTGATTACTGTGGTCAATGCAGGTATTGGTGATAACCACCAAATCATACAGCATCGTCTGCATATCAGAGGTTATGGTTTTCAGATAATCGACTGACTGATACAATGCGTTCATCTGTGGGGCCTTAATCAGGTCGTCAATGAAGACCTTATAACGCCTGTCATCCGTTTCCATGATGTTCAGTGAAGTTTGTATGTCAGAGGATTTTCTTTCGACGTATTTCATTATGGTATCGTACGAGTCCCTGTAAATAACGGGTTGACTGCTGTAGTCTTGGAAGCGTTCTGCCAAGATGTTTTTCAACTCGTCATAGAACATGGCGTCGATTTGCTTTGAAGTAATCTTCTGCTCAACTGTTTCGCGCTTGGCGGCTGCGTTCGTGGCATTGACTAAATCATTGTAAGCAACAAGATTAAACTTGTCCGATTCCATAAGATTATCTATGTTGAGAGACTGCATGAGCACTGAACCGCCCTTTTCATCTTTCATACAGAGTATAGCCGATAACATCTGAAGCATCGTCGGAGTGTCGTTGTTCTTCAAATACTTCTTAATGACCGACATCAGTTCTTTCGTGTATTTCTTACGTTTCTCTGGGGTGTTGGTCAGGTCACCGACTTTCTTCATGTGAGCAATCACATCATTGGAGAAGATGTTCACATCCAATGGAGCCGAAATTCCGAAGTATTCTTTGAACATCTGATTTGCTTCTTCCTCGTCAATCTCGTTTGTGTCGCGATTGGCGAAAGCAGACTCGTACAGGTTCTCGATACAGGGTCTCGGCAGCCCCGAGAGGGTGAGCGCATTTTGGATAATGCGCTCCCTCTTCGAGGTATTGTCAATCGTTATATCCGAAAAGTTTTTCATTTTCTGATGTATTATTAGGCTTAGAGCCGTTTATTACTTGTTGATGTTCAGGTCAAACACAACCTTTTCGAGGCAGTCGTAAGGAGTGTACTCGACGTGGACGAGTTTAATCTTGTAATTCCTGATTTCTTGAGTGTTGTTCTCAAGGTCGCACTTCACAATCGGGTTAGGCTCGATTGCGTTGGCGAGTGCCAGAGAATCCATGAAGTTCTGGGTCTCGATTTGAGTTGCCAGATACTCATCGTAGGTACCTTTCTTGAAGACGCCACCCTTTGCCATATTGTAAAGCTGCTCCTTGATGTAGCAGAGCAACTCCACGTTATGGATTTGCTGTTGCTTCGAGATAGCCTTCTGGGCAGAGAGGTTGCCGAAAATCGTGTAGCCGTTGAAATCGATGATAGGATTGTAACGGAACTTTTCGAGGTACTTACGGTCGTTGTCGTCGATTTGCTCCTCAAGTTCGTTGATGCCTTGGACGTAACCAGTGGTATTGGCGATGATGTCAAACTGATTCTGCTTGGTGTAGAAGTTGTTTGAAATCAAACCAGTCAAAGGTTTCACGACACCGTTCTCAACGTCACCAGGACCGAAGAAGAACAGGAACTGATTGTCAACTTTGCTCAATAGCTTGGTTGAGTATTGTTTGTTACCGCCGGTGGCGAAATACTCGTAGTTGACAACGTCGGATGACGGAGTGTCCTTGAACAGCGGGTTGGTCGATTTCTTGATGTCCTTCATGAAAGGCTCAGTCATGATACAAGTCACGAATCTGTTGTTCTCATGCAAGTCAAGAACGAGGTCACTGAACTGCTTCTTGTAATCAGGTTCCACGTACGACTTGAAGGCGTCAATCAGGTAACGCAAGCCACGGGTGTTCTTCAAACCCTTACGGATGGACGGGTCCATAATCATGTCAAGGATTTCGCTCTGACGTGAGGAGGTACCGTTGATGAACTGACGCTCGCTCAGTTTGTACGACTGAATGACGTTGTTGTTCAGGATTGCGCTCGGTTGATTCACGTAAGGATTAACCTTGATGATATACTTGGCATTGGTTTCACCACCAACATAGAGTTTACCGTCGACGGTATAAGTAGCCGTTTGATACTCAAGGATGTAAGGCATAGTGAAGTTGCCTTCACCCACGTTAGTAGCATCCCAAGTTTGGTAGATGTTGGTATCGGAATCTCCGCCAACGAAGAAAGCCAACTTGTTGTTCTTTGCAAAGTACAATCTCGTGGCGTTGTTCATACCTGAAATTGCTTCAGCGGTGAAAGCGGGAGTCTCACCCTTGCTGAAGGTGATTTGCTTGGTAGCACCGCCGGCGATAGCGAAGACTGTATTGGCTTGGGTTTCTTTCACGATTGTCGGATAGAAAGCGGTGCTTGCAACTTCGACGGTCTTTTCGGTGAAGCTCTTTTCGGCATTACCGAGGTCGGTCTTTGCGATGTAGTAAGCTTTACCGGTGGTGAACATATAAACATTCACGTCGTCCCAAAGGATGAGGTTCTTGTTTTTGGTGATGTCCAAACCAGTCAAAGACGTATAGTTGCATCCGAGCTCTTGCCAGTTCTGACCATCGCTGGAATACTTCAGTAAGAAGTCACCCTCTTCAAAACCTTCGGCGAAGCCGTCGGTGAAGGAACCAGGATTGCAGTAGGCGAAGAATCTGTACTGAGTACCGAAGCCACTGGTGATGTAGTTCAGGTGTTGGTCAGCAGCGGCGAACCAGTTCTCACCATCAGTAGAATACATGACACCAAGACCACCGTAAACAACGAAGATGTTACCATTGACCACGATGTTGACGTCAGATGTACCAGTCGTACCGAGTTTCTTCATGGTGATTTCACCTGATTGATACTTCACGAGATAATTGACTGATTCATCAGAGCAGTAAGCAACAGCGTAAACTGCAGTGCCGTAGGTGACAGCGTTTCCGAAGTTGTTTTCGTAGGTCAGAACCTTACCAGTCGGAGTATGGAAGAAGTCGAGGTCGATAATCTTCCAGTTGACGCCGTCGGTTGAGGTTTCCCACTTATAACCGTTGATGTTGTAGAAGACACCACCCTGTGTGTCAACCACAATGGCTTTCGTCACGTCACGGCCTTCACCAGTCGAGGCGAAAATGTCGTAAGTCTTTGCCTCACTGATGGGCTCGTCGAGTTCGATGTCGGTGATGTGAAGGAGTCTGTCCTCACCGATGATGAGGTCATCGAAGCGGATACCCGTGCCCGTGTTGGTCTTGAAGGTGTTGTTTGTGAGACTGGTGTCCTCAAACACACCGTACTTCAGAGCATTTTTGCAAGTGATGGCTTTGTTCTCATCCAAGTTGGTGGGTTGTTTCGGAACCACACTGTCTTTGTCGAAGGTCAACTTGTTGTCTTTGTAAGACATCAAATTGCTGATGGTTTTGAACTCACCTTCCTCGAACATGGAATTGAAACCGTAAAGGTCAATCATCGAGAAGTCCTTGGTGTTGGTGGCTTCGAGCAACTCGTTGTTGATGTCGCAGATGATACCAGTGTAAATGTAGTTAGCATACATGATATCGTCGATGCTCAAGTTTTCGCTGGTTTCAGAAACCAAACCAGGAATCACCGAACCAACGTAAGAGTCAATGAAACCAACGCCGGCGACTTTCGTCAGAGCCTCGAGGTTTTCTTGTGTGATGCTGTCATCGGACTCGAAGTACTGACCGTAGGTGGCGTTCAGATGTGCTCCTTCAAAAGTGTTGTTGAACACATACACCTTGACGAAAGTGTCAGACAGGCGTGTGTTGAAGTCAAGATTCGGATAGTCGTCGATTTCGAGGGCGCACTCTTCAAGAGTCTTGTTGTACTCTTCGGTGAGCTGAGAAACCTCGCTTTCCTTGGCTTTGACGACGAATACAGAGACGTCACTGTTGCCGACATTACCGAAGTTCAGGTAACCATCGTTTTCGTAATACTTCTCTGTTAAGATGTCTCTGTCAGGAGTCCAATAGCCGTTTTTGTTGAAGAGCGATGAATACGGGACTTTGTCAACCCTCACGCCACTGTCGAAGCAGGTGTTAGGATTGATGGTAGCGACCTGAGTCGTATCCTGTTCATCATCAAAAACTCTCAAATTGATAACGCCGAGCGGGCCTGAGGACAGAGCATCTAAGCAAACTTTGTGACCGAAGTCACCCTTCTTTTCTTTACTACGATTGGCTTTGCCGAAAATGGTAGTAAACGACGAGGTATCGCCCTTCGCAAATTTCACCAAGCAGTTCACCGGTCCCTTAGGAGCGTTGATGAAGACCACACGGAGGCGGCTCTCTTCCTCAATCGCGTTGACCTGCGAATTGTCGGTGACTATGAAATAGATACCTGCAGCTTTTGAGACTATTTGTCTTAAACGAATATCCATTTTCAAAAGTTGTTGATGTTTATACTAAGGTTGAAAATTATGTTTCTTCGTATTTATATATTCCGATTATGAAATTCAAGAATTTGTCTGCTCTTCTTTGATTTCAGCAGCGAGTTTTCGCAACATATCCTTTCTGTTGTTGAACTCGTTTTCCTCAGTCTTCATGAATGATTCTGCTGCTGGTAAATTCTCTCCGTCGTGACCTTCAGGAAGCAACTGGTCGGTGATTACTTCAGTCTTTAAGCGTTTCATGATACCAGGGATTGACTTAAAGTGTGTCATCAAATCCTTAATCAGCATCATGTGTTGTTTCACAAGACTGGTGTATGATTGAATGATTGCGTAATCTTCAACCATCGTCGCATTAATTCTGTTGACGACATTGTTAATCATCTGTTTGTTAATAGCACAGAGATATAACAAGTCGGCTAACGACGACATTTGGATTTCTGCCACAGCTTCCATATAGTCTTTATGTTCCTGTGTCAGTTCCTCGTCGTTCATGGTCATGACAAAAGTCTTCACTTTATCAGTGAAGTTCTTAGCCAGACCTTTGTACTTGGTTTCTAGATTACCGACGTCGATTTGGTCGTACTGAGCAATTGCACCAAAATCAGCTCCACCACCGAATGTTGGCATTGCACCAGCACCAGTGTATTCGGTGAGTTGTATCACCTCATCATAATCAGAATTGTTTTCAGGAATGAAATCTTTGTTTTCGTCCATGTTAAATCAGCTTTTCAGAATTATTTGGAATTGTAATCACCTTGTTACTAGCAACACATTTTTCAGATGTTCGTGCTATCGGATATCGTTGTTCATCACCAGCACAGGGCTGCAGATGTCATTGAATATTTCCTTGTCATCAATCATTAGTTTTATCGTTGAGGACAGGAACTTGCCTCCGAAAAGGTGTATATTTGTTATATTTATTTGTGGTTGGTTTTCAATAATCAGAATATTTTCATAGACAGGAGTCTTCTTTTTGTTATGGAGGGTATACAACTTAAAAATGTATTGCTGGTTTGGTAAATCATATTTGATGCTCAGGTTGTATAACTCTTTTTCTTTGATTTCGTGACTGATTGTCAATGACTCTTGTTCAGGACCGATGTCATTTCTGAATGTCAGTTTAGGATAAGTTCCACGCTCGGTGTAAACAGTGTTAATGATTACAGGAGTTTCTGACGATGCGTCTATCAAAGAAATAAGACTGGAACCAAACTTTTTCATCAGCACAAAATCGAAACTCAGTTCATAACTTTCTTTGACGTTGTTACTGAATTTAGAAACACTGGTAAAGTCGGCTATCCTGTATTGCAGGGCAACAACATTATTTTCCACCTTGCTGTTGTCATACATCGAGACGAGGAAAGTTTCCTCGTCAGGTTTCACATTCACGATTGCGAGACGTTTCTCGAAAAACTCACGATACTTTTCTGACTCTTTCAATGAAATATAAGAGGTGGAATCGACCAATTTGTTTGAATAGTTTTCGGTTGCGTGACGCTTCTCGATAACTGTCTTTTGCTCTATGCGTTCTGATGTGTTTAAGTCTGTTTGAATATGTTCGGTGACTTGCTCAATAGGTGTGCCTTGATTCTGTTCAATGTAATCTGTTCCAGTTATATCAAGCAAATCACCGGCTGTGGCCATGTTTAATGCTTCATGAAAATCGGGTATTTCTGACATATCATCAACCAATGACTGATTGATTGAGACGTCTTCGTCTTCCTCGTATTTCAGCAACTGAGCCTCGAACCAAGCAACTTTGCCCATGAACTTATTCACTGGTTGAACTACACCAATACGAAACATTCGGTTCAGCATTGGGAAATAAATGTAGTCTTTTTCTGCGGGGATAGTTCCTGCTCCAAATGCGGTTTGGAACTTATCCCAAACAATATCAACCATGAAATCATCTTGAAGTGGCAGGTCCCAATCAGAATAAACAAGTTTATCAACATTCCCAATCTCGTTTCCGTGGAGGACGAGTGGTATCTTTTTGATGTCGACGACTTCCCGTTTGTGGTAATGTTTCAGTGTATGAATCACTTCTGTTGGTTGTGTCTTGAAATAAATCACATAGTGACCATACATTTCAGCAAAAGCGTTGCATTGGGCAATCCATCTCTGAACGGTTATATCTTGGTTATTATTCAGATTCCAAAGTGGGTACTGGGAAATTAGTTCGTCAAGAGAGGAGACTTTAAGGTCTGTGACTTCCTCGCCGTTGTATTTTATCGTGATTTCAGTATTGACGTCTGGTTTGCGTTCTCCGAGGGTGTCTTCGTGCTTATAAATTGTGGTGACGTCGTGGGTTTGCAAGATGTTCTTGTTTACTTTCAGAGAAATGTAAAATTCCGTCAACGATAATTCATCAATCTCTGCTTGGATATCATCTTTCGGTAAATATTCCGAAAAGTTGGTTCCGTCAACTGAATAAGCATACAAAACGGTGAAAGCGTCCCTCCCCTCGATTTTTTCTGGTTGGGTGAGTTCCACTTCAAGCAAGGACAAATCTTCAAACTTGTCCTTGATATAAATTGTTATATTGCCTGTGACAACCATTTATCGGTGAACTTAAGAATTAGTCCGAATTTTGAGCTATTTTCAACGCGGATTGATGAAAGGGCGATACGAACGGTATACTACTTATATAGGATTTTCATTAAAAAGCATCAGCCCATGTCAAATCAGCGTTTCGTAGACGCTTGATAATCAATTAGTTACAAACGCTAAATCCATTTAACTCCTTGAAAATAGTGTTAAATTCATAACTACTTGATAATCAATAAGTTATATAAGGGCGACTTGGCTCTTTTTTATATATTTGAAATTATAAGGCAAAGAACAGGAAATTTGGGGTTCAGGTTGGTTAAACCCTACCTGAATCCCCGTTACCTGAGTCTTCGGATGCTGAACTTGAGCTACTTCCTGAGCTCCCTGAACTATTTTCACTGTTTCCCGAGTTGCCTGAGCTCGTTCCAATGCTGGTGCTTGAACCACTGTCAGGTTTTTCATCGGGTTTCTCGTCAGGTTTGTTTGCTGAGGAGTTATTGGAGTTGCTTCCTGAGCTGTTGGAATCATCTTGGGTTTGTGATGAAGTGTAACTGTCGATAATACTGTGGGTTCCGCTACCACTTCCACCGCCCGTTCCATAATAAATCTGGGCGTCATAGACTTCGAGCACTGATGGTTTAGAATCGGGCCAGTAAATCGGGATATACACATCTTTCTTACCTACGGTCAGATGATACCAAATGTAGTTATTGGGTGATGCCTTCGGTTTGACGGCTTTCTGAATGTAGACCAGTCGCACGAAGGGGTGCATGTGAGCGAACTTATTGAATGTTGCGTAAATCTCTTGTTCCTTGCCTGAGTAATATGCAAGCAAATAATCTCTCTCACCCAATCTAAATTCAGCGTCCTCTCTCGAATAATCACCGAGTTTGGCATCAACCTCAGTTCCACCGAGGGCTATGTTATGAGCGTTGTGCTGTTGTGTCCACGGGTCTTCTCTTGACAAATAATTAGTTGCTGATAACAGAGACGGTAAAGTAGAACCATCTGATGCTTGTGTTCTGTGCCATGTTGCTACTTCACCCTGTTGCATATGTGCCTTGGTGTAGAAGTCACCAGCAGGATTGTATAACTGATTAAGGTCCCAATCATAACCAATGATTGAGCGACATCTCATATCGGGGACCGCGTACTTACAAACAACGGCTGATTCAGAACTCGGGTTGGCTGTCGTGCTTTCGAGAAGTTCACCACCCAAACACGGCACCCATCCATCGGGCAAGGTAAAGTATTTGTAATCACGTCCGTCCTTGATATTGATTGGAGGATTGTAAGCAATCACTGCTCCTTCAGGAACCAAATCTTCTTGCATTGTTTGGTTCATTTCCTGTTGAACATTTAGCAGATATCTGAACCAATAGGATATCTCGTTGAAAATCACCATGATAACCCTGAAATGACGACCTGTCAAGAATCTCTTCCTGCGTGTCAGGTCGTCGGTTCCCATGTTATTGATTCCTGAGAAACCTTCCCTTTGGTAATTAGTGTGGTCGTTCCAATAGCGGTTGGAGTATTTCCTGAAATCAAAGTTTTCGTCCTTCAACCACCAGTTGTGGACATCTTGCTGAACAAGATACTCGAAATCGTTTTTGGAATCCGTCCAATCTGCGTATTGGAAATCTTCGTCAAGAATGTGATTGTCACCAACCGTAAGCACTGAACGCTTAGCCATCTTGTCCAAAATCAGTTGATGCCAATCCATGTGCAGGTCTAATCGGGAATAGAGTCGTTTTCCTTCCTGATTATATCTGCCTATGAACATTACGTCATAACCGATGTTGTATGCCCCGATGTTAATGAGATGAATCTCCAACGGGTGAGAGAAGGTTTTCTTTGTTTTGGCGATACCCCTACCCTCGTCACCAGTTTCGTCACCACCGCGTTCTTGCTGTTCAGGTTCTTCTTGTTGGTCTTCTAACTGGTACATATAACCATCCAAATAGTCAGAACCAACAATGAAATCCTTATAGAGTTTCATTGAAGGTATTCTGTCGATGGTTATCGGTCTATCAAATGTTTGGAAGCCTGGTGTCAAAATGTAGTACTCGGGTTTGTACCAAACATCTTCAAGAATATGAGCAAAGGCTTTGTATACGTATTTAATTGTCTTTTGGGAAGGTATGAGGTTTATTGCTTCTGAATCAGTCAGAGTTCCTGTAGTGTTGTAACCAAAATATTGATTCAGTTTAGTCTGATAATTTGAAGAGTTCAGCGTGCTTTCAAAAGCAACGTCAAATCTCTTGTTTGTGGTTAAGTTCTTATGGTTATCAGTTTCCATGATTCTACCAGCGGTAAACTGAGCGTAATTAAGAACACGAGATTTGAATGTGATTTTTGATGTGCTGGTATCATAACCAAAATCAACAGTTGATTGCAGATAGTTACTTGTCAAGAAATCCGAAATCATGTTGGCATGGTCAGTGAGTCTGAAGTTACTATTACAATTCACGAAACCAGCACCTAACACCAATTCAGTCACCTGTTGAGTAAGATTCCATTTGTGCTCACGCTTGATATGGAAACTGCCGTTGCTGTCACGATACATTACCGTATATTGTGACATGTTTTCAGCGTTCTTGTGGCCAATCAGTAAGCCTGACTCGTAACTGTTTTGCATAACAACCAACGACGGCATACGATTGTTGGTAGGATTCACAATGTTTCCTGACAGGTTTTGGTTGGTACCATTTCTTAAAATCTTGACGTATTGGCGGATGGAACCAAGAACCGTTGTTACACCAAAACTGCTGTCTGTGTAGTAGTCGTTTTCCTGATTGGTTTCACCGTCGTCGATTCCGAAATACTTATGCTTAATAGCAAGGACATCCTGATTGGTCACGTCCAGTTGTCTGGGCATGTTACCAATCGGGATGTACGGAAAATATGTCGTGGCGTTACTGACAGTCGGTGCTGCGGTGGCGCCATCATTACTTGCTATTGTCGTATACTGTTTCAGATAAACCTTGATTGAGTTCAGTTGCTCCAAATACTCCTGCATGGAGTTCTCAATCAGGGTGTTGATAGTTTCTTGAATGTTGATATCTGTCGCAAACTTGATGCCTGTTTCAACCAACTGATTGGTGCTTGCTTCGTAAGCATAAATCATTAAGTCGGTTGCAAACAGAAGCATATCACCGTCCATGAGTGAATCTCCATCCAAACCAAGAGCGTCACAAATGAGGTTAAAGTTCGTATTGCTCTCGTCGTCATTCAGAAGCTTGCTGTTGATGAAATCAGGTGATAACGCCGAAACATACTGTCCTTGTAATTCGGGAAACACTTCCACGAACTTATCAAACATGACAGGGAGAATCTTTGTTCCACGGTCACCTTGAGAACCTGTTTCACCTTGTTCACCTTGTTCACCAGGAACACCCTTAAACAGGGGTGAGTTCTGAATTATCGCAAAGTTGTTGTTTATCGTGGCCAGAAATGTGGCTAGATTGTCAAATTCGACTTTTTGTAGTGTTTGCATCTCTTAATGATTTTAGTAGAATGTGTCAACGCTGTAAAGCAAGGCTACGCATCATTCTCGTTTGGATACCGATGAGGTTTTTGAGTTCGGTCAGGGTGGCGAGTTCGTAACCGACACCGTTCATGTAACCATGCCAAACAGCACCGGTGATTCCGTCTTTGGTGACGGTTTGTTCGGTTTTGATTAAAACCAATGTGCGTTGGATGACGCCACGGATACCTGATACCGAAATTATGATTGAAACACAACCATCCGAATGAGCCTGACCTGATAAAGCCGCGCCTCGTTCGGTGATTGAGTTTAGATACATGTTTATCTTTCCTTGGAGGTTGTTTAACTCTCCTGCATTTACGGGTATTCTTTTCATGCTCCTGATTTTACGACCACTCACATCCTTCGGACGTTCGTGCTCAGATTCTGACAAGATTTATCATGACTTCAGTTCCTTCCTCTGTGTAGAGTTTAAGGCTGTAATCATATTTGTTGTATTCAAAGTCCACTCTTGAACCGTCGACCAAAACTGACTCCACGTCGTAGAAATTATCCAAGATGTATTTTGGGTAAATTTCCTTGATGTATTGTCGTACATTTATGGACTGATTCTTTAAGTATCTATTATTCTCGTTATTTATTATCATTTTGTCGTAATACAAACGACCAACGAGTTCTTTGGCAACATTCAACTGTTGATTAAACTCAACTTTCACTGACAAATCTTCGCCAGTGAATAATGACGAAACCAAGTTATGAACCTCGCCCCAAATGCCTGTTGCACCGACGTCATATTTCAATGATTCTTGGTACGTCTCGTCGAGGTAATAGCCATAATTTTTGCTGAAGATTGTGAAGAGGACCAATCTGTCTGAATACCTGATGTTTTGGAATTGTAACATGTTTTGGTACTCGGTCAGATAGTTTTTGTAGAATGTTGAATACCTCCACATTCTTCTGTTATCACGGTCAAGGTTAACATCCATATCAATAACCCTGATTTTAATGCTGTCCTCTGTCCCGTAAATGTGTAACAGGTTGCTGTTTAACCAATTTGCGAAAAACTCAAAGTTGAAACCGCTGAGGTATGTCTGTAACTGATGGAGTGTCATGTGAGGTGACGTCATATCATTACACATGACAGCCACAATCTGCCAGATTTTGTTTGTGTCAAACAGCGTTATGTCATAATTGTTGTTGCTGTTTGAAAGAATGGAACTGAACTCAGTGTCGTATGATGTGCCGTTGTAATGAGGATTTATGAGTTGCTCGAACTGATTTCTGTCGCTTACGAGGGTCTGGTCATAGAATTGAGGGAATGTCATCAACTCTTTTTCGCCAGTCGGTTTGTATGTAAAGCTGAAATATTGCGATTTCAGAGATATGACTTGGGTGGCCATTGCTCTGTCCACGGGATTGCTTATTTCTTTCAGATAACGACGGAGCATGATTGGCTCGGGGAAGTCAGGTAGTTCGTGAATGTACTTTCTGTGTAACTTCCTCGAATTATCAATGTTGATACGGAACTGCTCATAGGTTTCGTAATAACCTGAATCATCATATTGGTGGAAGATTTCCGTCGGTTCCCAATCTTCCAAAACCGTGTACATGATTCTTAGTTCGATATCATCACACAAAAACGAATTGTCTTGGATTTGGGATGGGTTTATGAACTTGATTGTAAACACCAAACCAACGGTATCATCTGCTTCTGATTTTGGTAGTATGGCGTAGTAATGACCAAGAATGTCACCTCCTTCCTCATACATGGTCATGAAAGTATCCTGATACATTCTATTTCTCAGGACGAGGAATTTGTTGTTGACGATTCGCGATTGGTATCCTGACAACATAAGTTCTTGGTTCGTGATTTCGTCACAGAACTTAAACCCTGTTTGTGAGAAAACTTCGTGATGCTCTTCACTGAAAACAAAACTGCTGTTGATGTTCTTGAATATCGACAAATCTATAGCGTTGATTCCAGTAAACTCCAACGGCTTGTTTATGACTATGTCTATGTGTTTTTTGGCATTGTCAATGATGCAGTAATACTCTCCCTCGTGCTCTGCTTCGGCTTTGAGGTCCACGTAGGCACAAAGTTTATAACCTTCGTATTTGATGTCTGTTGAGAACTTTGTTCCCAAGAAAACACATTCACAAGTGTTGGCGTTGATGCGTTTTAGGGTGGAACGAAGTTGTGGTTCTTTCTCAAAATATCTGTATGAGCGGAAGTCATACATCAAATATTCAGGGCACTGACCTTTAATTAGGAAATAAGATGGGTACTTCTCCAAACAACCATTCTTGCGACCAAAAATGTCATCATAATTCAGTGTGTGAATGTTCACAAAATTGGTGCTTCCAGAAACAAACACACATTCTGAATTATTATCAATGACAATCTGTTCGGGTTTGCGGTACTGATATGGTGATGGTACCGTGGAAACATAAACTGGCACAACGTCTTTGATTTCTTCAGCGTAAAGTGCTGCGTTAAAAAGCTCTCGTGTTTGAATGTCATTGAACTTATTCAGGAACGGGATTGGATAGAAGAAATACATCTCCTCACTGAACCAATCATAAACCTTGGCTTCTGTCAGATATCGTAATTGGGGATTAAGGTCTAGTCTTAATATCTGATGACCGTCATACACGAATCTTTTAACAATGGTGTATTCTTCATCATTGATTGTTAGGTCTCTTGGCAGGTTTTCCAAGTCACCCGTATCAATCAACTGAACGTCATTAAGATTTATGTTTTCTGCTTCCTGAATGATGGTATAATTACGGCTGGGGTGTGTTCCAGTCATGAACTTCAAATGAAATTCTGAGCAGCACTTAAATCTCCATTGGAGGTCCTGAGTCGTTTCCACCGTGATGTAATCATTCGTCAGGTACTGAATCCTGTTTCCGATGTTAATCATGGTTTCGTAACGAGTTGGTTTGATGTTCTGAGTCTCGATATAAAACTCAATGATTTCCTCGTCATCAGAAATTATCAGAATCTTGTCGTTGGTGGTGATTCTACTTGGCTTCACAATAGCCAAATAATCTTGTTCCTTAATGTCTTGAACATGCAAAACATTTACCAATTCTTTTCGCTGAGAAATGGTGTATGATGCAGGGTTCAATGGGTCTATCTCATTGAACTCAATCGGAACGGTATTCGGTTTGTGACGGTAAATCTTAAGCTGTTTGCTGAGTTCTAATTTATCTTCGGTGATGTTGGCGAAGTAACCGAAAAAGTTTTGAAAATCACAAACATAATCAGCAGGACGTTCATAATCAAATTCAAACTCGATGTTGATAAATCTTGGGAAAATCAGGTGGTTCTCCTCGAATAATTCAAGGATTAGATTATTGAAAAAAGCAAAGTCGTCATACTCTGAAATGTTCTCTTCTGGCACTGATTCAACTCTCTCGTCTATGTCAAAGGCGTCGGTTGTTTCTGATGAAGGAGCGATGCCGCCTGATTGGTGACTTGCAAGTGTGAGTGAGTAATTCGGTTGAGCGTTTCTGTTAGCAGTCACCACGCCGTTTTGATTCACCCTTCCGTCGGTTTTATCAGTGTTGTTTACAGTGTTTTGGAACTTGCGGATGATTTTCTCAATGCTTTTGAACGTGTCATCAGGCAAACCATCACTATCAACCGCCTGTTCCCTTGTTTTATTGATACGGTTTTGGACGTATTCCTTGATGTTGATTTCCTTCTTGGTAACACACCCTTTGTCATAATCAAAACCATGTAAAATGATTGATGTCAGTTTGTCGTCACCACTCCAATACAGTTGTAATGGACAATCGAGATACATTTCGGAAGATTTGAGTTCCTGAATCGTCTTGAAAATGTTGGTGACGAAAACCTTATTCAAATCAATAACGTCGATTGGCGTTGAATAATTGAAAATCTTTGGAAGGCTTTCGGGGTATATGTCAGAACTGCGTTTGTTGTCAGTTTTGAAAATCAGGAAAAATTCGGGGAGATTAGTGTCAGCTGACGAAATATACATGGGGATATGCCATGAATACGCCTTGTTGTCGGAGTAGCCTCCGTACAGTGTTTTCTTTTCGTCGATGGTTGTAGGTGTTTTCAGAAATTCCGAAACCTGTGACATGAAATCCTTGGTAACGTCCAGTTCAACCTTATAACCAGTGTAATCAGCCAAGTATAACTGATAACCGTTGCTACGGGATGACACAATAACCTTATAACGCCCCGAAAGCTGGTGTATAGCCTTGTTTAATACACCAGTCTTCGAGTCGTATATTTCAGAAAATATCTGATTGCCTTGGGAAAATTTTTGTATTCCTTCCATAGATTACGTATTTGTAACCTATGTATTAAGTCTGCTAACGCATAGCGCTCACATCCTTCGGACGTTCGCGCTAATACTTCACATAGACGCTTAGGTCGAAGTTAAACGGTTTGTTTCCGATGTTCAGGGCTACACCAAGTGTCTTGCGGTATTCAATGTCGGTTGGGTTGACGGTTCCTGACGGACGACCGAAGGTGTCAAGCATCCTGTATTCAAATATGATTGGTAACAGGATTTCTTTTCCTGCTTCGAGAACCATAACTGATGTGGATGATTCGCCACGAACTTTGAAGCGGGTCAGGTCACCGAAGATTGGGTAAAGCATTGAACCACAAGTGTAGATACCTGCACCATATTCGTCGCTCTTACTGAAACCAAGTCTGCTGAATCTGTATGATAAATCATCATTCAGGAGTAATTGTTTTTCACCTGTGATGAAATCAGAATACTGCATTATTCTGTACAGATTATCGTAGGTGATATTTCCTTCGGGAGCCGCCAAGTTCATGGCTGTTGCGGTTGCGAAGCTCACAACATTCACATCTACGTAACCTTGAGTTATGACGTCATTCAGGAGGAAAGCTACATTCAATCTTTGACTGATGTTGCCATAAAGCGGTAAAGTCAACTCGGGAACTTCGTAAGGCTTGTATAGTTCAAAGTAACTGTTCATGGTCAGATTCAGTTTCCTGAAATAAATGATTTGACCAGTTTCTTGATGGAAGCCTGTGTTGGTCACGACTGGTACATACTTGTATAAATCGTCAAGTTCGGTTATTCCGTTCGGCTGCAACGATTTGATGTCAATCGGGACTTGGTTATTGTTTTTTAGTTTGATGTAAAGTTTCTTGGTGATGATTTTACCAAAGTTGTTGTAGTCTTTGGCATCATACTGCTCGGAGAAATTACCAACGAAGACATTCAGAGTTTGGTCATTACTCATTTCAAACTCGTTGTTGTCTGGGTCAATCACCGAAACCGTCAATGGATTTGCATGAGAGTTTTGCAACGCATCTATGTCAGAACGTAAGTTCTTCAGGAATGTGTCAAGAGGAATGTTCTTCATTTCTTGAGTGTAGAAACCTGAAGCAATGCTCGCTGCCTTGTGGAAATACTTGGCGTCGTTTTCGAGGATTTCGTCTTGGACGTGTTCGATGACACCGTACTCTTTCAAGATTTGGTTCATTTCAGCCTTGCGCAAATCCAGTTGGTTACTCTCAACAATGGTATTGATATTGTTTTGTTTGAACTCATCAGGGAAGTTAACTCTAATGATATCGCTCCATTCTGATTTCAGAGGAGCGATTGGGTAACCTGCTTCTGAGATGGCTCTTACTCTGATTTCAACCGACTCATTTTCGTTGATTGTAATCATGCACTGATTGATATTCAAATCATCAGTGCTGTTGATTTGAGGATTCTCCCAAATGATTGAACCGTCAACCGCCTTGGTTTTATTCAGTACTGCTGTGTCTGCTACATTCCATGCACTGAAAGTAACACTCACAGGAGTACCATTGTCAACCATATCAAGTGTTGTGTTTTCGATGTTATCTGAGTTCTGACTCAAATATCTGTACTGGACTTCATATTTGACGATATGCTGCATACCAGTTGACGGAGAATATAAGTCATCTTGTAAATGCCAGAAACCAACAATCTTATATTTAGCTTTAACAGCTGTGGTATTATTCTGTATGGACTCGTTCTCAATACGACGGGTGATTGTAAGCAGGTTAGCGTTCAGGGTTTCAATCTCTGCTTGGATGTTTTCGATAGATTCCTGTTTGTTTTGTTTCTCGGCTACCGTGCTGTAGTGGTTGCTTTGAATGTTTGCTTTGATTTCAGCAATCTTCTTGTTCTTGGAATCTATATTGTTTTGAATCTTTGCTTTCTCGGCATTGAGTTCATTGATGTTGGCGACCGACTTAGCGTTGAGAAGATGCTTGTTGATTTGCACCACCTTAAAGTTGCTTCCGAGAAGTTCTGGTTTAGCTGGTTTGATGCCCAGTGAATAAGGAACGGAACTCTCATCCACGATTCCCATCAGGTACTCACCCAAATTGGTGACATAATTGGAGAAGAACTCATCAATGGTGTATGTTTGACCGTTGTAATCAACTTCGTAATCCGTAGTCGAAATCTTGATACCAACTGACGGGTAAGATATCGCTGATTTTGATTGCGTGGATAAGAATACAACCAAGTCTTGCTGCGGTTTTACAGGAATACCAACAACAAAGTTTTCGGCATCAATCACCTGATTGAATAACAATTTGTTGATACCAACTGTTGGTGCTTCATCACCAGCGATACGACGGAGAACAACATAGTTGTTGAAAATGGATATATCAGTAATCAAGAATCTGGTATTTCCTGATGTGGTAACCAACTCATCATTAACCTTTAATTCTATGTTGTTGCCGTTGACATTCAAACCTGTGTAATGAACATCATTGAGCGTAACATTCCAAATATTAGAATTTTGGGTAGTCTCAACTTGTTCGATGTTGAACTTCCCAAAATACCTGACCTGTTCTCTGTAAGGTGAAAGCACACGGTCAATCTCATCATCAGCTACCACGGTCCCATTGCTCATGAGTTGTTGGAGTTCCAACCACGAACACTGTTCAGGAATCATGTCATATCCATCACGGATTTGGAATGACCGGCAGTAGATATCCGTATGAACCAATTCCGATGAAATGGTTACAGGTATCTTGACAAGTGGATACATGAAATCGGGGATGTTTGACGCGAAATCAGCCTTGCATGTATCACCAATTTCAATGTTACCTAAATCAAGATACTGGGCATTGATGAATGTTGTTTTGAGGTATTGAGAGACGGTGCCATCAGGGTTGAGAATATACGACAGGTTGTTGCTGTTTGTCAGAGCATTAAAGTTGTTAGACAAACGGTTCATTTCCTGTTGTAATTGTCTGAATGATGTCACTGTGACTTCCCTCGTGGTTCCGTCTATGTTTTTGAGAACCACAACAGGATTTACGAGCGTGTTTGACGCTGCTTCCTGAAACGCTTTTAGGAGATTGTAGATGTTCTCATACAATATCTCCATGTTTTCGATTAAGACGTTGGCTGATGTTTTCGCGGTCATATCTTCAAATGTTTATGATGACGTATCCAATCAATTTTTCGAGTTCTGTGCCCTCGACTTTAAGTATCTCGGCACCCTTGTAAGTAAGTGTGACGTGAAACATACCTAAATAATCTTTCCTGATGTTGGTGAAGTAATCACTGTTCTTGTTCAACCAGCAACAGACTGAGAAAAAGTACAAACCTGTGTGTGGGTACTCAGAACGCTTGAAATCACAACCGATGATTGCGAGGTGTGTTTCAATCAAAGAAAAATCATGTTCGTTGTATTCAACAATCTCCTTCTTAGGATTGTTGATGACTTTTATGAAGCCATCTTGGATGGTCGCGTATTGGTATTTTATGATGTTCATATCCGTGTTTCTGTTACTGACGTTGAATTATGATGTCACCTATTCCTTTACCTCCGTTGATTATTTCCTCGACTTTTTCGATGTCGTCGGTGTTGCAAACCTCGTCCACATTCAGGGTACCTCCGCCAGGTAAATCAATGGTATGAGAACCGATGAGTCTACGAAGAACTGCTCTTGTCTTGGCGAGAACATATCTTCTGAAGAGGTCGTCCTGATAAAGATATTTGAGGTCGATGTCTGCTTTATAATTTATGATGAGGTCTGTTTTTAATTCTTTATTGATGAACATGTCTTTCGTCACAGGGTTGAAATGGAAATCCACCATCGTCGAGCAACATGATTCATACACATTGTTGTTGGTTATCTGACAAACAGATTGCTGAACATATAACTGTCTGTCGATGCCAAACAAAAGATTACCACCGTTCGTGGTTGAATAATATGATGTATTCCAACTCAATGATTCTGAGAGACTGCCGCCACCATTATATTTCGCGGTGTTGATTTGGTCTCCACGGTCAAAAACACGGCTAACGACTCTGACCTTAGGTGGGAGCGTGACGTGATATGAAATCACCTCACGGAATGGAGTAGAACCGTTGTTGGTGAGAAACTTCTTTATGTCCTCTTTTTTGATAAGACCCCAAATGTCGGAAATGTTGGCACGCCAGTAGTTCTTATAGAAGAACTTGGCAGAATCAACTATCTGACGCACAATGGACCGCTTTGGAACTTTGTACGGTAACTGTCCGTCAATCGTAACATCATCCAAAACATATTGAATGAACTCACTGTCTTCAGGACTTAATTCAAGATTATCATCAACTACGGAAATCATGGTTTATTATCTTTGGTGTATTTATTAATTATGGTGTGACAAAAGAAAAGCCGCTCCTTGTGGGAACGGCTTTTTCTTGGAAAGGTGACATCTGTTGACTGACAATGTACTAACTCAAAAAATAACAATTAATACTTACGTCAGCCAATCTGTAATTGGCTGGTCAAATGCAAATGAAAGGATTGCTGCTAAGCAGCGATATGAAAAAGAACAATAAAAACGAATGGTAAACAATTACAACAAAATGAAACTGAAACAAACTACTCTAATGATGCAGAATAAAAACTACGATAAACAAATAAAAACGTACAAATGAAAAACTACTAACAACTGGCACTTAGTGCCGAAGAATGGCGAAAAAGAGACCAGCACTCGCATCCTTTCGGACGTTCGTGCTGGAATTGGTCAAAAGGCTAAGACCAGTACCGTTGAAAGCCATCCAATGAAGACACCGATGGTTCCAGCGGTGATGTCAACAGTGCTCATCTCACCTTTCCGTATCAGATAGTCGTATACAAGTTCTTTGAGGAGGAGTAACCCGAATGTTATCATCACACCCCAAAACATAGACTTTGTCGCACTGAAGAAGAAAACCGTTAGAAGGTTGCAAATAACCATGTACAGGAGTTTGCTTACTTTCATAAAGTTCTCCTCAAATTTCTTGATTAAATCTTTCCAAGTTTCCATGTCGGTAAAAATTTGATTTTACGTTGTGTGGTAACCAACACTCACATTTTTACAAAACGTTCGTGTTAATCCATCTCCTCTCTGTAAATGTTAACAAGGACGCGACCGATGAAGTCGTCGATTCTTGACACCATGCCGCCGTAGATAGATTTTTGTTGATTGAGGTAATCCTTGAAAGCCACGGTGCGCTCTTTGATTTCGTCGGTGAGTTCGTCCCAAGTGCTTGCTGCGATGACGGTGGCGTTGATGTCACCACTGCCGATGATGCCACGACCGACGGCACCGATGTATTGCTCAGTAATGGTATCGACGAAGTCCAGCAGATTCCACTTCAGATTGTCGGTTTCGTTGTGAGTGCGAGAGTTGTTTGTGACCCAATGAATTTCCTGATTCTTGACCACGGCACCCATGATAAAGTTCACGAACTCGATGACTTTATCTCTCATTTCTTGATTTAATTCCTGTTTCATAATTTTCTGAATTTAATGTAAATGAATTGGCTTATTTATTAAACAGGAGTTTCTTCGGTTATGTTTTCATTTCTGACACGGAAATCATACGAATGGTGGATTTCTTCGTGACGCTTACCGTTTGAGTCTTTCCTGATATGTCTGTAGGTTTCTTTGGGAAATTCTTTCATAACTTATACATCAAGTATTCTCCTCCCTCGCCGCTCTTCAATTTCTTGATGACCGTGAAACCACATCTGTAAAGGTGCCAAGTTTTTTCGGTGACGGCGATGAAATCGGTTGGTTTGTGTTTACCGACGCAGCTTTCTCTGACAAACTGAATCCTCTTCTCAACCAAGGTTTTGCCCAAACCTTTGCCTCGGTGTTCTTCATCAACCATACCCCAAAACAGCTCATAAAGACCAAATGAGGCATGCGACTCACAGATACAACCAAGACCTATGACTGAAAAATTACTCGTTATGAAAGCAACCAGTGTGTCAGGAGAGTTTTTCAGTTCTTCCAAGAATGTTTCTTTGTGTTCTGAGTCATAAACCCGTTCCACCAAAGATAACAGGTCCAAAAGCAGTGCTTCTTGACGAAGGAGGTCTCTTGACCGAATCACTGTCAGAAAATATTTGCTTTCTGGTGGCATGGCTCAGATTTCTATGAACTGGTAAATGTCATCAAGCGTTACCGTAGGAATGTTAGAAGCCATGTAATCTGCCATGTGAAGGGCTTTTTGTTCAATGGAAGTTGGCTTGGGAAGTGTGACTTGACTGTAAGGGCTCTGATTCCATTGCCCCATGTGCGAAATTATGAAATTGGCGATGATTTCTGAACCAGGGCCATAGCCTTCTCTTTGACCGATGGCTTTCACAAAATGTGCGGCGAAAATTGGGTGTTCGAACATTGTGTGTTCTGATTGATTCTCAGCAGAGCCGTATTTTAATCCATCGTGAAGCAATGCTGCTGACATCAGGTATTCTTTTCTGACTTCAGAGATTTGAGCAAATTCCTCCAAGCGGAATAATTTCAGCAGGGTTTGGAACACGCGCTTGGTGTGAAGAATCAAACCGTAATTACCACGCTCGTCGGGTGAATGATACTTTCCTGATGAAGTCGATGGCTTCAGGAAGAAATAATCCGGTAATTCGCCGATGCAGGTTCTCGTGAATGTCCTAATGTAAGGATTCTCGAACTGTTCGAGTTCTTCCTCAAAACATTTGATTTTGTTTTCTTTGTTGATTGGTAAGGTCTGTTTCATTGTTTTATGATTTGTTGTTCAAAATTCGGGATTATTGACGTAACCTGTTTTTGGTTTTTGTAGACGATTGGCTGCTTCTCTAACTGCTTCAGCAAAATTCCCTGATATGTTAGCAATTTCTAAATGCCCTAACAAAACTTCTGCCAGTTTATAATCAGACAATGTTTTGATGTTTGCTGCCATTACTTTTCCTATTTCTGAAATAATCTTCTATTTTGGTCACCAAACTATCGAGAACAGCCAATCCAACAGCAGATATGATTACTGCTATGAAAGCAGCCAACAGCACAAATAACGCTTCTTCCATGCCTGGCTTTAGGTTCAGTGATTGGAATGTTTGGTGGAATATGTCTCTAAGTGGGTTCATTCTGTTTGGGGTATTTGTAAAGTGTCAGTAACCGAATCCAATTCTATTGGCAAATCCATATCTTCAACCGCGTCCTCAACCAATGGTTTGTACTCGTCGGAGACATAAATGAACATGTCCCAAACGGGGTTTTCCATGTTGTAAGTGCTGTCTTTTTCTGAATCTACTGGGGCGCATAGCATTGTTAGCAGTGACTCCGCCATAAGAGTCTCGTCTACTGCGCTATACACTATATAATCTAAACCAGTCGTCTCGATATTTTTTAGGTTGATTTTGAGTTTCTGAAATATCGGGATAGCAACTTTCAATATAGGAATGAGAACAGGTTTCGGGATATCTACTTCGACAGGTTTTATGATTATATCGGGGTATTTTTCTGATGTGATATAGACATCGTTGACGTCATCAATTTTGGTTGAATATAAACCAACCCCGATGTTGTTTATGATTTCTTTGAGAGATTTTGTTCTTTCGAGATATATGCTTTTCATGATTGTTGTATATACATTGGCACTCACATCCTTCGGACGTTCGCGCCAGTTAAAATTCTTCGGTTGTGTAGTTTAACAATTTTCCGTACGCGTAAATGTTCAATGCAAAAGCATCAACTACGTCGTTGATTATCTTTAATGTTTCAGGTCCACTGTTGGGTAATAGTTTGTAACCGTCAAATCTTTCTTGGAACGATTTTAACATGTCCTCTTTTTCTGCTTTTCCGTTGTCGGTGAAAAACTTCTTAAGGGTGGTTGGGGAAGGAGTCAGCATTTTAATCCTGATGCGGTTTTTGTTACAGAACCTTAAGAACAATTCCCTGATGAATGCTTGGAGCGCTATGAGTCCTGAAACATTCTTAAGACTGTTTTGTCCACCAAAGGACGGCATGATGTAGTTTTCAATGCTTACTATGATAAAATCACATGGGTGGTTCTGATAGAAATCATGAAATGCACCGAAAATCTCTTTCGAGGCACACATGGCTCTTAAGGTTGTTTCTATCTGGTCTTTATTGTTTTCATCAGAATCATCAATACATAGAACTTCAGGAGTCAAGTAGTGAGGTAACCTGTAAATTCTTGTGTTGATGTTTTTGACTGATTTTGGTACATAAACTCCTTTTCTGGATTCATCATCAAAAACAATCCGATAGAATGAAATCTTTTCGGCGATGTTATCTTCTGAAAGATGGCTCAAGCAGATTCCCGTTGAGTTAAATGACAAATCCAAACCTACGATAAGTTTCATAACCCTACATTAATTCAGAAAACGTGATTAATCGTTCGTAGTTCTTGGTAAAATCTTCCTTGAGGTATGTGACGTATTCTGCCCTGAGTCTTCTGATGTTTTGGAGTTGTTTCTGATAATGTGCTTCATCACCACTCCTGAAACCTCTAACAAAGAAAGAATTTACGGGAAACAACCGATAGTAATTATCGTTGTTATTGAAGTAATTGTTACCACTGTTAGCAGCGAATAATTTTTTCGGAATAACCACGACACGTTTCATCTTATACATTTGATTGTGTTTCATGATGTATATCTCGAAAGGCTTATCATACATTGTGTCTTTGATAAGTTCTTCTGTATCAAGAAACTTTCTAAACTCAATCAAATGGGTTTTGGTCATACCCTCGGTGAATGTCGAGTGGATGATTTTTCCTTGACAAACGATAGGCATGAAATAATCATTCATGTTTGTTAACAGAAAAAAGCACTCATCTCCATCATCAAGAATTAGGTTATCTTCCGAATACAGATTTATGAACTCATTCATCAGGACATTTCCTTCGATACCAAAACTTTCAGGAACCTTATCCCAACCGATGAGTTTTGAAGCTCTACTTGTGTTAGGCATGATTATTAGCTTTTAAGGGTATCGTATCTTTGTTCCAAGTGTTTCAGGAAATCGTCGATGCTGTCCATGTTGCTTTCCTCGTGATTTTCGGGGTCAAAGACATTTTCACCGTCGCTGGTGACTTGACCTGTCAGACCGTAGAGGATTGGTACTGATTCTTCGGGGATTGGTTCAATGACGGCTGGTTGGGATTCGGGGTATTGGAGTTCATCATTCAAATCAAAACCAGCAGCCTGAAGAATTGCTTCACTTGTTTTGTTCGCGATTGGGGCAGGTTTTTCAGGCCTCAACGTTTCGGCCATTTCTAGAAGTTCCTTCTGTGTTGGAGGATTCAGGATATTTTCGACGATGGCTTGGGAAACCATCTTGTTGATATCATTGTTGGGATTTTGTTGGAGTTTTTGGAGGACGTGTTGAGCGACGAGTTCTTTGTCCAAACCCAAGATGTCTATGCTGGTTTTCAGCTTCTCAAAATCAAGGTTGGTTGTAACGGTGATTTTGAGAGTGTATTCATGGATTTCGAGAGTCTCGCACTTGTCGATGATTTGTTGCTCGAGTTCCACGCGTTTCTCCACAACTTGAACTACTGGTTGTTGGGGTTGCTGTGGGTAAGTTGGTGGAATAATGTCTGGAGACGGAGCTGTAGTTGTTTGTCTGACGACATTGGGATTGGGGTCTGCTGTATTTGTTCCGAAGTTTTCGGGAATACCTCCTAAATCACCAATCACCAATGGATTCATTGGTTGCTGTGGGTTCTCCTCGTGGGAGGTATTCATGTATTCATAGTTTTGGAGGATTTCGTATGAGGATTTTTTGGAGCCATCGGCTAAAATCCACATATCGGGATTCTTTGGGTCATTGGCGAGGACCCGAATCATTCTGATGGAATCCTCGGACATTCCTCCTGATTTGGCTTTGTAATGACCGAGTCTTACGAATTGTGCTGGCATTGTTTCTGAATTTTTGAGATTATTTGAATCACTCACATTAAAACGTTCGCGATTATCTGAATTATATCGATTATTTGTTGACTTCTTGGATATGTTTTTGAAGAAATCAGCTATTGTTTTGATTATTCCCATGCAATGTTCCTATGATGTTTTTCAGTTGGGTCTCATTGATGTATGATTTTATTTGTTTGTCGGAAATCTTCTTATAGTTGGAAAGAAAATTCGACAGAATGAACTTCAATAATTTGGTGTCGGATGGAAGAAGACTGGTGTAAAGATTCTCGCTTTCGCTGAAAATGTTAGTCTTCATTTTGTTGTAAACATGGTAAACATTCTTAATCATGCCTTTGTTAAAGTTCTCGATGAAGAAATTGTTTTTCATCGTAAAGCAGTAGTTCAGGAACATGACCAGTGAATTGATGTCCTCAGCAGGGAGGTTCATCTCGGTACACATGTTTTTGGTCTTTGACCGGTAATCGACGGTGATTATGTCGTTGATGGGTTGTGTCATTGTCTGGTGAATATGTGATTATGGTTGCTTATAAAGCAAAATCTTCAAGCACTGTTTCCAAATACGGGGTGATGGTGATGTCCGAGTCTTGGTCGGCTTTTTTGATGCGGTTGAAATTGGTAACGGGCTCGACGTGATGCTTGTTTATGTTGTCTTCTTTCAACAGAATTGGGCGGATGACTTCCTTGGTGAAATTAGGGTTGTCGGCGTTCAACAGCTGTTGAATTATTCTTGTTTGGTGGTTCTTGACGTAGTTCATGTACCGATATTGGACGATGGTACGCGCCGTCTTGAACCGATGTTTGCAGTCGTTGCAAAAAACATTATTCACGGAAATATTCCCGAAAGAGATGTAGATGGGCTTGGCACAGCCCAAACAAATTTCTCGGGTCTTGGAAGTGAATCTGAATCTACGACCGAAGTAGCCGCGCTGTTCATTATGAGCGATTATCTCGAAACTCTGTTCTTTGGTGAGTTGCATGATTATGAAAGATTATTTTGGGATTCGGTTATTTATTACAAAAAGAAACCAAGCATCTTGGGGAGGTGCTTGGTTCATCCAATAGTATGAAAAAAGCTGTGCTGTTCGTGATTAAATCGAGGCGATGTATTCCTCTAAGGTACGGGTATCTGGTTCGAAATAGTAATCAATTGGCTTTTCGGTATGTTTTCTTCTTTTCGGAGCTTCGCCATTCTTGTATACTTTTTCTGTCTTTTTTGTTCCGGCTTTGGTGCGAACTTTCTCAATCGAACGTTTTATTGAGTTTTCATCTGACAAACCTGATACTGTCGAAGCAGCGCAATCGACCAAACTGTTCCATAATGATTCGTATGATTTGAAATCAATGGATGAGTAACCAAAGTCTTCTTTTAATTTTCTGTTCCCAGGTCTTATATCACCTATACCTACAACTAAATCACTTGGTTCGTGTAATATTTCTTTAGTTGTTTTCCCAAACGTCTACGACACTATCAAAACCACCACCTCCACCACCTGCATTAATATTGGCGTCATAATCACCGATTCTTATTATCCCATATTGACTAAACGGAGCTTCGTTTGGTTCTTGTTTATAATCCAAAACCCTACCACATAGATAGTTCCCGTAATTATCGTAAGCACCTTGGTATACTGTATAGCGACGTTGACCTGAAACGTAAGAACTTTCTGTCGATGATGGTGTCTCAGATTCGGTATATATTAGGTACTGGAAGTTGTATAGTCCGTAAGTATCATCGGAGTAGGTTGGTCTTGATAAACATTTCCAAGCATACCAGATTTTTTCCTGACCTTCCTTATCAATTTTATAGTCTCCGTCCTGATATCTCTCGTAAATGTTTTTCGTTTCATACCTGGCTATATCCACCATACCTAGTTGACTACCAGTCTTACTGTAATAATAGACAGTACCTATTCCTGAAGCAGTTAATGCAGGTAAAACGGTAGTCCATACATGATTGTTTTTGTTATTGTATTTAGTCCAACCATAGTACTGAGTGGAGTTCAGAACCATATCCTGTAATTCATCCCTGACGTAATAGTTGCTTGCTCCTATGGATATCGAATAAGGAATATCAACTGTTATGTGTTTTTCAGGTAACTCACCTATCACATAAACATGTTTTTGCTCACTTACCTCATACCTATATCCATATCCTAAAACATAAGTAGGATTATCCTCAATCATATCAGGACTGACTCTCAATATAGATTCCATACACGCGTTGTAACAAGTGTATGGAGGTATGTTGATTATCTTTTTCTCAGTAGGATTGTTACCTACAGTGTTTGAATTTGGGTCTACAAAAACAGCATAATTGTAAAGATATACCTCTATAGGATATGGTTTGAAATTATACAGGTTTATGTTGAGCCATGACCTGTAAATTCCTGGTCCTGGTACTGCTATCTTTTTTATCTGAAAGTAGTAAGTGAATCTACCATTAGTGATACCTGATGTAGAGTTATATGCTTTTATATCACTGCCAACTGCTACACCGTTTATGTCCGTAATCTTATTTTGAGAGAAATCTTCGGTAATGAATTGGTGCGCTGATAAATCAACAGCGATAGTTTTGGTGTTATTGTTTACAATCAAAGTGCCTATGTAACAATAAATCAAACTGCCACCATCAGCGAGTGTCACTAAACCAGCCCTGTTTGTTAGAATTAAACCTGTTTCACTTACCAAAGGATACATTATGCCGTCACTGTCATGGTTTGATGCATCAAAAACAGCATAAATTTGGTCACCTGCCGCAAATGACGTCAAATCAGCACCACCACCATTCCACTGGCATTGTTGCATTAACTTGTTGTTATCAGGACGCGTATCTGCAACAACCCCACTACTTCCTATGTAGATAGCTAAACCCCAATCAGGGTCAACTTTTTCGCTCCGATTAGTTAATGATACAGCCCTTAGTTTTCCATCAGTTCCCTTAAACACAAGTGAGTTTGCCGCGATTGTGTTGTATGCTAACGGTAATAAAGAATCACCAACAACAGGATTTCTATAATCTGTTGGAGGTATCGTTGGTTGTGTTATATCAATACCGTTTATGGATTTTATCTTAAAGTCAGGATACTCCATTCCGTAAAAAACGTGATTTGTCACATCAAGTGCCAAAAAGCCGTCTTCGGTGTATGTCCCCACATACATGTAATGGACTATAGTCGAGTAATTTGTCGCATAACTTTTTACATCATCATAAGAACATATTATTCCTTTAGGATAAACTCCTGTCACACCTCTAGGTGTTGGGTTTTGTGAAGCGCAAATGAGGAATAATGTTTCACCAACATCGTAATTAGCACCACTTGGAAGATATGGAGTTAACCCTGAAAATTCTTCTTTATGCAGAAGAGTGTTAGCATTAGGCGAAGTGTCTGTATTTGGGTCGTAATCTATACTTCCTTTGAAATAAGCTATACCCCAATCCATATCAATCGCTTTGCTTGATATGTTTTGACCATTCAATTCATACAACTTACCATCTGTCACACATTTGTAAACAAGGTTATCGTTCAAATCTTCTCCTATAAATGGTTGAGTGGCATTTACCGCTACTGGTATTACTATTTCACCACTACTTTCAATTTCTCTGCCATTGATGTGTGTCACCTTTCCGTGATTCAATGTCAGAAACATGTGATTTGAGAAATCACAAGCGATGCTACCCGCACCGTTATGAACGATACCATGACCTAGGTAAATGTAATGTCCTGATGTTTCGGTTACAGTGACAGGAGTGTTGGAGTATATCTTATAACCGGTAGAATCTTTTGTCAGACGGATGTAATACACAGAACCGTGGACAGCCGAAGCGTATGTGATTGGGCCTTGTTGTAGGATGGAATTACCACTCAGAAGCGAGTTCGCGTTACATGCCTCCTTCGCTATCGCCAACCCCCAATCCAAATCCAAGTAGTTGGTGGTGTTGGTGATTGGATAAACCTTGTTATCTGTCTTACACCTGAAAATGATGTCGCCGGCGGTGATGGCAGCGCCAGTGGTGATGCCAACGGAATCGGGCGAGACGGGAACCGACGGATGAAGCGTGTCTACGTCCCTGCCGTTGATTTCGACTACACGGTTATTTTTGAATCTGAAAAACATGTGATTGGAAAAGTCGCAGGCAATGATTTTATTCGTGCCCGAAACCTGTCCAATTCCTATGTAAATAAAATAACCGTCGGTGACGGTTGACATGTTTACAATCAGGGTGGAAAGCGTCGACGAAGCCATTTTGTAACCGGTTCCGTCGTATGACAACATAATACCGTAGGCACGGCCCGCGGTTGCTGAAGAATAGGTGTAAACGCCCTGCTGAGCGATGTAATCACCATTGAGGATAGTTCCTGAAGCACAAGCCTTTTTGACCACGGCGAGGCCCCAGTTCAAGTCAACGTATTTACTGGTATTGGTAATCGGATATATTTTGTTTACATAGGAAGAGCCGGTTTCAGTGGATTTGAAAACTATCATGCCCTCGGTCAGAGCAGCACCGGCCTTCATCCCAAAACTCTCCGGAGAAACTGGAATCACAGAACCAACTAAGCGATGTTCGGTGGAATCATCGGTGGTACGTATCTTTTTAACGTAGTCTGGCATTATGGTAAAATTATAGACCCGATTGGGTGATTATGTATTACTTGGTTATGTATTAATAACAAGATATACATCGGCACTCACATCCTTCTGACATACAAAGAAACCCAACCGCGAGGGCTGGGTTTCTTCTGAAAGTATGGAAATAACCGAAAATTTACGAGTTGTCGGCCGAGGTCGTGTAAGGACCATTGCCAGTGACCGTGTGTTCGAGGGTAGCTTCGGTGCCTGTGAAGACTGGGGCGTTGACGGTACCAGCAGGAGTGTAAGATGCTTGTGCCTGGATGTCGTCTGTCGAAAGACTTCCTTGGATTTCGACAGGGTCTCCAACGAATTCCACACTGACACGGTGAGTATGAGCTCCAGCAGAACCGGTGTTGGAGTCGATTGCCGTGATAACTGCTTCGTCTCCACTCTGTTGTGTAGTGTTGATGGAGTTGAACACATTCACCGAAGATGCAATGTCTTTCAGGACTGTTCCGGTAGTCGCACCAGTTGCGATAGTAGCACCAGTAGCACCACCACCATTAGAAGCAACAGCACCAGTAGCAACATCAATAGGTGTGTTATCGGTGGTCGCGACGGTGATGTCGATTTTTGTGTATTCGTGTACTGTGCCATTGGAAACAGCGGGAGTCAGAGTCTCGCTACCATCGGCTGTGATGTTCTTGAATTGGACTGGCGTAGGTGTAACACCTGTCACGGTAGTATCAACAGCCATTTTCTTGAACTCGAACATCAGAGTTTCTCCGTCTTGGTCGTTCGGGTCAATCTTGGCGTTCCACATCATGTTATTGGTTCCTGAATCGGGACTTGTCAAAGCACCTGTGGCTCTGTTTCCAGTCGCGATTGCCCCACTACCACCTATGTTGTGAACGGTCGTATTTTGTGAATCAAGAGCGAATTTAGGAATGGTTACATCAGTACCAACCTTTGCCACATCCTTGGTAGTGGAACCAGTCAGTCTTGAAACGGTTGAAGTACCAGTCACAGCCTTCACCTGAGTTTTGACCAGTCTTGAAGTACTGATTGCGGTTACAGCAGTTTCGGTACTGAATGTTTTTGGCACACTTATCTTACGTAAATACTTCGTTGTGCCACCGACGGTGTGAGTATGGTTTGGTGAGTTCCCCAAAGTCAGATTCACTCTACCTGTCGGGACATAGTTCTCATCACCGGTTGCCGGGGATGCATCAACGATGATTCTAATATCACCTTCGATGTCACCAGTTAAGTTGATAGTGGCGGCTTGACCTACAAAAGTTGCAGGACCAACGGTGCCTGCTGGTGTGTATGTGTGAGGTGATACCTGAATATTCGTGGTGACTGTGTGTTTGTGAGTCTTCAGCGAGTAGTTAGACATGTCGATATCGGTGTTACCGATTTTCTCCCATGACCACGCCTGAGTGTTCACGTCTTGCACGACAACATATTCATCGTAAATGTCTTGGGTTTCGTGCTGATGGGGTACCAGATAGATTTTGCCCTGGTATGTGGGACCAGCTGGACCAGGCAAACCATCTTGGCAGATTACTAACTCCAGAGAGTGGGCCAACATATCACGAGCGACCGTGTCCTTGATGTTATAGGTTATGCCATCCGGAAGTTTTATTTTACTAATATCGGCCATTTTGAAAAATTTTTAGTTTTTTATAGATTCGATTTGAACTTTTCTATTCTATGTATTTCAAATTAAGTATCTCGTTTTCGCTTAAATACTCACAATCAAGGATATTCGGTTTGTTCTCAATCTCCGTCCAATCAACATTGTAACCTGAAACCTGACCGTAATGGTCTGTAACCCAGACATATGATGAATAACGGTTGGTACCTACTGCTTTCCTCACCAAATACAAAACTCGTTCTTCTCCCTGTTGAGGTAAGCTGTCGACTGCCATGATTCTCATGCCAGTTGACATTGACAGCAAATCTTCCCACGCACCGTTCCTGAATATCCTCAAAACTTTTCGTGTCGTATTATAATAGAATGCACCTTCCACCTTGTCGTAGACCGAAGTTGGGTCCGACGCCAAGTTTTCGATAACAATATTCAGAATCTGATTTCTTTGCAAATCAAGTTCTGTGAAAAGCTTCCTTGCCATTTTTACTACACTTCTTGGTCTGAATACAGACCGTTAATTCTAACATAAACTGTATCGGCTGTGTGAGAACGACAAACAACAGTAACATTTCCAGCGTTTGGAGGTGTTCTGCTGATTATGACTTCGGGTTCACAAACCCTCATCGCATTGTCGAAACACTCAACTATCGGTTCAGTTCCCATAAGATGTTCGGATGCTGGTATTGATGTGGTTCTTGTGACACCCGCCTGTACTGAAATAACTTTCCAGTACGCGTTTTGGTATATATTGATGGCATTGTTTCTTACTTGAATACCGTCACCAGCGCTGTACGGGTCAGGAATAGGAATCTTTACCCACGTATCTACCTTGCCACTGTTTGTGTTGAAAATCATGACGAGGTAAATTCCTCTCTCTTTTCCTGATTGGTAATCACCGACAGTACCAACGACTATCTGTGATGATGGGTCACCAAGCACATCTTCACCGATTTCAGGAGTCAAGGTTTCAGTATAAACGACCACTGTACGACCAGTGCTGTTCATCTGTTGCCAAGCGTATCTGCTGATAATCGGTTCTTCGGGTTCTTCCTCAGAGGGGTCATCCGAGGACTCTTCTTCACTCTGTTCCTCCTCAGTTCTTCCGCTTCCTTGCTGTGTTACATCGTATTCAGAATTTCTGAAGTACAACGGGTCTGCTCTTGAAATCAGACCATTACTCGCAACTCTAATCAACGGCACATTCTCGAGTTTGTCATCTATAACCACCAGCAACACATTATCCAACATACCTTCTATAATGAAGTCTGTTGTATCAATATACGAAACCACAACCCCATCAGCCAAAAGGTTTATGCGGTGATTGGGTGAGTCATAAGTCATTGTATACTGAGTGATGGCTGCTGATGATACAAGATTTCCGAATCCGTCTTTCAACTCGTATAGAGTTCCTGAACTGTTTTTCTCAAGTACGAGTTCAGCCAAAAGACCTGAGTGGTCTTCGTTATAATGAAGTATGCTGTTCGCAGGTGATAACTGCAAGAAGTCATTCCATGATTGTACCTTCGAGTCCCAAACTTTCAGTTTGCCTGTGGCATCAAAATACATTGTGCCATCGACTGGGTCTTCAGGAGCAACGTGTAGAGAGTTGAAAATAATCTTCAGCACATTAGCTAAAGCATTATTTCTCATGTCTACATCGGACAAAAACGGATATGATTTTCTTGGAGCCATTCTTGTATATTATGTACTTATGTATTTCAGAATTAAATTCCGAAAATAAGCAAAATAAAAGCGGACACTCGCGTGCCCGCCGCTATTGAAAATCGTGCAGAAAGTTGTTATCGAATTTCTCGCTTGATGATTACCTTCTGTTCTCTGCTGTCGTCGACATCTGACTGACCATTGCCAACAGGAACCAGTCGCGTCTCAGGGACGCCATAATCAATCAATGCTCGTCTGACGGTACTTGCTCTCGCATGAGATAAAAGTTGGTTGTTGTAAGGATTTCCGTTGTTACTGCACCAGCCCTCAACCATATACACGTAATCATCTTGTAGTATAATTTCAGCCGCCGTTGCCACTCGGTCTTCCTCAGTCGGCACCAAATCCGAAGATGCAAAGTCAAACAAAATTACTGCTATGACTCCATCACCGTAGTTGGCTGCTTTCATTGGACTAGTTTTCAACGCTTCCATCTGCGCTTGGCATGCTTGCAGAGCTGTTTGCATATCAGCGAACTGCTTGGTAAACCCTTCGATAGTCTGTGTTAGTTCCTCTGTCGCTTTGGCTTGTTTTTGCGCTTCTGTCTTTAGCAATCGGTTCTCAGTCTGTAATTCGCTTACTAATTGAGGTTGGTTTCTTTGTATCTGTTCGCCTTGTCTATCTAATTCTGTAACACCCAATTTGAAGTCATATCCGAGTTTTATAAAGCCGTTATGATTCCACAAGTTTCCATTATTCGCTAAGTCAACGCCTACTTCAGTGTGCATATACATTCCTCGTCCAATATCAAACAAGAAGCCTATGCCTCCATCGCCGGCCAAGCCAACTTTCGTAGTTCCTGAAGGGTTGAAATTCGCTCCGTAATCGGTAAAAATGTAGAAGGGACGGAACTCTAACTGAGCACCAATCATTCCTTTTCCGTATCTATCGAAGCCGTTGGCTAAAAAGCCGTTGACGTCGAGCAGTGCACGCAGACGCCAGTTGTCTCCGATTTGTTTAGTCATTCGCAGGTCGACACCGAAGTTTTGTGTGTTGTTGGTGAAGACCGCTCTTTGGTACTGAACCGAACCACCTAAAGTCAGGTTGGACCAGAACGAGTACTTGTAGTCACTGTTGTACTTTGCGTTTTGGCTGAAACCAAAAATCGCCATCATCGCGAAAATCGCGGTAAACAGAATTTTTCTCATTTTTGGTAAATTATTAAATGGTTTGACATAAGTAACCTGATTTTGAAGGCCTCATGTTTTTGGTTATTTTGATTATTTGATTACAATTAGGACAGGGTCTGCCAAGGAAACGCCGCCATTCCATGTCACCTCGACGTCTCCATATTGGTTTATCAGAACCTCGGTCTGCAAACTTCTGTTGACATTTTGCTCAATACCGTAACACTCAACGCTTGGCATTAAGCCCCGATTATGAGTAGAAGCAGGAATCACTTTTGATGTTCCTTCGTTGGCAACCGTCTTATAGTAAGAAGTGCCAGAACCACCAATCTCAACATAAGCACCTGTTGTGTCAGCCATTATGAATCTAGGCGTAAGTTCAATGTCATCCTGTGCCCAATTCAAAAATGTCTGATAATTTGGATAAGGATTGATGTCGTATTTGATGTGGTCAGGGAACGGTGTTTCTATTGACATAACGTCTACCGTGAAATCCTTATACATTTCAGGATTTTTCTCATCACGCTCGAAGCACACTTGATAATATAAATCATCATTAGAGGCTTTTCTTAGGCAGATGAAGAGATTCATATAAAATCCTCGAGGCCTGTTGTAGACGGTCACAACATCTGTTCCGCTCGGTGAACTGATGTCTATGTCAAAATCAAATTGTCTGCCGTTGGTACAAGAACCATGAACTCTAAAAAGTCTCGATTTTTCCGAGGTGACTTTTTTGATATAGAACATTGAAGTTCTTGTGTTGACGTAAATTGGTTGATACAGACTGATGACATACGGTAATTTCCCAAGTTTTGATTCTTGGGTTGGTGACATTAGAATGTGGCGGGAGTTGTAGGGCTCAACCATCAGCACTCCATTTTCCTGACTCAACCCACCGTTGTCAAGTATGAAATCTACTGCGTTGTTGACGTCTGCGGGTGCTTGGAAATATTCCAAAATATCCTGCAGCGTTTGGTATTCATTTAAGAACTTGTAATTCTTGTTGAAGTAGGAGTAAGTATACAGAGAATCACCCTCATCCACAGCGTTCTGTATCTGAGCGATGACTTTCATGTATATCAAACCTGCGTTTGGTCCTGTTTCAAATTTTCCGACAATGGCGATACCTTTCTTGGACTCACCAGCGTTCCAGAATTTGATATAAGAACCGTTTTTCATTCTGTCGAAAATGGCTTGGGATGCAGAGTCAGGTGTGATGACGAAGGTGTTAGTTCCAACACTCTTTTCCACCGTAAATGACAGATGTGCATCCAAACACAAATCTTCCAGAGAACTTACGAGTTTTGTCATAATTGATAAATTTTGATTATACCGAGCACTCACACTAATTGCGTACAACAAAGTTTATATCTGCGAACAGCTGAACCATGTTGCCGTCGTCAGTCGTAATGTCGAAATTGCCCTGAAGTACGGGTAGGTAATCGGCGTGTTTTATCTGACGCTTCTCTGAATCACCATCATCAACAGATTTGAAAACATAGTAATCCAGATTTATATTGTTATTTACTTCGTAATCATGGATGAAGTCGTCAATGTAAAAAACATGACTCTTGTCATAAAGGAATTGCGCGAACTCTTTGTAAATCAAAGAAGCAATCCTACTTTGGTGATAATCCTTTTCCTGAACGGTATCAAACATTATCTGAAACGCGTACTTACAAACCAGTGCATCGTAAATCTCATGAGAACTTAAGCAGTGCTCATGTTCTGATAAAATGTTTGATAACTCTTTTTTGTTGGCTTCTGACAGGACATATAAGTTGTTTTCTACCACTTTTCGGTATTCAGATTCTATCGAAGCATTCACCAAATTCAAGCACTGCTTCTTAGAAACAAAAATCCTGTTCACACTTCGTTTGTTGGGGTCAACAAATATGTTTTGGAGGAGAAGTGTGCTGAAACCGTTTATGAAGTTTTTGTAAGTTATGGTATCAAACAACAGTGAACTGCCGTGATTATAACCAATGGCTGCTTTCATTGCATTGATGTCAGTGCCATTGGAACCCAAATTAAAACCAAATGACGAATCTATGAGCATCTCATCGTCAGAAACAGAAATCTCGTCCCCGTTCTTATTGATGATGTCATTTGTCTCAAAAGTGGAGTACTCAGTGATGTTGCCATATTCCCCATAAGTCGTCCGATACTCAATCTTTAATGAATCACCATTGTTAGCACCTTTGAGGTATATGATTATCGGTGTTTGAGGATTGTGTGAAAACTTGACAATGAACTGCTTGTTGTCGTTGAGATTCATGTTATCAAAGAATGATTTCACCTCAACAAACCTGTCATCACCAACGTAAACAGAAATACTGTTATTGGCAATAGTATCATCAGACAGATAAATTCTCTGTATTGATTCACCGGTAGCCGTTACAAACATGTTTTTGATTTCTCCCTCAACAACAGGAATCTTATAACTGGAACCAACCAACCTTAATGCTGTATCGGAATCATAGTAATAAGTCATACCGTTTTCCTTGCACTTAAATTCGGCGTAGGGCGGTATGAAAAGAGGATAACCGACCCTGTTGTACAGAGCTTGGTTGATTGTAAGTTTAATTAAACCTTGTGATGGAGTTCTGAGTTTCGGTTCAAAACCATTTTCAGCAGCCAAGGACCTCAATGAAGATTTATGTGTTGCTGTCAGGATGTTTCGTTCCCGAATCATGGTGTCTATCTTCCACTCAAGATGTTCCATAGCAGCAGTGACACCATTGAAAAGACCCCAAAGCACATTAGAAATCTTCTGAGGAACTCTCGTTGATATGAAATCGCTGAAAACTCCTTTAACGGATTGTGTTATATCTTTGGTTTTGTTAGGCATTTCCGATTACGAATTGGTCAGTATAAACTTCCCCGTTGTTTTTGTATATATTAAAAATTATGTAAACAACATCACGGTTCTCAGGAGTCTTGATAAAATTGGTGACAACGTCCCATTTCATGTATGTTGAATGTTCGCAGTTGTCAATCACAAATTTCCTGATTTCATTAGATATCTGAGTGTTTGACAAGTTCTTTGAAAAAACGTATTTCTTAAGATTTAGAACTCTCGGAAAACCATAAAAATCTGTTTCATCCAAAGAAAAAATCACAGCCAGTTCTTGGATGAAAAGATGGAATGGGTCGTCCGTGAAATTCTTCTCAAGACTTCCGTCAGTATTCAAAGCCAAATCAATCATAACTCAGATATTCAGATTATCTCACCTCTTTGTTTTTGAAGTTCTAAGAACGAATTGAAGTTGCTCATGGATTCCTCGAAAACATCATAGAATGTCTCCTCGTTGATTTCATACACTTCTGATTTGCTGACCTGATTGTTACAACTCTTCATGTTAAACTTAAAGCTGTAACCGAATGATTGCAGATTGTTGCTCCAGTGCTTGATTTTTTCTTGTCCCCAACCATCCATAGTTTCTTTGAATGGGAAGATGAAATCAACGCCGTGTAGTTTCTGAACACCAGTCCAATCAGTGTAAAATAGAAGCAGAGTATTGAAGTCAAATTCTTGAACATCATCCTCGTCGTAAACCGCGTGCTCAAAATCGAATACGCGTTTGTTGTTCGCCATGTCAAACGAGAAACTTCCGTCTCCATCGTCGTAAATCGCATGGTCACGGTTTTCGTCAGCACTAATGACACTGTCAATATTGGTCAAAACATTCCAAGATGTTCCGTCAACTTTGAGCAACGGACACTTGTTAGGAATACCACCCAAAATCTCACACCAACCATGATTGTTGCTGACATCAGTAAACGAAGAAGTAAAGATGGAATTTGCGTAAGTTACAATAGACTTCTCCCCATTGAGTCCATAAATCTTGTCATTACTGATTCCCATCTTATTCAGGGTTTTCCAAAATGCCAGTTCGGCGATGTGTTCCTCTGAACCGTCATTAATACCATTGTTAGTCACATTCGTCTGACGAATGATGTTTTCCAAATAGTACTGAAACATCTTCGGAATGACAACATTTGGATTGATGTAACTGTCTGTTTCAAGTTCAGGGAAAGGCCCAGTTTCGAGGTCTTCGTAATAATTGGTTATGTCACCAGCGGGAGACGAAGTGCTCTTTCTGAACCTGAAAAACATATCAGCCATGTTCCACAGGGGCAGGTCTAAAGCAATCATCTTGGTGAAATACCACAACTTGTTCTCGGTTATAGCCTTATCCAAATCCTTCATAGCCTTACTGAAAGCATAATAAGTGCTTCTTTCGGGATTGGTTTGGATTGGGTCAAAATAGGGGAGATTCATGGCAATTATTTTACAATGATGAAGTCGATATATTTTGACACGTCGTGGAGAGTATCAGAATCTGCATCATCACAGAAATCTAAGAACTCGTACCCGTCGTAATCAAGACTATCGACGAAATTAATTCTGTCGGTCCATAATTGGTGCTCAGGGAATGTCGGCACCAACACAATTCTTGTTCTCGATAAAGCAGCGTTGACCTGTTTGAAAACAGTCTTCATAACTTTAGCGTCCATGAACATTGCTTTAACGTTATCTTCCTGAGACATATCCCACTCGATACAGTATTTACGGAATTTGCTCTCGTCGATGAAGTCATAAAAAGCAAAGCCTGCTTCTTTAAGGATTGTTTCGAGTTTAAGCTTGAACAAACCTCTGCACATCTCCGCAAGGACATACTCTTCCAAATCATTGTGATTGGTGTATTTCTTAATCTCTTTCAGAAGATTTTCGACATTCAGATACTTGTCAGGGTGCTTGACAAATTCTTTTTTGTATTTGGCAAACAGCAGATTGTCTATCTTATTCATGATTCTTGATAACTTTGTACAGATTGGAGAAGTTTCACGTGTTCGTAGGTTTGGTCAAAACCCTGAAGATAAAACTTCAACAAGATGTCTATGATATTTTTCAGTTTGTATCTATATAATAAAGTTTTCGATTTTGAGAATTTGAGAGATTCATGAGTAAATGTGTCTTGCACGTCCCATTCACATTCAAACGGATAATCTATATATTTTGGTGAGACGGCTGCGTAAACCACATCGTTCAGTTTCAAACCATAACTCTCGTGATAATCTCTCATTTTGGTCAGGTGTGGGAACAGGGACTTAATACACGGAATTGTTTCAACCGTGTCGTCCTGCTGCTTTACATAGGCATATAACCCTGTATCTGACGCATAGTATTCAGTGACTTCGTCTTGAGTTATAGCCATCGGGATATCATAATACAGAGGTTGTTTGGATTTATAGAAACCCTCGACTTCTGTTATTCTGATATATTCTGCACCTCGTTTGATGAATATTCTCTCATTGAAGTTATCAAGATTGAATCCTGACAACATTCCGATTATCACCCAATGGTCACCAAGTGACACATCCACGTAATCATCCAAAACACGGTATCTTCTCTCAAAAATTTCTGAATGGAACACAAACAGGTTATCGAGAGGACTCATTGATTCATTGAGTTCTGATAAAGGCACCAACCGCGTTTTGCTGAATGGGTCGTAGATTTCAACATAAATGTCTTCATCTGATTCTGATTTTGGCAGAACATTTATGTCTAAGAATGAATCTATCAAAGCAATCGGGATTGATTCTGTGATATCTTTCAGTCGATAGTTCATGTTGAACTTCTCAAACTGTCTGACATATTTCTTTGACAGCCATCTGTCTATGTGCATTGGTGAATCTACATCATAATATGTGGCTAGATTGGTTGGTACATCTGCTTGTGAAAGTTGGTAACTGTTTATCGGAACAAATACATTGTTTCCGACAGGTATATCCAATCTGACTTCCGTCAATGACAAATTCGGAACAGTGGTGTCTTGATAGATTTCATTAGGGTTGTTGAGTGATGTTAAGTTCTTGGAGGTGAAAACATCGGTATCGATTCTGACATTTTCCTGAGCAAGGACAAAATCATAGAAGTATGTTTCCTTAGCTCCGTAAGTGTCGTAAATGTTAACCAAAAATCTGTATACACCATTCTTGAAAACTGCTATCTGCTCGGTGATTTCATCATCGGTATCCAACTCAACCCTCGGTGTGGTTATTTTGATAGACGGGTCCTCGATGTTATAAAACTCTGTTTCAACCCATCTTCTCGTAGTGATTGTTGTTGATGGAATTGTGACAGAAATATGAAGAATGGCACCGAAACCTCTTCTAATGTCGGCCATTTGACTTGGGAGAATCTCAGTATCCTCGAAAATCTCATCAGTGATTTTGAAGAACTCTATGCTCTGGATTTCTGCGATTTCTTCGGCAGTCATGAAATACTTGATTTCATGCTTAGGGAGATTCAGGTTTATCGTAGCAGTGTCCTTGACGTGCCATTGCTTAAATCGCTCATACTCATCATAAGTATGGACATTAATTTTCACGTCATGACGGAAATACAGGGCATCGTATTGGAAATGCAAACGGTTCCTCGAAACAATAGAATCAAACTTTGGTGAGTTTGCACTAAACTGAATGTTTACAACATCAATCAGTTGTTCTTCGGTTGTGAAGTATTTGTTAGCAATCTTGATTGCGTGTAAAAGTGCTTCCTTGAAACCGTCTATATTCAGTATGTTGATTTCTACATTAGGTAGATTATTTTCATCAAACTCAGGACGGTATATCTGTTTATAATAATGATACAGTGCTTCATAATATCCTGTTTTTTCTTGGTTGTCATCAAGAATGTCAGAAATGATAAGTCTGTTATCTGTATAATCTTCATAACCGAGGAACTTGAAAAAGTTTTCTACTGATTCTTTGGTTCCTTTGTTTTTGAAAATCTTGTTCAGGTCAAGAAGCAGTTTTTTGATAAGTTCTCGGGAGTCATAATCTGATTCAGGAATGACTGATTTGGCTATGTCCTCGTAAGGAGGCATGCCCTTATTCGTCATGATGTCGTTGTAATGCTGCTGGTCATCAGATAGGATATTCCCATCATTATACTCCACCATGTAATCAACGAACACCGAATGGGTAAAATCTTCGAAAACCCTGATTACAACTTTTGTCTCATTTTTAGGAATGTACAGAGTACAGAAATAGATGTTTTCGAGGTAGTCTACCGAGTTATGCTCCAAGTCATAGAGCCTTGGTGGGTTGGTTTCAGCATCCTTCGAGAACTTCAGAATCTGAATCGTGAATTTCTGATGAGCATAGATGTTGAAACGATTTTTGGATATAATCGTGTTTCGACTGATTTGGTCATGATTGCTATCAAAAATTCTAAGCATGATTCTGGTATATTTATGGATATGTATAAACCGTCGAGTTATGAATTTTTAGGCTGCTTCTAATTTTGAATAGAACTCGTTTAGCATGGCGGTTCTGGCTTTCTTACGAACTTTGTTTTTACGCATGAAAAGACCTCGTCTGGTTGCTCCGTAAATCACATTTACTTTGGTGTAATTTTCAGAAACAACATAGATTTTACCCCAACAGCTTTCAGCGATTTGTGTCAGGATTTCTTTTCTCAAACGATATGCGTTACACCATTTGAATAAGCCCATGTATGAGTTTATTATCTGACTGAAGTGCTCTGCTTCTCTGTAAAGATATTTGTTACTGTTGGTACCTTTACGGATGTGCATCTCAACTTTCCATCTGAAATTATGAACGATTCTGTCACTTGGCAAAACGCGGTCAAACCTTATTTTCATTCCTAAGAACTCAACTCCTTTGGAGTAGTGCTGTAAATAGATTTTATCAGGGTGTTGTGTCAGATCAATGCTTGTAAAGAAACTTTGGATATCTAATTTCGCCAGCCAAACGTCTCTGGTAAATCCCCAACTCAGGTCAAAAATGTATTCTTGGACTTGTCTAACCGCGGCAAGTGTGCCCTTTCCTTCACGACAGGCGTAAGAATCCTTGTGTAAGAAAAATCTCTCCAAATAAGGCATAAGATTTTTACAGAACCAAGTTTGTACAAGTCTGTCTATGAAATCTGCAGCGATGACTTCTCTGATTCTTGGATAAGTGATTATGAAACAGATGCCTTGCTCAGGAATGTACTCCATGTTTTTGATTGAAATGGTCAGGTCAATCAAATTCATCGGCATCCCGTAATAAAACGCAAGATGGGAAGGTTTACTGGCTTTACGTTGTCTGCAAAGCCAATAAACCGAATACCATCTGCTTAGCGGAATCATACAATTTTCGACGTCTTCCACCTTGACTACTAAATAATCCCGAACCACCCGCGCGCCGTTGCTGTTGTACTTATTGTTGTTGTTGACACAGCCGTTGTTGCCGTTGTAGTACCACGCGTTGTTGGCGTTGTACTCCGCAACCGACCTCGAGCCAGACAACAGCGCCCAAGGGACGACCAACCGCGACGGACAGTGCTTTCCCATATCGGACTGACTAGCTAGATTCATATCTCAACCAGTTGGGAATCCTTATTTAGGAGAGGTCTCTTCATTCGGCGTACCTACAGAACTCTGCCTCCCATAGTGGGGACACACCAATGATGTGTCTGATGTATTTAATTTTTCGATTCTGACACTTAGGGAGTTTAGAAGACGAGCTGCGTTGGTGTGGATATTGTTAATTTCCACGTCAAATTCCGCTTTGGCTTTATCTGAAAGCATCCCATTGTCATTGAGATGATTCAGTAAAATTTCCACGTTGTAGAACTTACTTTCACAGATGTTTATGTGAAAGTATTTCTCACGTGGGAAATATTCTATGTTCAGTGACAAACCATCAATAGCATGTTCCCTTGCACAACCGACGGTGTTAATCAACTGCTCGATAAGTGTAAACCGAAACTTTCTCGGCATCACTTTATCGATATAACTAAGAAGCTTCATTTCAAACTGCTCTATGGTATGAGCGAGTTGCGTGTCTGTGGGCCTGTTTGGCTTTCGCTGAAAACCGTCGGTCATATTATGAATATTTTAAGGGTTTATGATTATTATATGGTTTGTTGTTTTTACGAAAATCGCAAGTTTGATTTTATCGGTGAAAGTCGGAAAGGTGCGCGCAAACGCACCTATTTCCTTTTTTATTTATTAAAAGTGAATTTGCAGCTTTTTGAGTATTTCTTTCCGAATTTCCGAATTTTGGAATTTCAAATCACAAATCTGTGCTTTTGAAATCGAGATAAGGCGGGCGCGCGCAAGCACGCCCGCGGTCCTCACAAAATACAAAAGTTAAACTTACTCCACTATGAAGCCCGAACCACCCGCGCGCCGTTGCTGCTGTACTTATTGAGGTAGGCGACACAGCCGGTGCTGCCGAAGTAGCACCACGCGCTGATGGCGATGTACTCCGCAACCGACCAATAGTAAGATGAGTTCGTGATACGGGTACCGCCAATGTTGTTTATAGCAACATTCATACGAGCCATTCTGCTATCTTCCATAAACTTACCGATTTCATGGTCAGTCGGAAGATTGCCGGTGCCGACTTGAGCGAACTCAATCTGAGCGGCTTGGTATGCTTTCGGGTATGCAGGAATCCAAGTAGTTTCGTCCCAGTCAAGCGTCATAACGCTGGCTAAGAACTTACTCTGAGATTCTCCGTTATCTCTGGATTGATACTCAATACCATCGGTGTGGGTGTCGTATAGTTTAATCATGGATGCTTCCATGTATTCATCCCAACTTCCGTTGTATTTGTTGAACAGTGCCTGAGCGGCAGATGAACCAGTTTCACACGAGGCGAAACCAACTCTTGACATACGGGCCGAAACGTCTGATTCAGCTAAGTATGAATCAACACCACCATGACCTGAACCACTGACCTCGAAGTAGTACTTGAATCGTGCCAAGTTACCACCGCAACGGTATGATAAGTTCAAACCACTCACAGCGTATTGTTTAGTGTTGGCTGCCAAGTATCCTGAATCAGGGAACAAGGTGTGAACTGATTGTGCTTGCCATGTTCTGTGGGTCTGAGCGGCATCTTCACCATTGACTTTACAGAACTTGGACAAGTCTCTCAACTCAACATTACTGGCGTTGGTGAGGGTAAATGTGCTGGAGGAATAACCACCGGTCCTCACTTGGATGTAACCGTCAGCAACAGTAAATGTTAAGTAAGTGGCTACACCCTGAGGAGTCATTTGAGAAACGATACTTGCCAGAGTATCACCGGCAGCCCAAGAAACATCACCTTCTTTTACTGTACCACTGATGGTTATCTTCCAGTGGAAGGCACCGGCTTGAGTGGTATCAGGAATCAGTTTGTATCTGTTGAACTCAGCCCAAATACCTGAAGCCAATGCGTTCTTGTGCATGTAAAGTTTCTTGGTACCTGTCATACCCCAAAGAATGTAGTTCATCGGGGTGTAAATGGTTGTGTCGATTGTGACATTTGCGTAAAGTTCAGGGTCAACATAGAACAGACGATTGGTGGCGTTGTGTTTCACCACATTCATCACCGATGATTCAGTAATGATGCTTTCGTCACAAATCGGGTCAAAGTCGTACGTGGCCTGAATACTAGGATTCTCGATGTTAGAAGTCGTGGTTAAGGTGTTTGCGTGAACATTCGACACGGCGTCCAATGTTTGGGCGGCGATGGTTTCGGTCACCGGCTCAGCCAAAGGTTGAACGATGATTGCACCAACGGTATCTGCACCAGTGGTACTGATACGAGGTGTTCTCAATGTTTGGGTTCCGTCATAAACGAAAGCCTCACATCTTCTGGTGATTTCACCTGTAATTAAATTACATTCATCTCTTGTTAGAGTAGCATCAGCACCAACTGATAACAACATAGGAGCAGTAGCGGTGTTTGCTGGTGAATTACTGTCTACGACAGTTTGGGCAGTACCGACAACCGTAACTTCACCATCACTGTTGGTCAAAGTTCCATTGTTACAAACGATAGGAACAGGATTGGCTGTTGAAGGAGTACCTGTCTGTTGACATGCCCCATAAACAGTAACCTCCTTAACACCACCGCGAACCGCATACGGCATATCCACCGAACCTACACCCTGAACCGTGATTTCATCAATCATTTCAAATGCAGTGGAGGTTTCGAGAACTGAGTTGTTTACGGTATGCTGTAACGGGTTATTGGTTGTACCCGAAACAGTTGTGCCCTTGAAGTTTGCGTTGAAGTTCGCGACGTTGGCAATCTGAATCTTGTCTTGGACGTTGTTATAAATCGAGTGAGGAGTGTAACCGTTAATGCCTGACGATAAATTAATCTTACCATTTTCCAACTTAGCTGAGATTTCGATTGGTTTGAAGTCCACTCTGACGCTCTCAAGACCGTTGTTATTGGTTCCGTGTTTGTGAGCTTCTGACGGATTACCAGTGCTTCCTGAAACACCTGTAACAATCGTGACATCACCCTGACCTTGAGTAACCAAACTCTTGTAAGCAGTTTTCTCTTCGGTCTGGTATAATGCTTTGCCTGAAGCAGCACTGCTCTTCAGAACAACAGGTGAACCATTACCAGCATGAGGGTCATCAGCCGAAATCACATTACCAGTAGCAACTGTTACCGTACCAGCAGCAGCTGTTGCAACCGTACCAGCGGTAATCTGTTCATCGATTTCAAAGTCATTGACGGTGTTTTGACCTGACGGATAAGCTACTGCTTCTCTGAATTGGATTGGTGTTCCTTCATAAGCAATCGGGACATCGTGTTCTGTGTGACTAATCGAGGCAACTGCATCATCAGTGTTGATTGGTTTGAACTTAAAGTCCATAACACCGTTTGAATCTACTGCAGCACCCGTCATAACTGCTGTGTTATGCTTGGTGCTGAAGTTTGCGTCGGTGACATCAAACTGAGTACCAAGGGTTCCATCGGCTCTGTCTGTTACAGGCACTGAACCATTTGAAAGGTTCGTGATTTCACTAGCTTCTTCATAACTGACAGATAAGTTTTGGACAGGTGTTGTGTTTGCTGCAGCGTAACAAACCTCAACAGGAACTGCGGTTTCTAACAGGTACAAATCGTTAGTTGAAACAACACCACCAACCATCTGAATATCGGTAGTTTCAAGAATCTTAGTGTCGTCGATATTCGTTGATTTGAAGATATCCAACTGAGTGGATTTGGCTACATTCAGGGTTTCTTCTTTCAAATCAGATTTGGAAGCAACAGATGCAGCAATCGGGTGGGTGTGTGCTCCCGCAGATGATGTTTCACCTGAGCCACTTCCATAAGGCTCCCAATAACCACTGGCGTATGGGTCCGGATGGTCAGTCACAACCTTTATATTAAGTGCTCTGGTGATACCTCTCAGGAACGCATTAATGGTTGCCGGAGTTCCATGAAAGTTGGTTTGCTCTCCAGTAAAATTCGGAATTGATACAGTACCAGTCGGGGTAAATGTGTGATTCTCAACACCAATGTCAAACGTCACCGTATGGGTGTGGGTCTTCAGTGAGTAGTTCGTTAGGTCAATATCGACGGTTCCGATAAGTTCCCATGAGTAGGTTGCGGGCGTGGTGCTCTCATCCTTAACAGCCACGTACTCGTCGTAGATGTTGTTGACACCTGGGTGATGTTGACCGTGAGGCACCATGTATAAGATACCTAGTTCGCTGTCGGTAGGTGGGGTGTGTTGTGTAATCCAAGCGGACGTCACCACACTAATCTGTAGTGTATGTCCAGCGGATGCACGAGCCACCAAGTCAGCGAAGTTGTAAGGTTCCTGTACTCCTGGTATAAGAACTTTACTAATTTCGTGAACAGTGTTGTCTGTTGGCATGATGGTTAAATTTTAATTGTTGTTTTTATGAAATGAATTTTCGACTTTATCTGCTTTTTCAATCATGGTTACCATAGCATTATCCTTAACAAGGTCCAATGTTATCGTGGCAACCAAGATTTTTTCTTCTACCTCGTTTTTGATTTTCTCCATCATATCCAAGGCATTTTGAACAGTCGGTGGTATAGATATTTTAGGAAGAAAATCTAAAACCGCTTTAGCTGCGTTGATACCCACTTCTTTCAGACCTGCTAATTGCTGAGCCATCCATTCGTTTAATTCCTGTTTTTGCTTTTCCATGAAAGCATTGACTTGGGCATCTATTTCCGCCACATAGGCGTCCATGTCCATATTCAGGGATTGAGTTTTCTCCTTAAATTCTTTGTTCACATAAGAAGAAACCTGTGCTAATGATGCAGCGGTACTTGCCAAATTGTCAGGGTTGATTTGGACATATTTTTCAGAATCAACCGAAGCCAATTTGTCATTAAGTCGCTCTAATTTTGAGATTATGTTCTGAGGTGTTTCCATACATTATTGTTTATACCGAGCACTCACATTAAAATGTTCGTGCTCATTCGCTCATTCGATTTTGACTTTGTTGGATTGTAACATACTTCTGGTGATACCTGCTTGAAGAGTTGCCAATGATGTAAAAATCAGTGTCATTTGTGCCGAAAGTGTACCAAAAGCAACACCTAAAGCGGCTGTAAACGGGGTGGCACAAGCACCAATGACGGTCGGCCATGTCGTAGAAGTCATCAAAAATTGTTTTGTGATTTCTTTCATGTATCCACACATCTGTTCTAAGACTTTAACCACATCATCACCTTTCAGGGCGTACTGCTCAGCGTTGTTTCCGATTTTTATCTCGGATTTGGTCATGGTGATTTTGTTACTGGATGAAAACAGAGTTATCATCTCATTTTCGACCAGTAAACCTGATTCGGAATTGATAAATTCTATGCCCTTACTTGGTGTGTATGACAGTGACACAAGTTCACCGTCAACTTCACGTCTGAAAATCTCCAGGTAATTTTCGTAATCAAGGTCATCATCCTTGTTCAGTCTCTTTGCTATGGTTTTACCGTAAAATCCCGCCAAGATGTTTCCATCGAAAATCAAGACAGGAACAATGTCACCAACCTGTGGAAGATAATTGACACCTCCCCATGAGAAGTACCAAGGAATATCTTCCTCAGGCAGGTCTTCGGTGTAACCATTGATTTTGACCTGAACCCTTGATAATTTGGTTTCGTCATCAATGTTGGTCACCTCACCAAAGAAAATGTTTACTTTTCCAAGTCCAAAATCCATTATCAGTAATTATTGACAAATTTTTCCAGTTCTCTGTAGATTATTTTGTATTCGGCTGTTTCCTTGAACTCATGCCACATATTGTGCCAAATGAAGATGTTGAATCCGTTCGGGTTTGTCTGAAATTTCTTGTAACCTTTGAGCATGGCGTCGGCGAAGACCCCCCCCCTACGAATGTAATTCAAGAACCCAGTCTCGATAGCTGAGTCTATATGATTATACTTTACCTTATCGCACCACCTCGGAAATTCTGTTCTGTAGAATCTTGGTTCTTTTGTCGAGAAGTCATTTATCAGTGCTCTGACATAAGCGGTGAACACTTCGGTGTCACTGCACTCACTGACAAGATTCTTGGCGGTGATGTATACTTCCAAATCACTCATGATTGATTCGTCAATCATGTATTCCTTGCCAAAAATCCTGTATCCCAACATTGTTTGAGAAACAGTTATGTGTTTTCGCATCATAGAAGCAAACACATCAGAAATCTGATTTCTGAAATTCGGTTTGAATGATGCTCTATTACTTGAGTCAACAACCAAAATGCTGTCGACGTGCAACAAGAATAACAAAATCCAGTAGTTGGTGATATCTACCACATCTTGGAAATTTGCGTATTCTTGATTAAAATGACTGAGCAATCTTGCATACATTGCTTTTCCTTCTTGGTTGTATTCAAGATTCTTCGCGAAGTTTTTTACGATTTTGTCTACGATACTCATGGCTTAAAATCCTTTTGCTGCGTTTCTTTTAGTAACTATGACCTCTTCAGGAATTTCGGTTTCAGGTCTTTTATCGAAATTCCTTGCTGAGTTTCTTTTTGATATTTCATTGACACCCACTGGGTCTCCGTATGTTGCTGAATTTGGCACTGGTTCATATTCTTCGTTCTCTTCCAAAACAGGAGCGCTGCTGCCTGTTTTTCTGTAACCTGAACCATCCATGATTGTTGCCTGATTTGGACTTGGTTCCCTCTCCATTGAACCGTCATCAATCAGCCGTGCTTTGTTTTTACGGTCGGTTTCGGGAATATCTTCTCTTTCAGGGAACATCGTTAATTGGTTTTTCATGAGTGATTCAGTCCGTTTCGTCCATTCCTGTTCATAATCAGAAAACAGTCTCTGACTGAAATTATCAATCAAACCAGGCAAGTAATTGTTCAGTTTATTATACCCTGCGTTAATCTTTTTCAGTGCTGAATCAATGTAAGAATTTACTTTACCCTTGGCTGAGTTCAGTAAATTGTTTATGGATGATTGCATGGCATCTTTGAAGTTGCCCAAGAAATTCTTAGGTAGGCGAGCAAGCAATTCATCCAAAAATGTATAATCTTCGTTTAGCGCGTATCCAAATCTTTCGTTCATTTCTATCAGATAATTTATTTCATTTATCTTAGACAGAAACACAAACATTTGTTTCATCGGGTATTCACCCCATTCACCGTGGAAGCAATTAGTATAATCACAACCCCAGAAATTCCATTTCAGAGTGGTCATCACCATATCAGAGTTTCCTGCTGAATTGTTTATGTTGGTGAAGAAATCAGCACCACTCTCAACATTGATTAAAGCGTTCTTAAATCTGAAATTGTGATATATGAAAGGATATGATTTGCCTTCTGGGAGTGCTCTTGTAGAATCTAACTGATTCAGTTTTTTACGGGTAGGGAACATAAACCGCTCAGGATATAACTGCTTTGTTGCGTCCTCATCATCGGGAGCATCGAACAAATCCGACAGAAAATATCCAGCCTGATAAACAAGAATAGATACATCAATTCTGTTTAAGTTCGTGGGAATCACAACAGAACCGGTATCAGCATCATACCAAATTTCTCTGTAAAGCATTATCAGCGATTGTACTCTTTGGTCTGATGTTTCTCTGAATTTTACTGATATGGTTTCATCAGTAAAAGCTTCCCAAGGTTTAGGATTTACCACTGAATCTAATCCTTCAACTTCCTGAATCAAGAAATCGTAGTTCTTGACCAAATCCATAAACCTGAAAATCCAATTAGCCAGTAAAATGCCCCGTTCTGTTTCACCTATTCTAAACAAATAACCCAACGCTGAATTTTCTGGATAGTTGTTTGGGTCTGTATTAATCATGTTTTGGGTGATGTAAGACCACGGTCTATCCAATGATGTGTTTCCACCAATCAAGATTTTATCAGCACCAGCAAATAAACCTGTCGTGGCGTTAGTGTTGATTATCAGTTTGAAATTCAATGTAAGTGGGTCCACGAATCTCAGAAATGCCTGACGTAATTCAGGAGCAGCGTACCCATCATAAAGACCATTCGCACCATCCGAGTATCTCCAATCTTGGACGCTCGGTAGCACAAATCCTTCGGGGTCTGCCAACGGTAAATTGTGTGCGGATTGTTTAGTTATCGGTTGTAACATTTTACTGTATGTTTGCTAACACAGCACTTGCATTAAAACGCTCGTGCTATAAAATATATATCAACACATTAAATTATAAGCACTCACTTAAAATATAATGGCTACAACTAAGCAGCAAAATAATGGGAAAATATTTGACCCACGAATAATCGAAAAGGGTAATCAGAGAGTTTGGACTTCTGAGTCAGTTATGCTTGCTGACAATGGTCTGAAGAACGGTTACAAACTTATCGAAAATCCTTACAACACAAGAATCAAGGATGCTAAACTTCGTAAGGGAAATATCGGGTTTAAGATGTCTGATGAAGAACGCGTTATTACCAAAAAATGTATGTCTGATAAAAAGTTCTTTGGTAATAATTTCATATCTTTGAAAGACGCAGACGAAGGTTGGCAACGAATTAAACTCAGAGATTATCAGGAAAAACTGATTGACAGTTACACAAATAACCGTTGGAATATCGTTCTTTTCCCACGTCAGTCAGGTAAAACAACCACAACCATTATTGAGATTTGTCACTTCCTGACTTTTAATGTTGAAAAGGACTGTGTGGTTATCGCCCAATCAGACACGGTAATCGAAGAAATTCTGCGTAAAATCAAGGAGGCCTTCCAATCAATGCCTTACTTCCTGCAGCCAGGTTTCGTTTCATTTACTGCTGATAAAATCGTACTTGATAACGGGTGTCGTCTTAAGATTGGTATTGCATCTGAATCAGTAGTTCAGGGTTTCTCACTTGACTTGTTGTACATTGACGAGTTCGCTTATATCAGTAATAATCTGGTTGATAAGTTCTGGGCAAACATCTATCCTTCATTATCCAACAACCCCAATTCCCGTTGTATCATCACTTCTACTCCCCGCGGTAGAAATAAATTCTATGAACTTTGGACTAACGCCATCAATCATAAGAACTCGTTCTATCCTTCGAGAATCTATTGGACTGATGTTCCGAGAAAAGTCAGCAACGAACAGTTTAAGAAAGAAACTATCGAAAATGCTGGTTTGGATGCTTGGCTCATGGGTTACGAGTGTTCCTTCGATGTCGGACTTCGTTCCGTGTTCTCTACACTCATGCAACGAGAGCTGCGACAGCGACAAGTCACCAACGAAGGAAACTGGTCAAATTCCAACAATTTTGCTGGGTATCTTCATCAAGAATTTCAATTCCTTTCTCAGGATGTCATTAAGTATAATTTCAGGAATGATTATTTCCTTATTTCTTCTGATATCGCAGAAGGTCTGGAACAAGACTACAGCACGATTAAGTGCAAAAAGGTGGATTGGAATACCAAGACCAAGCGTCTTGAGTATATCGAGGTTGCTGTGTTTGAATCTTGTGATATTTCTGTTGAAGACTTTGCCCAACTGTGTGCAGACTTTCTGTTATTATTCAATCCGTCGAAAATCAAGTATGTGGTTGAAAATAACACATTTGGTGGTGAGTTCTTCCAAAAAATCAAGAATCTTATCAATTACGAGCCTAAGTATAAACACCTATCACAAACCATATTCGCTAAATTCATCAGAAATAGCAAGGAAGATTACGAGTATGGGTTGCGTTGGAACGAGGATAACAAGAAAATCGCTGTCAAACTGTTCACGAACTTGGTTAATGCCGGTGTGCTTGTTAGTACTCATTCTCAGACAATCGAGGAATACCTCAACTTCGGTCGTCAGAAAAACGAAACCTATTCTGCTAACTATGGTCATGATGACTTGGTTATGTCTGATGTCACGGTTTCATACTTCATCAAAAACAACGACCCGTACATCAAACACTTCCTCAGGGTCTGTGAAATGGAGTTACGTAACCTCAAGGACGACCTTTCTGAAGCACAAAAGAACTTCAAAATTCAGAAGGAAAAGGAGGCTCGTAAAAATGAAATCAAATTTGCCGTGTACGACACCAGAAATCTTACCATCAGGGACCATGAGAAAGAATGGAATAAGAGAGGAAATCCTGATGCCGTGATTTTAATATAAAGACAATCAGACTAAATTCATTATTCAACCTGGTTTATATCAAAAATTCTAATTATGAGCACAAATACAGAAAAGAAACCTGTGGTAGTCGCGAAGCGCGCTTGCCCAGTTTGCGCAAAAACATTCGATGGAGAAATCCTGATTGCAAAGAATCTTCAAACCGACCTAAGCAAAATGAATGGTCAAGTTATAGGTTACCTCGACAAGCCCTGTGACCAGTGTCAGGAATGGATGAAGCAAGGTGTTATCTTCGTGGGTACTGACCCTGACAAAACCGAAGATAAAAACAATCCTTGGAGAACTGGTGATTTCAGTGTCATTAAGGACACTTCGAGAGTTTTCGATGTAATCAATGAACCTCAACGCTCTGCAATTCTTGAAAAACGTGTATGTTTCATTGATTACAGAACTGGTTACAAGTTGGGAGTTTTCAGACATCCTGAAGAAATGCAGGAGCCGACAAACCCTGATGCTGAGGATTAATTTGCTTCTTTATAAAAACTTGAAAATCAGACTAAAGCGTTGTTTGCGCTTGGTTTGTATTATTAGAAACTTAACTTCAAATCATTATACGCAATGAAAACAGAAAAAATCTTAATTGTCTGCGATTGCACCTCTGTAGAAGAGTTCAAGCAAAAAATCGTAGCAAACGCTGAAAAGCATAACCTCGAATTTCTGCTCGAGTATGAGATGGAAATGCAGAAAACTGAAGACGGTCAGAACGCCGTAGCAATCCTGTTCAATGACGAAATGGACATCTGTCTGGAAGTCCTCGACTGGATTAATGATGATTCCAATTATGGCAGTGTTTGTCAGTTGGATACTTTCATCAGAACCGCTGAGAAACCCTCCGACTACAAGGACGACTGGGATTCTATGATTGGTAAGTATGCCAAGACCCGCAACGCCGATGACATTGAGCCGATTCTATCCTTCGACCCGAACTGCGACGAGGCAGACCCCGAATGGAAGGAGGAACTGACCACCTATGTGGATATGGTCTGCGACGTCTTCTATTTCCTGCTTTCCTAATAAATAAAGCGGAATCATTATGTAAAAGAAATGCCGTATAAAGATAATCGAAAGGAGTGCCCTGTCTGCGGGGAGGTTTTCGAGAGCAATAATAACGTCTGCGACAGATGCTTAGGTCTGATGGAGTATGCCGTTATTTTTGTCGGAGTCGATAATCAAAAATCGGCTGAAGAGAACCGTCCGTGCAGAACAGGGCATTTTTGTGTCCTTTCAGACTATTCCCCCGAGTTTGCCAAAGCAACTCAAGATTTTCATCCTCAACTGAAACAGAATGTCATGCAAAACAGATTCTGTTTCATTGATTACGTATATGGGAAGAAATTAAAAATCTTCGATAATCCCCTTTTGATAAATTAAGCAGTATGTCACAAGCACAAGACTTAGCAAACAAGTATCAGATTAAATCCGAAATACAACACATTTTGGATAGACCTGGGACTTGGGTTGGTTCAATAACCAACGATTTAATCACCGCACCGATATACTATCCATCACAGAACAAACTTAAAATTGTTGATAACATTCCTTTTAACCAAGCGTTACATAAACTTGTTGACGAGGTTTTCAGCAATTCTGTTGATGAATATCGTCGTTCCAAACAAGCAAATAAAGACAGTTTGTTCGATATAACCACCATCAAAGTCCACATCAATCAGGATGGTTTTGTTGAAATTTATGATGATGGTGGTATCCCAGTTCAGAAACATCCAACCGTTGGTCAATATATCCCGTACATGATTTTTGGCATGTTAAGGACTTCATCCAACTACGATGATACCAAGGACCGTGAGGTAGTTGGTACTAATGGCCTCGGTGCAAAAATCGCAAATGTCTTCAGTAAAGAATTTACTGTTGAAACTTGCGATGGGAAAAATTGGTTCAAATGTGTGTGGAAAAATAACATGCATGATTACGAAATTTCCCCAATCACGAAAACAAAAGACCATTATACCAGAATCACTTTTATGATTGATTTGGAAAGGTTTGACCAAGAATCGATTCCCGTTGGTTCTATCAGACTTTTCCAAAAACGCTGTATTGATACGGCTGCATCAAATCCAGGACTAGTTATTGAGTTTGTTTCTGATGTTTCTGAAGGAGTTCTTAACTCAAAATGGAAATTTGATTCCTTCAAAGAATATCTTGGACTGTATCTCGATAATTTCAGTGAGGAACAATTCACAGAATACAAGAAAGGCAAAGACACCATATTCCTATTGTACGGAACAGGTCTTCCCGATATGGGTTTTGTCAATGGTGCTCTGTGTTCAGAGGGCTCACATATCAGACATGTCCAAAAACAGATTGTTCAAACAATGTTGAATATCTGTCAAAAGAATGAAATGGAACTTATCACTGAAAAAGACATTTTGGCTCGTTTCAGTGTTTTTGTGAATTGCACCATCATTAACCCCCAATACGACAGCCAAGCAAAAACTCGGTTGACGTCTAAGATTGACAATGGTAAATTGAGTTTTGATACTAAGTTTCTTAGTTCTCTGAAAGATTCCACTTTGTTCTTGATTCTGAAAGATTATTACGAGGTCAAGTACAAGGAAGCAAAGAAAAAGGAACTTCGTAAACTGAACTCCACCATCAAAGCAACGAAAATCAAAAAATTAATCGCTCCTGGTATCACTGATTCCAGTAAAAATGAGTTGTTCATCTTTGAAGGAAATTCTGCTTCTGGTGGTTTCCGCAAACACAGGAATGTTTATCAAATGGCGTACCTGCTTCGTGGTAAAATCAAAAACACCATGAATCTTAAGGGAGAACAAATCTTAGAGAATCAGGAACTCAGGGAACTCTTAGCTATATTGAAGTTGAACTTTGGTGACCCCAAATCAAATCTTAAAAATATCACGGTGGATAAAATCATTTTCTGCACCGATATGGATTTTGACGGGCATCATATTTGTGGTTTGTTGATAGCATTTTTCGCGAAGCATTTTCCCGAACTTTTCAAGGCAGGAAAAATCTACAGAGCATTAAGCCCAATCGTGATAGCGAAAAAGGGTAAAGATACCAAGTACTATTACAAGATTTCTGATTACGAAATCGCAGAACCACTCTTGAAGGGTTACGACATAACCTATACGAAGGGACTTGGTGGTCTCAGTGACAACGATTATTATGAGTTGCTGAATAACAAAAAACTTCTGAATTTCCGTTTGGATGATAAAACTGATACGGAGTCGCTTTCCGTTTGGTTCGATAAATCCACAGAACTGAGGAAGGAAATCTTGATTGGAGAAAATACTGATGAAGACTGATGTGATTTGCGAGAACCAGTTTTTCGATGATTATCTGGGATATAATTTTATTTTCATAGCAGATAAATCTGACCGTGACGGTATTGGTGTTCTGAGAATATCAGTATACCATAAGTCACTGAGTTCTCCAAAAGAAGCACATCTGGAACTAAGCAGAATTGATATAGAAAATATGAAAAAGCTTTCTGCCGAAGCAGTTGCTTCAAACATATCTAAAGAACTATGTAGAAGTTTTTCGATTCACCCAACCACTAAAAATAAATGCTCTGTCACATTCTATGAATTAGTGTTGGAAATTTTCAAAGCTATCAAAGAAGGAACTATAGTTGTATGAATAAATTAGAAACATTACCGAATCTCGGGATTACTGAGCATGATGGTGTCGATTTAACTCTACAAAAACACCTTATCAACGCAGTGTACCCTGCTACTGGTAGTCAGTATTTTCTGTTTTCTGATTCCAAAAAAAGCAAAAATGGTGGTAATTCAAGGAAAAAGAATAACCAGTTTTATTCAAAAACAGGTAGAAAAGATTTTACATGATAATCTGGAAGAAAATAACCCCGAAGAATAAACTTCTCAGACCTTATGATATTAAGATTTATACTCCTGAAAAGGATTGTAAATGGTATCGTAAAGAGAAGAACAAGGAGTTTTGCTTCATTGGCGAGAACCACAGAAATCTGAAAAAGTGTGCTGTTTGCAAATTCGGACATAATCATAAAAGAACATAAAAACCATGACTGATTCACCACAAGACACTATCTGTAAGATGCCTCTCAAAAATGTTGAGCATCTGAGGGATACATTAAATGATTTATGGTTCCATCTTTACGGTGTGGATAAAACCATGACTCAGGAACAGATTAATGAAAAAGTTAAAACCACGCCGAAGTCAGTTCTAATTGAAAACATCGAGGGCTGCCTGAAACATTGCGAAAATTCATTGAAAGGATTTAGCCATGCCTGATACTGTTTACACCTGTGATAATTGTCCCATGCCGGGGATTTAATGTGCTGCCATAACTGTCCCAATTTTCAGAGCGAGAATTTAGGGATTAAACGCAGTGATTACAACCAGTTTTCGTTCGAGAATCTTGAGGCTGGTTTTCTTGTATGTTATGCTGCTAATAATGGTGGTGCCGGAAGTTTTGTTTCTCACGAACAAAACAAGTCATCTGTGCTTAAGGACTTCTATAAAAGATATGGCAAGAACTTCGCAATAACACAAATCATTGATTTATCGAAAGTAAATAGGGATGATTCAGTTGTTATCGAAAAATGGGAACTAGAAAAAATCAGGGAAGCCATCAGAGTTGCATTAAACACCCAATACGGAACCAACGGTCTTATGACTAATGAGGAAATCCGTGACAAAGTACGAAAGACACCTGAAACTGCTTTAATCCGTATGCTGAAGGAGGCTATGGATTTTTGTAATGAGCATCTTAATAAATAAGGGAGAGATTTTTGCTTTCATGATTGAGATTTAGTTGAAACAATTTGTTGTGAGGGAACCTAGTCTGCCTAAGGCTAGGTTTTCTTATGGTTATAAATAAGGACAAAAGACAGATTTATTATGAACAAAGAACAATTAAAATATTATGGCATGGTCCCGTTGAATGAAATGGCCTACGAAAGAGGAGACCTCAAAGATAAATGGAGAGCCGATTTTGAACAGATTACAATAAACTGGTGTCTTGTTTACATAGCACAGAACAACCAAAAATACCAAAGACTGGAAAATCACTGGAAATCAGAATTGAGTGGACATCTAAAAAGTGCCAACAAAAAGAGAATCAAAAAAGCCAATTCTATGTCAAGCAGAATCAAACTTTTACGAGATTCACTTCTTTATGATGGCATGGACCTTAACAGGCATGATGTGATAAATTCTACTATCAGTGAAAAATTCATAAAAGAAAAAATCAAGACATCAGGCAAACTGTATAGAAATTGTATATCTTCTTTTTCACAAGAAATACCGAACCTTATTGTTTTGATAGCAACAGGTGATGCAAAGGAAATAGAAAAATACGTAGAAGATTTGTATCTGACGGAGAACGAATAACCCTATCATACCTCCCCAAACTTTCAAACCAGCCTAAATCTTTGATTTGGGCTGGTTTGTTATGTTATCAAACCTTGAAAAATACTCATTATGAAAGAAACAAAACAGTATCTGAGTTTAGAAGAATATAATCTCTACAGAGAAAAAATATTCAACGATGACCCTTCTAAACAAGAATGGAAGACTATCGCGGAACGAGATGAAATGCGAAAGAAGCTCCATGAAATGTACAAACGTTTGATGCCGGAAGTAGGGATGCCTGCTACTGCGATTTACTTTTCCGACCGTCGGGCCAAAACAGTATCTGAGGTGATAACACCTAACAAAATAGTTGTGAGAGAAAACTGTACAGAATGTATTGACTATTTCAAAGGTTCTTACAAGATTCTCGATGAGTTGTCTGATATGCCCGAAATAACATTCTCGCGTAGGAAATCAGGTAATTGGGTTGAAATCGGACAACCTGACAAAAATGGCTCTGTGTATCTTGTTTTAGGTTATCGGACACATTACATTGACCCTAGTTTTTAGAAATAAACCTTAAAAAATACTCATTATGAAAATCAACAACAAATTATTAGCAAAAAGCATCCAAGATGTTTTACAGGAGACAGCAGGTTCTGGTATTCCTTCCTGCTTGATGAATGATTTAGATTCAATCACTGACCCATTCTTGGAGGAAACCAAGTCGATTCAGGATTATTTCCGCCGTAGGGTTATTTGTCAATACGTCGTAGATTCTGTTCTTGAATTTCTCGCTGAGAATTATTACAATGACTCAGAAGATGGATTTGAGAACATTTGTGATGAGTCCACTGAAAACAACAGTTACTTATGGCCGATGATTAAGGACATGATTCAGAAAATCTTGAATGTTGAAATCGTGTACACAGACTTCTGTGCCATCATTGACCAAAGTTTTGAGAAGTTTCTCAAAATATGCCATGACAGCAAGGCTACGAGTTTTTTCAACAATGAAATGGTCACATACACTTATCAAATTTACGAAAAATGGAAGGATTCACAGAACAGCAAGTCTCCGACAGCAAAGTAAGTGTTTTGGAGACTACCAAAGAATGTCCAAGGGTTCTGAATCACGACAGAATCAATAAATCTTTGGAAAACGCAAAAATAAGACTTATGACCGAAGTCTACAGCGGCGGAGAAAGTCTCAATCATTGGATTGCAAGGATTTTCCTTGAATGTTACACTTACCACACACTTGAGGTCGCCAACATTTCCGATATTTTCCCGCTTTCAACTGGAAGTTATGTTTTTCAGAGACTTTCGGAGGAAATTTGCGACTACAGTTATTGCGAACTTATTCAGATGTTTGTGAACTTAGAAAAAGTCGTCATGGAACTTCTGAAGTATTATAACGAAAATTCTTTGTTTAAGGATTAAGTTCAAAATCGCTCAAAATCTTCGATTCAGAACTCGGAAAAATCGCCGAAAACAAAAAATCGCCCGTTTTCAGTACTTTTTGGCTGAAAACGGGTGATTTTTATGTATCAGATAAATTACACACCGGCAAATTTATGTGTTTACCTGAGCCATTAGACCTAATGCAAGGGGGTAGTGTTGGTTTTAAGTTTCAGAAGCAAAAATGCCGGTGTGTCGGGTTCTGATGCGGTACCTCCACTTATATACATCAAACACACCGGTTTATGCCTTATATGAAACTTAACACACCGGCAAATTTCCGCTCTGTATTGGCTCATTAAGCCTATTGTGAAGGATTATGTTATATTGGGATTTATGAAAGTTTTTTGCCGGTGTGTTTGGTTGTAGTACTTATATGCACCGGTGTGTTATGTTCCGTAAGTGCTTGGACATCAACCAGTTCCAATATGTGCCCTGCCGGTGGGTTTTATGTGGGATTTGGACAAAAAGAAACCTGTACCCCGAAGGGCACAGGTTCTCAGAATATGAAATGCAAAACATGGTCAACCAAGGACATTTGGTTCCTTAGGCGCTTTGCCAAAAGTTTCCAAAATGTGTTGTTGAAAAAGATACTCAAAATTTTCTATGCGGCGCTGGCAGTAGAAAAGCAGATTCTGAAGGGCAGTTTTGTAGTCCTTTTTGAGGCAGTATTCCACGAAATTAATCATAAAGGACTCATCGTCAAAGTTGGCATACACCGGCTCGAAGTCGATTTTTTCGGTCCTTGAAATAAGCAGGCATAAAGCGTCTTTTAATGGCTGAGAAAATTCCTCCCCTTCGGGTTTGAAATGTGACTCATAGTAAGCCGCAGACATACAAACTATAACATAATTCGAGAATGATTCCTCGGATGAATTGAGGTACCCGTACACCGCACGGATGGCCTCCAAGTTAGCTTTGGTAATAATCATAGTACTTAAGTTTGATTTTCTATTAGTATAAACCAAGAAAGCACCAGTTTTTAGGCTGTACCAAAAGATTACCCACCGGCCATATATGCGAAAACCCACCGGTTAATTCCTTGTTGTGGTTGTAGTATCAAGACAATACTCAAGGCACAGTATTGAATTTGAGGAAATTTGAGTTTTTCACCGGTGGGATTGGTTGTTGCTATTCATAGTACCGGTGTGTTATGTTGTATGTTCTCCTGTATAGTGCTGTAGGACTGGGATTGGGTAGCCGGTGGGTAGTGTTCTGTAATCCCAATTTCTTACACACCGGTAAACTCTAAAAAATGGCAAAAGAAAAACAGTCCCTTGCGGGACTGTTTTTCCGAGAAGTCGGAGGAGTTAAAACTCCTCGATGACGTTCTTCGACTCGGTCGAGTTTTCCAACAGGGCGGCCTTGAGTTCGTTGCGGTCCGTGATGGTCTGCTTGAGTTCGACGAACTTCTTGACACTGATGACTCGGATTTGACCGTCGATGCGAATCTGCTGCGTGACCTCCTTGCCAGCGACTGACTCGCGGGGCTTCATGTAGTTGAAAGCGTAGTTGAGTCGGGAAACTGCGGCTTGGATTGCTGCAAACTTGTCGTACTCGGGACGAAGGACGTTTTGCTCGTAGTCCGCTTGGGTCTTGCCTGCCTTGGTTGCTTCCTCCGCAATCATCGCGCGGACTTGCTTCCAAGTTTCGCGGTCGTTCCAAAACTTGCCGATTGCAATAATCAGCGGATTGACGCCCAACTCAAGGAGGGTTTGAAGTCCCTTTTGAATCTCGGGTTCCTTCTCGGGGTCGTAATTGGAGTAAGTGTTCTTCTCCTTGATGACCAATTCACGCTTGACGATTTCTTCGATGGTCACTGCGTTGTTGCTGTTCTCAGCTTCGAGGCCTTGGGCCTGCTTTTCATTTTTCTTTGCCATAATGCTTAAAGATTTGAAAGGTTATTGAATAATGTTTATTGAAAGGATTTTTGTTTCACTTTCGATTATTAAAACCAAGTTTTTATTTGAAGTTAGGCTAAACTTGAAATTTTTATTTTATTTTTTCAAGTACCTTTGCTCAAGTTATTTACTTGAATTGTATTTATATAAACCAAGAAGACCTCCAAACTTAGGCAAAACTTCACATCTTTACCCACCGGAAGTAAAAATTTATATAGCTTACCCACCGGCAATATATAATCATAATTCAAATATCGAAGCTAGTTCATTTGGTTAATACTTTTGATTTGGTTAATTGTTGTATTTTTACCGGTGGGTCGTGTTTTAGTTGATTAATTTGCCGGTGTGCTTCATTGTTTAAGTCCTTTGCTTTTCTTCATCTTTCAGATTTTTGCCATGTTGACCCACCGGTTTGTTTTTATATCAAATCACACACCGGCAAAAATCCAAATATATCAAAACCTCCTTGACAAATACCTTGTTAATTTTCAAATATTGTGCTCATGATTGTTTTTCACCGGTGTGTTGAGTTCATACAAAATGCACCGGTGAGTCATGTTATTAGGGGTGGTGTTCCGGTGGGTAATCTTAAAATTTAGCCTAAGAATGTCCGTTTTTGTGGTTATTATAATTGAACTTAAAAACGAAGTGCAATGAGAATCAATAACCTATTACCGACCGAGGATTTACAGGCATACCTCGAGGCACAAAAACAACTCTTCGACAGGGTTACCGTTGTCTCTAATGTGTCAAGAGGAATCCTTTCGGAGGTAGTCTTAATCTGTAAATAAAATGAGTCCTACTGAAACACTGGAGAAGTATTTTCCGGCGGCTGCTGTTCCGAAGATACTCAACACAATCCAAAGGGAGGGAATCAAAATCAAATTCCTTCCCGCAAAAAAGTCATTCGTTGGCCGCTACGAGTGCAAGCGAGATGAGTTTTCCGTTCCCGTCATCAAAATCTGTGACCTCGGAGGAAAGTGGAATCATCTGTTTACTTTTGTCCACGAACTTGCTCACCATTTTGTCTGGCAAAAAACCAAAATAAATCACGGGCACGATGAGGAATGGCAAAACTGCTTCCAAAAAATCATAGATGAATGGCTGGACTTTTTCCCGAAAGAAATCGGTGACAAAATTTTCGATGAGTTTATGATGAGTCATATTTCTGCTTCGGGTATCGAGGTGCAAGCTGTTTTGGATAAATACGATTTTCCTGACAGAAAGACCGAAAACCGTGTTTTTGATGATGGATTGGTGACTGTTGCATCTCTGCCTGTTGGAGCACATTTTGAATGTAATGGCAGACGCTTCGAAAAATCTTACTTAATGAGGAAGAATTTTGTCTGTTATCATCTGCCTAACAGAATTAAATGGCGTTTCGGACCTAATTGCAGGGTACGAAAAATCGACTAATCGGAAAATAGCCTAAAAACAGGTCCTCGGACCTGTTTTTTTATGCTTTCGCCGAAAATCAACACACCGGCAAAATCATAAAACCTTGATTTTCAACGATTTAGCTCCGAAACAAGCAAACCCACCGGTTTTTGTGTTATACACAACTTTACACACCGGTGAAAAACTCAAAAATCATTGATTTAAGTGATATACCAAGGTATATGTCTTATATGAGGCTTTTTCAAAGAAATTTACCGGTGTGATAAGTGCTGAAATGGCTGTAAATGGTTGATTCTCAAGGTTTTATGTGAAATTTCAAGCAAACACACCGGTATTTTATGTGAGGCATTGTGACACACCGGCAAATAAGTGTGATTTCTTTGTATATGGACTGATGCCTTGATATAGGGCTTATATGGGCATTTTTCAAGGTATTTTGCCGGTGTGTTATGTGCATGGCAACAAAAAACAGGCAGCCAAAATCCGCACTCTGACTGCCTGACGAAAAAATACTGATTATGATAGCAAAAATTAAGTTTCTGAACTTGTGACTCCGCTGGGACTCGAACCCAGGACCCCCGCATTAAAAGTGCGATGCTCTACCAACTGAGCTACGGAGCCGCCGATTATCGGACTTCTACTGTTTTCAATTCTTTCTGACTAAGATTCAGATAATACAGATTTTTCTTGGCTCTGGTTATCGCCACATATTTCAAATTATATTCTTGGTCAATTTCCCACTGTTTCTGGTCTTTTCTGAGCAGTGGTAAACAGTCAGGAAGCAGTATAAAAACATTATCTGCTTCTAGACCTTTGGCCTTGTGAACTGTTGAAAGTGTTATGGCGTTGCCATTGCGAGTATCTGAGAATAATGTGTTCAGTCTATTTATGACCTCTTCAACTTTTGTACAATTTTCGGAAACTGCTTCTATACATGCTATTTTGTCTTGGACGGTAACATACAGGCTGTTGTACTCAATATCTGCATCTTTGACTCCTTGCTTTTTCAGCTTTTTCACGACTTTATCCAATTCCTTCTGAAGCTTCCCAAGCATGGTTTCTACTTTTTTGGTCTTTGTTCTGTTTACCATTGCTTTAAGACCTTCAGCGATATCTGTACCTTTCACTTGTGCTGATAAACCGTTGGCAATCAGTCGCAAGCAAACAGAAACCAAAGGTGCTGATTTTCTGCAAAGAAGCATGTCTCCTGGTTGCACCATTTTTAGGTCTCTGACGTCTTGATGCACACAGCCATCTACCTGACCCTCAAAGGCCTCGATGTAAGGCACAATTTCCTGAGCATGTTTGATAATTTCTTTTCCACAACGGTAGCAGACTGACAGCGGAAATTCGTGACCAGCAATCTTAATCAGATTATTAAAACTCTCAATGTCAGAGCCTGCAAACCCGTTTATGCACTGCATTTTATCACCAACCGCAATGAATCTGCCTCCTGGTTTTATAGATGCAAGCATCAGTTCCCTTTGTGCTTTGGAAAGGTCTTGAGCCTCATCTACAAAAACCGTGTCGTATTTCGGTAGATACTTCTGTAAAGATTTTTTCAGCGGAAGAGTAATCATATCCGTGAAGTCAATTACATCTGTTAGAGTATAAACCAAACCGAGAGTATCATTCACGATTCTCAGTTGTGTCTCATCAACATCAAAATTGTGGTGCTCAGCAAGTTCTGATAATTGAGTCATCATGCCTGTGTCATCCCTTCTGATGAAATTAATCCTCGCGAGATTCAGCAACTGAACACATTCTCTGATATATGAGTTCATCTCAGCATCAGAATCGAAATCATCACTGCTGAAGTATAACTGAGCCTTGTCGGTGATATAATTCTCCCACTTTCTGTCATCAAGCCTGCACTTATAACCAAGTTTTTTCTGAATGGCTCTGAAACCGTGGGAATGTAATGTCTTACACTCAACACCCGTTCCCTGCATCTTGGCGGCTAACTCTTGGGCTATGCTTTTGTTAAAAGCAAGAAATAAGACCGAGCCGTATTCCACTGCTATCTTAGAGGCTTCGACTATTGTTGTCGACTTTCCGCTGCCTGCCACGGCATTGATAACCGCAGATTCTCTGCTGTTTTTGACGAAGTCGAATACCGCCTTCTGATATTTGCTCCATTCTCTTGTCATGATTCTACTTATTTAAGACCGCAAATATCTTTCAGTTCTTTCTTGATTCTACGGGCATCCTCACCTTTCCAACCTGATGCGTTGGCTAAGAAGTACAGGACAATGGACTTACCATCATCGAAGAAGTAATTATCCTCGATGGTGTCGAGTGTCAGCATAGCCTCTAAGTAAGGCTCTGCGTACGGAGAAACTTTGCTCCAAGTTTTCTGAATCTCAGCCGCGATTGTGCGGATTAATCGTGGGCTGTTGTTTTCTGATTTGCTATTCATAGTTCAGTATTTTTATAAGGTTTGTATGTACATAAACCAATGCGGAGTTTTGGTTTAGGTAGATTGGCAAAATCAGAAATGTTCTCGTACCCTGTCTTCCAAGTTATCAACGAAATTATCCAAAATGTCATCATCACTTTCTACGACAACATTAATCAGATTATCCAAGTCTTTCTGAAACACAGATATAACATACACCAAATCACTTTCTTTGAAATTAGGATACTCCGAACTGAATTTTTTCCTTATTATTTTCAGAATTTTTGATATTTTCGAGGACTTATTGTATCCTAAATCACTTATCCATAACTCATCAGCGAGTTTTTTACGGGACTTTCTACTGTTGTTGTTTTTTATATCAGCCTCCATAGATTTTCTGATGTGTTCTTTCAACTCTGATTTCCAATGATTTATGTTTATCTTGTCTATGCCCTCTCTGTAAAAAGCAGCGTATGCTATTAAGCACCAGTTTCTTATTATTTCAAAACTGTTCTGATACCAAACCAATTTGACAAAATCTCTGTTGAAAGACATCTCGTTCAGATTGTCGTATTCCAACTCTTCACCAGTCATATACCGGTATAATTCGTGCATTTCTTTTGACATATATCAGTATTTTTATTTTGGGTATCTATTCCTCAATCAAACTCAGAAACTCGTTCCAACCTTCGGGATTTTCCCGTATGTTGAAAATGTCATCGGGGAGTTCAAACCATATATCGTTGAGTTTGTTCGATAACTCGACTTCTTTGCTATCGTTGGCCAGTTGCTTAAGATAATCAACGGTTTTCTGACCAAACCATCTTTCAATGAACCATTGAAATTTTGGTAACAGTTCCAAAAATCTTTGACACATATTCAGACCTCCTCTGGTATTTCGTTCAGAACATTTGAGGCTCTGACTACATTAATGATGTCGGTGGTGTATCCTATGATGCCTTCCCATTCCAGGTAAGCATCAACGAGACCGAAACAGTCTTTTTTCTGAAGTTCTTCTTCTTTGAACTGGCCGTCACTTTCACGAACCAGGTAATCAATGATGTCTTGCTTGGTTTTCATTGCTATAAGATTTAGTTGTTAAACTCAGTAATTATAACCAAGTGAGGTCTTTGTTTTAGGCTGGTGAATCCGATTTTTATTTCAGATGAAAGCATAAAAATAGCCGAGAACTACGCCCTCGGCTGTGGCTTGAGACTGGCACCTATCTTAGGCGGCAGCTCTCATTTCATAGTTGTTGCCAGTTATGGCGGTACTTCGTCTCGTCGAACAACTCATCTGCTGTCAAAACCAGTCACCCCCGATTCGGCGGCCGAAGCCGCCTGTACAACTACGCTTCACTGTGGCTTAATCAGTGAGTGGAGGTGGAGGGAATCGAACCCTCGTCCAAACAGACTCATTCATCGAGTCATTGACTCTGTACTGTGGAGAGTGTGGGACTCGAACCCACGACCTACGGCTTGCAAAGCCGCCGCTCTACCAACTGAGCTAAAACCCCGTTTCTGAAAAATGTCTCACATGGTAATCATCGGGATGAAGATTTCTGTATAATACATTTTTCGATGTTATTTTGTTACATTTGGCACAACGCCAAACAGCTATAATGTTATAACGCAGTGCCCAACCATGATGCTTTACTCTGACGTAGTGTTCCTGAAGAATGGTTTGACAGGTAACGTCGTCTTCGTGTTTACAGAAAAGTGACAACATGGATTATATATCATATTATCCAACCATGCTTGATTGGCTGTATATGGAGTTGGTTGAAAAATCATAACTCGTCTGGTCCTAACCATTCAATCATTTCTGCATACGAATTAAGTAATCCACTTTTGCAGTTAATGACGTAAAACTGATAAGTTAACCCTGGTATCGTAACCGCTATAAAGTACTCGGTCATGGTATCATCAGAAAACGGGTCTTTGAACTCCCGAAGCACTGGATACGTATGAACAGTCATTGGAGAACCTTGTTTCAGAGTTTTCTTGACATAGGCTTCATCCAACGGAGGCAGTTCATTGCCGTTCAAATCGTGAGCGAAGGATGTATCGTAACACCAAACCGTATCACCGATTTCTTTGATAGTGTCAGGTACTGAAAAATGAGGTTCTCTAGTCATTACGTAATCTTCTGTTAGAATATTTACACCTCTCCAAGTCAGCAAGCATTTCCTCGTGAGTACGGAAAGTGCTGTACTTGCTGTTGATGACAAATAACTTTGTTCCCGTGGAAACCATCTGAACCTCGATGAAATACTCGCAGATATCGAATCTTTCGTCAGAAACGAAGCTATGTTCTACAGGATAAGAAAGAACCTTCATCGCCGAACCTGCTTTCAGGTGATTCTTGATGGTTGTGCACTCCGTAGGAGTTAATTCACGTATTTTCCCATTCACGATTTCGTGAGCGAAAGATAAATCATATCTGAATATTTCTTCCCCGATTTCTCTGAGATTATCGGAGACAGAGTATTTGTGCTTAGTCTCCATAACTTCTGAGATTTGATGGGTTGTTGTACTTCTTTGCACTGTGTTGCAACTTACAAGAAGTGAGGCTGCAACCATAAACAGAATTAAGATGTTTCTTATACTTTTCATTGCAAGTCAGATTTTGTTGGGGGGGGGTCTTTTGTCCTGTGATGCAAGCCATGAACAGTGACATTGCAATCAAAATCATAATGTTTCTGATAGTTTTCATGACTTCAAGATTTACTCGGTAACCTCCACGAAATGAGAGTTAAACTCACCTGCCTCGTTCTGGCAGATGGACTTGCCGTTGAAAATCGGACACTTGTGATTGAACACACATTCAGAGCAGGAATCAGTGTTCCCGTCGTCTTGGACTTTTTTGAGCTTCAGTCCGAAAAGCACTATTGAATTTTCTTCCATGGTGTAAGATTTTAGAGGTTAAGTTCTGTGGAACCTAGTGGACTCGAACCACCTTTACCGGATTTTCAGTCCGGCGCATAGACCATCTCTGCCAAAGTTCCGCCGTTTATATTTACCATTCAACTTTTTTACTGACTTTTGGGCTCAGAGTCCCAGTATAATAAGTTGTCTGTAAAACATGTCTATCCAATTTGGAATCATAAACTTCTCCAAGTGTCGCACACTCAGGTACCACGAACTCAAACGCAACAACCTTATCTATAATGTCTTTAGGACACTGATAAATCGCTTCATCCACTGATGGTTTTATGAATCCATGATAACCACCAGTTTTATGGTAAGTGGTGACTGTTGCTACTGGTGTAAGACCCTCAGCCTTACAGATGTATGATGGGCTGAATCTGCAACTTTGGTTATGAATTTTCAATCGACGAATCCACCAAAGAGTTCCCTTAGGACGTCTCATTACAGGACACATACGCTTGGCAACTTCGATAATTTCTTCGGGAGACATAGAAGATTCTATGGCAATCAGTTCTTCCTTGGTCATAATTATTATTTAATTTTTCAGTGATTTGTTGGTGTTTCCTTTACACAACAAGCAATCGGATTTGTTGAATGAAATACAACAACCACCGCGATTGCGTTTACATGTAAGTTCAGGACAGAATTTCATATCAATAATGATTAGAAACTTTTGATGATGTTCGTAGGCAACGGATAATTGTTACTTACTCTAAGACACTCACTCCATGAGCCTGTGTAGACGACTTCGCCACCTTTCTCTGGGCACACAACCATATAAGTATCCATGTTTCTGAGTTTTAAGGATTATTCTTCTGATTTTATATACATCATAACCAAACAAATGTTATGGATTAGGTTGGTTTGGAATTATTTTATGCTCTGACAACCCTAAAACAGTGTTACAGAAATGAGTTGTCGCGTACACTGGTTGGCCGCCCCAAAAAGAATTTCTTATCATATTTATTGCTACTCTAAATCTGTTTTCTATCTTTTTCTGTTCTTCAGGTGTATGACCCTCTTTCATTTTATCAAGGGTCTGTTGCTCGTATTCTGATAGTTGTATCATGATTTCTTTTTATTATGCCCGTAAAGTACCGAACTAACTATCGGACATTTCGAGTATTTGCAGCTATCCTCGGTTTTGCGACACATTACCTGTTGATGTGTTATCTTCGATTTCGGGTCGCTCTGCACGGTTTTGAAATACTGATGTCCGCAGTTGGGAGAGTTCTGATTGAACTTCTTGATTCTTTCCTTGTTCTGATATTTTTTGAGGCCTTCGTTCATGACTCATTTGTTGGGTGAATCAGTCAAACGCAGCGTGGCTCTCACCAAGAAGTCAAATTCGCTGACTTCAACCCTCGGATGGGCCTCGTTTTTCTGCTTTTCAAGCATGTTAATAGCTATACCAGCAGCAATCAGAGCATCACCATGACAGCGATATTCTTGTCTTTCAACGTAACCTGCTTCTGCTGGTTTGTTATCACCGAAGTTAAGATACCAGCCACTTTTGTTCTTACGGTAACAGGATGGCTTTTCAATGATTGTGACATCAAATTCTTTCTGGTCCATAGTATTCGGTTTTTTAGCAATCACGGTAATCTTTAGCACCAACGTGAGTGATTTCCTCTGTTACGATGGTGTCAATTATGTAATTATATGAAGAAACAGGTGTCACCAATTCTTCGGTTTCAGTGAGTATGTCAGTGAAACATTCCTGAAATTCTGGGTCTGCTTCGTACAGGTAATTGACAACCTTGTAGATAACTTCTCTGTCGAAATCACAGAAAGTTGGTTTATTGAACGATTTGGGTACCTCTATTCTGTGCAGTTGAACTGAACCACCGTTATGAAGTACATACATCGCTCTGTCATACACATCTCTGTTAAGCACCGATTTGTTTGCTTCTTCAATCAGTAAATCAGAGCCAGCGTACGTAACATTATACATGTTATTGTGTCGGATGGATGCTTCCAAGACAGTGTATATCATTTCAAAGGAAAGTTCAGTTTCTTCAACACTCTGATTCTGTAACTTTTCTCTGATGAGATATTTGTCTGGTGCTGAATTTTGAGTCAACAACAAACAAGCAGTTGATTCATTGTAAGGAATTATCTGTTTTACGTGTTGGTTTTCACTGACAACAAACTGCATAAGCGAAGGTTTGTCATCAGCATCCTTGACAGTCATACAACCACCGTAGAATGACACATTCCAAAGTTCACCGTCATTGTTCCTGTACAGAACTTTATCGAAGATTTCACCTGAGTAAGTAATCATTTTTCTGTGTTTTTAAGGTTTTCGGAATCCATTTGTTCTTTCAGTTGTTTCAGTAACGGATTATCTCCGAGGGAATTAGTAGAGGTAAGAACAACATTTTGCGTATGGCGTTCTTTTTCCCAATCTCTTCTGCGTTGGATGCGTGCCTCGCGCTCCTCGCTCTGATGTTCTTTCATGGCGTCGAGTTGCAGACCTGTATGGAGCTGAATGACTCTTTGTCTCACGATTTGTGCTATTTGGACAACATTCATTCCTGTGAGTTTCTCCAGTTCTTGAAGTTCAGTGCCCAAACCCATCATGTGCATGAGTTCTTCGTCAGCAGTTACCTTGGCTTCAGTGCCCTGCATCTTAGCATAACCACCGCTCATAACGAAGTGCACAACAGCGTTGTTTATGTGCTCTTCAACGAGGTCTAATTTTTTCTGATGTTCGTCGGTAGGTTCTGCAAACATCGGGTTGTCAGCACAGACTTGAAAGATTTTATTAAACTCTTCCCAAGTTGTCTTCTTTACACCGATTTCGCCTTTGAAGTCAAGCATCAATCCATCCTTAGATTTGTGGATGATTCTGACTCTCAGTTTTTTGCGTGTTGTTTGATTTTCCATTGCGTAATTGTTGTTTGAAAGGTTTTGAACTTGTCTATAAAAACTGGATTTATTCTTAAAATTAGGCTGTTAAATAAAAATCCCCTGCCATGTTTCTGAGCACAACAGGGGATTTTTCCATAACCAATAAACTGTTTTATCTACGAATTAATGAATAAAGTAGCAGTCTTACTTAAATAATCAGAATGGTCAGGTCTGAGTAGAACTCATTCGTAAATTCGATGGTCACTCTGCCAGTGGTCTTACGTACGATTGGGTATATGATTTCTCCCGAAGATTTGTCATAAACTTGGACAATCAGAGGAGTAGTATCCCACTCAGGTTTGTCAGGATAAGTCACCAAAAGACTTCTGTCAGATTCCTTGGTAACGGCATATTTTCCTTGAATGGATTCATAACCGATATCCACGGTATAGACGAAATTCAGTTTAATCTTGAACTCCTGGATTCTCTCCATGATAGATTCTATAATTTGCTGAATTATAGAATCATCAAGCAGACTTGAGATGTCTCCCAAGAATGTATCAAGGAAAAGTTTCAGATTTTTCCAGTTTTCGTCCAACAGAAGAAAATTGGACAAGGTGGATTTTAATTTATCCACCTCGTTAAATTCAGGTACGTGGATTTGTTGACTCATGACAAGATTTCCTTCTTGGCTTCGTTATTGACCATACCAGCCTGTGAGTTAAAATATCTGGCGTAAGCAGATTTCAGTCTTGACTTGTCGCCAGCGGATAACGAAACTTTCTGATTCTTCAGGAAAGCGTTGATGCTGTCGATGAATGAATCGAAGTTCGGGGTATTACGGTAATGCCAATCAAGGCATAACTTCATATCAAGGCCTAGGCCTAAAGCACCCATGATGACTCCACAGTCTAACACAAACTGATTGGATTTGTGTTTGTAGATGCTCTCCAACGATTTGATGTCAATGCCTCGTTTCTGGCTTTCGTTCAAAATGTCCATGTCTATGAAATTTTACGGTTCAAAAATCTTTGTTTCTTTTGTGATGAAGTTTGTGTATGTGTAAGGTTTACCGTAATTCCGAGTTTGCTCGAGTCTTTCAAGGAGTTCGTCCTCGAAATAATATCTACCACCACCAGCTTTGTCGGCCCTGACAATGTTAGATTCAAAATCTCTAACTTCCTTGACCATCAACAGTGTCAGATTTTCTAACAGATAGAAGATGCCACGAAGCTGTTTGTTTTCTTTGCTGTAGAGATATTTAAGATAATTTGAAAGGATTTTTACGCTCTTTTTCAGTTTTGGATTGACCTTCCCAACTTCCTCAAGTTTCTTAAAGATGTTGGCAGGGCCTGAGAACTTCACATTCACTGTTGATTGAGGAACATTCAGGTCAACAGCGATGTCTTTCTGCTCCCAATACCACTTACTCTGTGGTTTATGTTTGTTTTCAACAAATCCCATCAATCTGTCTAAGACGAGGGCGTCGGCAGCAGCGAAGATTCTCAGACCAGTTTCTGTTTGTGTGTTCAGAATCTCAAGATAGTCACGACAGGCATCATCCAAAGCGTTCTTGGCTCTGTTGTTTTCATACACCTGTTCCGTGTCGTAGTCAGACCTGAGTTCAAACACTTTCTTACCCTCATCGTCCTCTTCATCAGCCCTGACAATCGTAGCATTTCCGCCAAATAACGGAGTCTCTCCATTGTTGAGCTTGAACATTGCGAAAGCGGTCTTCCATTCTTCTTCAGACCAAACTGCTGATTCAGGATTCAGAACCATTGTGTTGTTTCTGAATTTCTGATATTCGCGGTTCTCCAAAGTGGATAAGTTCATTGCTGTCGAATCTCCCATAACGCCTCCCTTCTTAAGACCTGCGGCGTACTTCTTAAGGTATAAACCTAAACCACTGCCAATGTAGGCGGGGAAGGAAATGTGTCTATCGGGATTTTTCTTACAGAACTCAAGGTAGTCTTCCACCTTAAGATTGCAGAATAACATACCTTGTTGAACTATATCGTCGATATAATCTTTGGCGTTCATGGTGTTCGCGATGGAGATTGCCAACGCAATAACCGTTTGTGCCTGAGAAGACATAATCAAAGCAGCGGATTTCTTGGGGTCGTTGCCGTAGTGGGTAACTGCAACATCTGATGCTGTAGTACCGTAAGCGCTGGAAGCCATTGCTTTCTTTTCTAAAATGGTCAGTTCCTTTTCCTTTTCAAGGCTTTCGCGCTTATCGATGAGTTTGTAATCATTGGCTATCAGAGCCTTTTTGATTTTGTACTCTGTCATATTGTAGATTTCAAAAACATCCAATCCCGTCAATGACGAGATATAATACAGAATGTTAGTGAATTTCTCAATCGGGTCTGTGATGCTTGGGTCAAACACATCATAGAATTTGCCGTACATCTTCGGGAAATCCGAGACATAGGTTTCATCGTAGATGGGCATATAACCCTTGAGTTCGTGATAGAGCTTCATCAGTGATGAAGGCTTGTAAGCGGTGATTTCCTCGGACAGAGCCTTGATGGTCTCTGACATCTCACGACTCTTTTCCCTATATTCAGAACTTGCTTTGAGTTCCTTACCAACTACGACGGGGCTCTTCAACGCGTTTTCAAAGATTTTAATCACCTCTTCGAGGTTTTGAAGTTCCTCATCAAACTTCGGATTGTTGGGATAAAATCTCTTATGTTCGCGGATAATCTTGATTTGAGCCTTGGCTGTCTTGTATGCGTCAATGTCACCAACCAATCTGAAAAGGGTCTTTTTGCTGAGTTCGTTCAAGAACTTTACATTACCCTTAGTCAGCTCAAATTTATCTTCCTCTTTTTCCTGAGTTCCTGACTTGCCCAAGGTTTTCAGTTCCTGATGGACTGCTGCTTGATAAGCGTTCTTGGCTTCTGCGTACTGCTGACCTACATTGACTACATCATCGAAATCAATGATTTTCATCACTTGTGCTTCATTCAAAGTATGAAGCGTGAGCGGGTCAGTACCAGTTTCGCGAGACACAAAGAATAGTACATCTTCGTAAGGGTTGGATGACTCATTTAGGGATTCAGTCGACAGATACCTGTCAATGTCGACTACGTAATTTGGGTACTGCTTTCTGAGCCCAAACATACGCTTTACTGCATCTTTTAATTCCATAAGTGTAAGGTTTAATTTTGTAAGTGTGTTGTAAGGTAAATGTGACCACCAGCACCAAAAAGCACTGATTGGTTTTAGCGGGCGTAAGGCAAACGAAATACCAACAGCTGTGTTATCTGCTGCTCGTCTTGAAACGAGACGCCCTGATAAACACTTACACTATATATGGAATTGAATTTTTATGTTAATTGCTATCATACTACTCAGATTTTTTCTTAATTGGTTTTTTGTAATTTTAGATTGAAACACTTATAATTACTGATAAAGGTTCAAAATTTAGGCTGATGAAAAAGAAAACCCCACTCCGATTTCTCGGGGCGGGGTTTTCTATAATCACGACCTGAGTTCGATTTAGAACTCCTCGATGCTGTTGGCCTTCTTGGTGTCGGCGTGCTCGAGCAAGAGCTTGCGGCGCTCGTCCTTGGGAAGTTCGCGGATGCTTTCCATGTACTTCTTGTTGACGGTGTAGACCTCGCCGTTGATGCTGACCTCGACCATCTTGTCCTTCGGGATGTAGGTGCGACGGCTGTTGTAGCTGACGATGTTGCCAACGATGGCCATCAGCTTGGTGATGCCGGCGAAACGGTTGTGTTCGTTGATGAACTCTTCGGATTCCAAGTAGTCCTTCAGCTTGCCATCGAAGCTGTCGACCAGGGCCTTGCGGTTCTCGTCTTTCACGGTCTTGTCTTCGGCGTACCAGTTGGGAGCAGCGGCGAGCAGTTTTGCGTAGTTCTCACTCACGCCCATTTCCTTCAGGGTTTCGATGCCGGCCTTGACTTGTTCAATCTCTTCGGCGGTCATGGGTTTGCGTTCCCATCTTTTCTTTTCTTCTTTGTTCTCAGCGGTCTCTTCGACCAGGTTTTCTAATTCTTTCGACATTTTTGTGATGTTTTAGAAAGTTGTTAATAATTATGTGAATTGTGTCCCAATAAGTTTCTATGTATTATAACCTCGATACCTAGCTAACATTCAACCAACGGTCTGTACATTGCAATGATTGCCGGTTTCACTTTTTCGGGGTCCTTCTTCAGTGCCTCGTAATCCTTCTGTGATATTTGGTAGAGTTTTCCGTATATGGAAACATTTTGGAATTTTCCTGTTTTCTTTTCCTTTCTGATTTCTTTCCTGCGTTGCTTGATTGACTTTTGGATGCGTTGCTCCAAAAGGAAATATTGTTCAGGAGTCATCAAATCCCATTGGGTTTCTGATAAATCTATAACAACATCTTCAATGACAGGTTTTATCTCAGGTGTTCCCATATACTTCGTTCTGATTGCGGATTAGGGGTGAACCGTGATGTCCACCCCGACCGACCTACCTTACACCATTTTGGAATTTTCTAATATGTATAACCAAATATAAATCCTCACTTAGGCTGTTTAGAATTTTTTCTTGAAATTTTCAATCTTTTTTATGCTAAGAAAAGTTAAACTTAAGCGAGGTTTCATTCAGTATGTTAATTTTCATCAAGCCTCAACCGTAATAAGGGCAAAGCAGACATTTGTTGCTGCAGCGGAAAGTTCTACCTGAAATAATCTTTACATCAGGTTCCCACCTATGATTGTTTTTGTAGGTGATTATTGGACCTCCCACATTATGTTTTTTATCAAACCATTCGTTTTTATATCCTAAGGCTGATAATTCCCTTGTGCCAATCGTTGCTTCCATACCGTCATCGACACAAATAATCGACTGATATCTGGCAAGCATCGCCTTGTATCTGGAATAAAAGTCAGGGGTTTTCTTGATGAACGGTAAAACCTTCATAATACCAGTTCTGTTCATTATCAGAGGATTAGCGATTATGGTTTTACCATTATCATCCTTATATCGTAACAGACAGAACCGTATGAAGCGTAATCTGATATTTTTGTATTCGGTGAAAGCCCGTAAAATCAGTTCTAATGTCTTAAGCCCGTTATCGTTCTGAATCACTGGGTCTACCACAACAAGTATTTGTCTTTGAGGAAAACCAGCATTTATCAGGTCTATAAGCTTGTTAAAGATATGCCTTACGGGTGGTATGTTAGGTTCTACAATGGTATTATTCAGACCAGAAATAAGTAGATGTAAAAAGACCCTATGCTTGTTTCTGACGAGCATTTGGTTAAATTCATCCGACAGATTTCTGGTTCTGATTATGTTGATTTCCTCAAGACAACTCTCGATATAACTACAGTTATGACTTGGGTCACCTGACTTCCAATATCCCACGATGGGTTTATGGTCAGGTATCAGATAATCTCTTACGATTCTCTGATATTCCCCAGTCCGAGGGTCGTATTCGGAAATTATCTCTTTCATGAAAGAACATCAAATTCACCAAAGAGCATTGGTTTATTAGTGTCACCACGAAGCTCGGAAACAATGATGGAGGTTTCATTCGGCAGAGCCATGGTAAGGTTGGTTTTAACCACAGAAGATTCCATGAAC